GGTTGGCTCACCGCGACTCGAGCACGCGCTTTATGAGGAGCGACATCACCGTGAGCTGAATAGCCGACGACACAAGCCGCGCGCGCACGCTCGTGGGCGCGATGTCTCCGTAACCCGTCGACGTCACCGTAAAGTTACTTGTCTACCATGGACTTTTTCTTCTCAGCATCGGACTGATTCATCATTTCCTCATAGGTGAGCCTTATGTCAAGGTAGTGTTGAAACGCCTTTGTGAACTTCTTCGTTGTCGGAGCGCTTACCGACTTTTGCTCCTTAACATCCGTTTGAGAATGCCCTATACGAGTTGGCTCGTAATCTTCCCCCGAATAGGGTTTCCCCATTGAAAAGGATCGAACAAAGCTCCTCGGTACGGCGCGAAACTTGAACAGTGCCTGCATTATTAGTGTGCTTGTATTTCTAGTGGGTAAGACTCTAACTGAAACTCGACGAGACACGGGCGGTGTTCGACGCCGGGCGAGCTCTCTAGTTGGGTGGTTTTGTGCAATTTTGAAGTGAAATTGGGAAGACTCGGGATGTTATTACACATTCATGAAGGCGCGCATATATGCCGACTTCTTGGCATACTCCTTGCAGTATACCTTGACGTCATCATGGGTTATGTCGCTTGCAGTCACTCCATACTTGCACAGGATCTTGACACACTCGACCATTTCCTTCACCTTCTTGCGCTCATCGTACCCGATACCAGTCAGAACGAGTTCGAGGATGCTGTAGCCGTTGCGCGCGTCATGGACGTTAGCCCCGAGCTTGATCATAGTCTCCATCAACTCGTGGCACCGAACCTCGGCCAAAACCATGAGTCCCGCGTTGATAATCCACGGGTCCTGAATGACGAAAAGACTCTTGAAGTCGACATTCATGTTGAGGGTTATCGTGTAGGCGCGCCAAAGAGCCTGGGCAGCCATGAACGGCGCATCGGGGTTGGGGTGATCACGTTCAGTGTTGTAGTAGTCGGCCGTCTTGCGAATACGCTCGAGATCCACCTTCTCTTCCGGTGTGATGTCGGTCGAGTTGATCCCCTTGCGCGTAGTCCATATGACCTGGCCCATCTCCCAGCGTCCAGGAGAGTACTTGACAATCTTGTACAGCTCAGAGCCTGTGATGTGGTTGCTCATGCGAACCAAGCAATTCGACCGAGAGACGTAATTGGGCTGATCAAACTTGAAGAGGGAGTAGTAGACTTCCGCCATTTGGTTGAGGGCGCTGAGACACGTGTTGACCTCTCCAAGTCGGGTGGGCTTATGTGGCCAGGAGATCACACGAATTTTGATCCACCTTTGAATTTTGCCACCTGATAAAGTCTGCAACCCCTTGTCAATCAAAATGATCAAGGCGCGGACTCTGAACCAGAAGCGGTACATCGAGCTCCTGTCGGGTCACGCCCCGGTCGTCGTCGGCACAGGACCCGCGGGAACGGGAAAGACCCTCCTCGCGTGCCAAGTGGGATCGAAGGCTCTGATCTCTGGCCAGGTTCAGCGACTGATCCTGACCCGTCCGGCTGTCAGCGTCGACGAGCAGCACGGATTTCTGCCAGGGAATTTGAACAAGAAGATGGAGCCGTGGACCCGCCCTATGTTCGACGCCCTGCACCGTTACTTTACACCGAAGAAGGTGAGCGAGATGATGTATGATCAAAAAATAGAGGTGTGCCCTTTGGCGTACATGCGTGGTCGAACTTTCGATAATGCATGGATCATCGGCGACGAGATGCAAAACTCCACACCGAGTCAGATGAAGATGTTGCTCACTCGAATCGGTGAAGGTTCGAAAATGGTGATTGCCGGTGACGGCGATCAACACGATCGTGGTTTCGACGGTAACGGCCTAGCGGATCTCGTGGAGCGCATCGATCCCGAGTCTGAGAACATCAAACATATGAAGTTTACTGATGACGACGTGGTTCGCGCCCAAGTCATCAAGGAGATTCTCAGGATGTACTGAATAGCCGACGAGACGAGCACGAACCGGTCGACGTGTGCGTCTAGAGAAGGTACAAACTCAAGTTAAAGGCACCTACACAGTTTAACTTAATGAACCCTGTTCAGGTTGACTTTTGCCACGGTGACCTCATCGCCAACCTCGTCAAGTGCCACAAGCCCAAGGATGTACTTGAGCTCGGCTTCGGGAGCGGCTTCACTGCGCGCAAGATCCAGGAGGCTCTGGACTATAACGAGTCCGGTCAACTGACCAACGAGTACGGACCTCCTGCCAAGTACACCATGGTCGACAACTGGCTCGATTGGCGCGAAAAAGGCGAGGCGCCCCCTGACCTTTCAGAGTTCAAGAATAACCGGACCACCATCGTCGTTTCGAACGAGCACGACTTTGTGTTTAGTGCCAAAACCAAATGGGACTTCATCTTCAGTGACGCGGACCATTTCAATACCGAAAAATGGTTCGAGTACGTGTTCGACAATCTCCTCAACGACAACGGGATCTTGATCTATCACGACGTGTGTGTCAAGGCGCCCGAGAATGGCGAGTTCTGGTTCCCGAACCTCAAGAAGATTCTGGACAAGACCCAGGAGCGAAACCTGAGCCACTTTCTATTTAACAAGGACTCGCTCGCCTCGGAGCGGTGCTACCGTGGGCTGCTTGTTATTTTCAAGAACAAATTAGTCGACGTCTAGCTCGCTTAGTAATTTGGATTCAAAATTACTGACCGAGTGAAGGATCTCACGGAGAATCTCAAGTTTATCGATTTCATCTGATATAGGAACAGTCATGCTCCGGATGTTCCGGACGCACTCGTTGATGCCCTTGAAGACGAGTGCGCTATTGACCGACATGGTTAGTTCGTGGTGCGGTTCGGGAGGCTTAACGCGGCCAAGACACGTTTCCATCTACTGACGGGGCTTGTAGGCCCGGCGCGGAATGCGCTTGGGGCGAATCTTCGAGGGCACGTTGGTGAGGTTCGTGATGAGCGAACCTTCCATGTAGCGTGCCTTGCGGCTGTATAGGCTCCCCTTCCCGTCGACCCGGAGGACATAGGCATCACGGGGAGTCAGGTAGAACGTGCGCACAAGGCGGTTGGCGTAGTCGGTGGCGACCCCCTTAAAGACCCGGGGACCGCGCGGCGCACGCGCCTTACGAGTCTTGCGCGGCGGGCTCACCGACACGACGGGCATGACGACGGCCCGCTTCACCTTCTTACCCTTGACGCGCGCCACATACGTGTAGCGGGTACCGGTCCACCGAAGTTCGGGAAGGTTCGTACGCGTGAGCGTGCGACCGCGGTTGTTCTTCAGTGCGCCACGGGCGATCATGTTTGCGAGGGCTGATGGGGACTGCATTTGTGCTGCTGTACAGTCTACATCGATTTTATTTGGGAGTCGCGGAAGACCCGGTACCACGAACGGAAGCCCTGGCACGACACGAGCCAGGCGGTCACCTGAGGATCGGGACGAGACACGCGCGGGCTGACGGGAAAGGGAAGGAAGGCGAGCACAAGGCACTTGGCGATGAACCAGTACATGCATATTACACGGGTCATATGTTTAAGCCCTCAAACTCTACAAGCAAGCGGCGGCGGCAAGTGGCGTGGGCTGGGTCTGAGATGGCCCGGCGCCACGTGCGCTGGATGACAGACGCAGACTGCTCGAGCTCTTCGAGTGGGTCCACAAGGTCCGTGACGATGACGACGTCGATAATATCGAAGATGTTGTCGCAGACCTTGTGCAAAAAGCGATCCGGGTCGCGCGGGTACGGGAGGTTCAAAGCGGCCCAGGCTGCGTTGACGACTGTGACCCTTGACATGTCGATCGCGTCCCAGGCTGAAGTGTCGCGGTACCGCTCGAAAAAGTCCTCGAAGCACCTGTTCACACACTCCACGAGCGCGTCGAGCGTCTCGGGACTTTGGTGGTCGTGCAGTTCCCAATAGTTCCGGTCTGTGTTGAGTATGAGCTGCATCCCGAAATCCTCTTGGAACTCGATCCGAAACTCGTGGAGTAGAGCGCGCGCCATCTTGTTTGAGTGACACGAGACCCGAACCCTTAGGTGACTGACACACGACACGTTTTCAGGACTCCTCCTCCTTCGCGTAGGAGGCCTGTGCCACCTTCAGGGCGTGAGCCCGGGCCACCTTCTCGGGCACCTTGCACAGGGCGTTCGCCTGGTCCAGAGTCGAAGCCAGGACCTCACGGAAGATTACGGTACCCTCGAGCTCCTCCTTGAGCTCGGTGTTGGCGTCCTTCAGGTCAGCCTTGAGGGCGTTCACGCGGTCAATGAGCTTCTGGATGGATGCCATGTTCTACAGAAGGAGCGCACGTGGTTTTTATCTGTGGGAAGAGCATGGATTCCACTTTCCTCGGTAAGCGAGGTCCAAATAATGGAGTTTTGAACAACGCGCCTCAGAAAAGACCGCGACGCGCAACTCGCAACTTGTCAAACGCACGTCGCAATGCTGCAAAAATTAATGCCGCTCGAGTTAACGCCGCTCTAAATACCCGAAAAACTTCAATCGCCAAGGCCATGTTCGCAGATGGGGGCAAGTGGGGGGAGTTGCACAAAAATGATACAGAAGAAGTCACAGACGAACTCATCAACTCAGAAAATGACGCTTCGAAACTGATGATTCGAATTCTTAATCCACAAGATCAAAGAAAATTCATGAAAGCATGGAAAGGTTTTGTATCACAGCAAATCACGAACGGGTCTTTCCTCGAATTTCAGGGAATGCGATTTATGGATGAAGGAACGTTGGTTTATGACGTCGAACGATACAACGTAGACGAGGGACTTGCGGTATTCCAACATATCTTAGAACCGCCTCCTCCGGGAAAAGCGAAGGTGTATCTCAAGTGCAAATTCAAGCTGAACCGGGTTAATACGGACACGTCGCGAATCATACCACAGCTTCCGGTAACTTGGGCCGACCTGTACCACCAAAAGTTGGCCAAGGGGCTCGTGGATTGCGAACCCGATGTGATTATTCGCACAAGCAACGAAATTCGTATTTTCGAAATGAAAATGGGTCAAGGTAAGAAAGATACAGCTTCCAAAGCAACGGAAGCCAATCAACTAGCTCGTTGCAAACACCTCTTCGAGTTTTGGTTGAACGCTTCCGAGAACACTAACTTACAGCCTGATAATATCAAACTATATTTCGTGGGATGGTCCGCATCAACTAATACCGATGTAGAGTTTACACCGGCACCGTGGTCCGTTCGCGGATATCAAGTGACTGCGGTCAATGGTGCGGGTATGAGAAATTATGCTCCAATCAACCCCGAGATAGTCACTAGAATCATAACAATGCTCAATATTATCAAGCTGGAACAATTTTACCGTGCAGCTGGAATGTTCATGAAGAGATGGAGTGCATACTACCCACAATGGCAACAATTCAAAGCTGAACAACTGGCACATATAAAAGCAAATGCACCGAAATTTGGAAATGCGTTCAACAAGCCTCCCGCGATAGCAATCAGTAAGCCGAAAACCAAAGCACAAAATCTGGCTTCACGAAATACTGAAATGAAATTACGTGGGAATGCTCAACTCATAAGGCACAAGGCCGTTAACGGCGTGGCATCAAATTCAAATAGCAATAACGAAAACGCTCAGGTGCGGCGCTTTAATTGGGTGTGGAAACACACACCAGCTGTAACTCAACAGCAACGACTCATAGAGTACCTCACGGGCAATCAACTTCGTGCATTGGCGGATGTCGCAAATGCACGCAAAGCACAAGGCAACCAACCCATCAATACACGGCTCTTGGGACTCGTGAGCAAGAAGGCGTCGAACTGGGACGTGACATATCAGACCTTTCTCAAAGACCACGCAAATATTCCGAATGCACGTTCTAAGATTCAGGCGCTACTTTCAAAGCCGCCACCAGGTCTCGAGAACAATTACCGAAACAAATTGGCGAAGAAAGCGGCGATCAATGCTCCCCGTGGTAGACCGGCGTTGGGAGCATTCTAAAATTCTTCTCACGCAATAGTAAATGAAATACAGAGGCGCGGGGAGTTTTGCCGAAAGGGAGAAGAAGAGGAATAACCGATACACTAAGGCGCGAAGCGCAGCGATCAATAAAGTTAGGGCAATGCCCGCCATACCACGTGTAATTCTACAAGCGAATTACGTCAACCCGATAACACTTGACTTTCCAAAAGGCCACATAGTCTACGAACTCCGCAACCGCACAACCGGTCGGACCAACTACTATGACAAGGCCGTCTTTCGGAAGCTCATCATGACCTTTAAGGGTGAGTACGACCTGCTCATGCGCAACCCCAAGGAGCCCCTCCCAGGTGTGCGCAACCCCGTGACCCGTGGTCCTATTTATCCACGCAACATCCGTCGCGTCACCGTCGCTGCAAAGAAGAAGACCCCGAGCCGCAACAACGCGGCCCGCGAGATCCAGAGCGCGGTCCGCAAACACTTGGCCAAGAAGTCGCGCTAGAGCGACGGTACGGCACAGTTCTGGTACCACGTCGAGACCGTCTTGAGCGTGGCTTGCGTATGATCCTTCAGGCCGAAAATCGAGTGCTCGAGCGCCGCCACGTCCTTGGTCTCCATAAACTTTTGAAACAGGTCGACCAGTACGGTCGTGTACATCTCCAAAACCTGGCGGATCTCAGTCTTGCGACTGGCCGCCTTCTCCCGTTGCTGAATTTTACGCTTGAACTCCTCCTCCGTAAAATCCTGCAGCATGAGCTTCATACGCAAGTCCCGGTTGTCTTGCCGGGCGTCGACCGTGTAGCGCGGGATGACTGCATACCTGAGGTGCGTGTACGACCGGTGTGCGTCTGCTATCCAAGAAGGCACGCTCGGCGCCGATAGGTTCACGCGTGGTCCGCCCGGTAGGACGCTCGGCACCGTCAGGCTCATGCGTGATCCGACCGCGCGCCGGACCTGGTCCCAGTCCGGGAACCCGCCACAGGGCACATCGCCCGGGTTGCGAGGCACGGTGCCCTGCGTGCGCTGGTACTCGTAGTAGTGCGGGTTGTGGATCATGCCCGACTCAACCTTGCCGGTACGCCAGCTGAACGCCGTGTGGCACTGCGTGCAGTACATCTGGTCGCAGCCATTGATCTTGAAGATGGCCGAGGCACACTTGGGGCACCCGCGCGAGTCCTTGGCCAGGAGCTGTGCCGTCGCCACGTTCCCGGGGTCACACGTGTGGGGCGCATCCTTTTCAGGCCCCTTGAGCTCGTGACACTCTGGGCAAGCCCACAGCTCGCACATGCCGCACTTCCAGGCTGTGCTCAAGAACCCACGGCACGTGTTGTTGGGACAGGCTCGCACGAACCGCCGGCGCTCCGTCTCGACCGAGCCGCCGTGCAAGTGCTCGATCAGCGCATTCCGGGTCCACTCGATGTGCTTCAGGTCCACGTCGAGCGTGACGGTCACCTTGTGCTGCTCATAGGCCAACTTGTGCCGAAGGATCGTGCCCTCGAATTCGGTGTGGAGCCCGTGCTCGGCCGCGAGAACAGCCGCTGACAAGTCTCGGAGCTCGCGGTACTTTTCACGGGACTTGTTCATCTCAAACTCCACCTTGGCCGCCTCGGTCCCAAGGACCCGAATACGCTTTTCGATTTCTACGTACGGTTGGGTCGCGGGCATGAGGCTTTTCTCACGCTCGAGGAGGAGTTCCTCTCGGCGCGCTTTGTACGTCTTGGTCACGAACTTGGAACTGAAATTCCGCCACATAATCTCACGGGACCAGCCTTTGCGGCACGACATGCAGTGCGCATCCTGGGTCGTCTCGAGGAGGTAGCGATGGGCGCATTCGGCACAAGCCTTGAAGGGACAATACGGACAAGGACACAACTTGTGCGTGGACCGGTTGAACGTCTCACAGCACACGTCGCAGCTCATCGTCCTTGGGGAGACTAGGGGGGACGGTTTTAAGTGGGACGGTGACTTTAATTCCATGCTTGGACCGGCCAGGTTCTCGCGGCGGCGGAGGCGGCGGCTCGTCGTCGGTCATGTCCGCCCAGCTCTGCCCAGCGGGTCCCATTGTCCTCTAAATAAGCTTCTTCTTTACGGCCTTGATCACCTTCTTGGGCTTGGGGGTCGGCTTGCTCGCCGCGGGCCAGCGCGCGAAGATGGAGTCGAGCGCCGCCTGACGCTCGTCCGAGGTGTCCTCCATACGCTTGTAGTACGCAAGCGCCTTGCGCACCTTTCCATCACTGTATCCTGCAGCGCGCCACGTGGCTGCGCGCTTCGCCAAGGGCGCGAGCACGGTCTTGTACTTCATGAAGAGTTCCGCGACGAGCTCCGTGTCGACCGGCTCGGCCGGAGGGCGCAGGACCCGGACGTGCTGCGGGTGCGCGGCATACCAGGACTCGCAGCGCGCGAGGTAAGCCTCACGCTCGCCCGGGTGTAGGGTCTTTTCGGCGAGGAACTCAGCCTCGCTCGGCGGGGTCCACTCGGTAGGGCGCGCGTGCACGGGCGCGGGCGCGCGCATGGCCGCAGCGAGGTCCGCCACGATGCCCACCGCATCTCGGGGGACGGCTTGAGGGACCTGAAACGCGACGACAACGGCGCGCTTACGCTGGATAGGACGGATGTGCTGCATCGTGAGTGGGTTGTTTGGTACCTGGGGGGAGTGGGGACTGGTTGGTACACGACACGTTTTTTTATGTCGATCCACTAAGAGATGTTGGGACCTTTGATAAATATCATTCACGCAATTCTGGTTCTATTTCTCTTGCTAGCCCCGTTTTCAGGGAGTCAATATCTCATGACTTTGCACCTCGTGATCGTGCCTTTTATTATGTTGCACTGGATCACGAATCAGACGGTCTGTGCATTGACGGAGATTGAAAAGGTGGTGACTGGCAAGAGCAAGGACGAAGATACGTTTTTTGGAAAGGTCGTGGGACCCGTTTATCGGTTCAAGACGCGCCGGGAGGAGAACCTATTCGTTTGGACGTTGCTCGTGACACTGTGGTTGGTAACCTTGTTTCAATTACACAATAACGGGTTTGCCTATCTCAAGGCGGAGCTAGCGCGCTACTCGTCCTCGTAAGCCTCCTCAGCGTCGGCGGGCTCCGACTCGGCGTCCGGCTCAGCGTCGGACTCATCCTCCGACTCGGCGTCCGCCTCGTCCTCGTCCTCGAAGGCCTCGAGTCCCTCGGCCTCGGGGGCCACCGGCTCATCGGACTCGTCGTCCGAGTCAGCGAGCAGGGCCGCGAGGCGCTGCGCAGTGGTCAGGTTCTTGACCGGGCCGCAGGCCGGGCCGGTGGGCGCCGGCACCAGCTCAAACTCCATGGCCGCGCCCGCGAGCGGGTTGCCATGCGACTGGCACAGCTCGCAGGCCTCGTCGGTCACCGTGGTCAGCGGGTGCGTGTGCACCGGCTCGGGACCCTTCTTGGCCTTCTTAGCCTTGGGCTCCTTGGGCGCGTCCGAGGACTCGTCCAGGGAGCGCTTCAGGTGGCGCTTGCAGAAAACCTCACCCTTGATGGCGCTGAACTTGCAGGGCTCCTTCTTGGAGGTGCAGGCCGTGCAGATCTGCTTCACCTTGGGCTCCTTGGGAGCCTTGGGCACCTTCGGCGCCTTGGTGACCGGCTCGGACCCCTCGGTCACCACCGTCACCGCCTTGGGCGCGCGAGGCTTGTAGACCTTGGGGATCTTGATAGCAGTCGCAGCAGTCTCGATGTACTTGGCGCGCAGCTCCTCGAGGTCCAGGTTGTAGTCGACCGAGACCCGCTTGAGGAACTGCTCGTCGCGCTCGCGGACGAGGCAGTCAACAGCCTGGGAGAAGGTCGAGGCCGCCATTGGTACTTGGAGGTAGAGAGGTTGAGGTGTTTAAGTGTGGTCGGTTGGAGGACCGGAGAGCGCTGGTTGATTGAGAGGACCGGCAGACTCTAAGTGACGTGTACAACACACGTTTTTTCGGTCGGCACGTGCCGACCGTAGGGCCCCACCGTGGGGGGTCGTGAGTGCGCGGGAGGGACTCGCCCTCACTTGATACGCCTGAGCGCCTTGTCCACGTTCCTGGCCCGCGCGCGCGACTCTTTCAGGTTGCCTGCAAACACGCCGTTCAGTAGGGGTACAGCCTTTTGCGCCAACGGCACGAGGTCCTTGTAGTATTTCTTGCGTCCTCCCACGATGCGCAGAAGAGCCAGGACCCGTTCTGCGTTCTTCATCCCCTTGGCCTTCACCTTACCCGTGATGGGATTTCTATGTGAAATGAGACCCTTGGAAATCATAGACCCCGAGAGCAGTGCGGCCGAGTCCTTGAGCTGGTACCGCAGACGCTGGATGGGGATACCGAGCCGCATAGAAAAGGGCAGGTGGAGCATGTCGCGCGACGCGCCCGGGTACACGGCCAGCGCCGTGTCGACCAGATCGACCGCCTCGCCCCGGCCCGTCACCACCTGGTACGTGATCACCTGGTAGACCCGTCGGCCCGTAGACGGAATCTGGACGCGCGGGTTGTCGTAGGGCGACCGCACGAGGCTCGTCACCTTGAGCCGCGCGTTCACGCCAGCGTAGAGCCGATTGAGCCACCGCACGAACGCCATCAAGTGCCGGGTCATGATGGTCTTCATACTGAGTGCGTACGACGACACCTGCTCGTCAGACCGGAGCTGGCGCGGGACCGCAAATGTAAAGTCAAAGTCGCTCGTCTTCCGGATCCGAGCCTTGAGTTTTTGCTTACGAGTCTGCAGGTACAGGCGCACCGCCATGCCGCCGGTACAGAACACCGTGAGCCCGCCGCCGTACGGGCGGACGAGACGGCTCGTGCCCTTGCTAAACTCCATAAAGAGGCGGGGAAGAGCCCACTTGAACGACCGGTGTGAAATGACGGGTGCGGCCCCGCCCTTGACCAACCGTTCGATACACTGGTACGCATTGTTCAACAGAATTTCAGAGTGGAATTGTCCATCGTGAAAAATTGAACGCTTGTCAGGTGCATAATACCCGTCATAACCCTCCTTGTTTAGGAATTCTGAAGACAAATTAGAGAATGCAATCTTGTTCAGGGCTGTGTAACTCAGACGCTGTCCCGGGCGCTTGTTGCCCGTGGTGGGCAAAGAGCCTGCATTTTTGTTTCCGAAAATGAGCTTGGCGGCGGCAGCCTGTTGCCCGACCGTGATCCCAGTGCCCAAGGCGAGTCGGAGCAGGCTCCGCGTCATCTCGGACAGAGGGTACCCGCTCTTGAGCAGCTTCTCCACGTTGGCGTGTGTCAGGTCGAAGAGCCGGAGCGTCTTCTTGGCCCTAAACTTGCAGACCCGACCGTACTTGCCGGCCGTCTTGGCACTCTCTGTGAGGTAAAAGGCGCGCGTGTCCCGAAGGAGCACGCTACACGCCAAGCGCTCGAGCCCCTTAAAGAGCACCTTGCCGGTCGGCAAGATGGTTTCGGAGAAGACCATCGTTGCTTCGCTAACTGATCTGGAGCAACAATTTAATTGTCGTTGAAATGGATCAAGGTCCGTGCAGACGGATCGGTCGCTGTGGACCAACGCGGCATCCACTTGTACGGCACGGTGCTCTCGGGCCGGTGGAATAGTTCGCGGAAAGTGCGTTGATAGTGCTCGCCCGTCTTGCGGAGCGCATCGACCCACGAGTAGCCAACCGCATCGCTCATGCCGTTCTTCTGGCGCCACGCAATCTGGAGCGGGAGCATGTCCTGGAACGCCTCGCGGAGGAGCGACTTCTCAAAACCACCCTTTGGCATCTTGAGCGCGGGCCGGAAACCATCCATCACGTAATCGACCACGTCGCGGTCGAAGAACGGCACGCGAAGCTCCAGGCCGTGGGCAGCCGTGCACCGGTCGGCCCGGAGCACGTCGAACATGTGCACGTCACGCACGAGCCGGCACGTCTCCTGAAGGAACTTTGCCTCGCTCGGTGCGTCGTGAAAATACAGGTACCCGCCGAACAGCTCGTCGGCGCCCTCGCCGCTCAAGATGACGCGGACGTCGGTGTTGGCCGCGATGTACTTGCTGAGCAGGAACATGGGCACAGAGGCCCGTACGGTCGTCGTGTCATATGACTCGAGGTGCCAGATGACGTCACGTAGGGCCGCGATGCCCTCCTTTTCCGTGAAGATGACCTCGGTGTGCTCCGAGCCGAGAAAGGCGGCCATTTCACGCGCCGCCAAGAGGTCGGGCGCATCCCTGAGGCCGATCGAGAACGTCTTGATGGGTCCCATAAGCTTCGTGCCGATTGCCGCCACGATGGACGAGTCGAGGCCGCCGCTCAGGAAAAAGCCGACAGGACGCTCGCTCGTGGTGACGCGGCGCTCGACCGCTTGGAACATGAGCGTCTTGATGTGGTCCTTCACGTGCTCCACGTCATCGTCGTTGCGCGGGCTGTCCCAGTAGTTTGAGGCCCAACACACGAACGCGTCGAGCTGGCCGTCGTACAAGTGGCCCGGGGGGAACGCCTTGATCTCCGTACCAAAGTGCGTCAGAGCCTTGCCCTCGGACGCAAACGCAATTCCCGTGAGGCCCGGGCGCGTATAGAACAACGGCCGAACGCCGATACGGTCGCGTGCGGCCCACACGTGCGTGCCGTCCGTGAACACCAAGGCAAAGTCGCCGCTCATGAGCTCCAGGGCCCGAATGAATCCGTGCTCATAAATCAAGGGCAAGATGACCTCGCAATCCGAGGCGCCCTCGACGCCGCCGAGCTCCATGTAGTTGTAAATTTCGGCATTCGCGATGAGGTGGCGACCCTTGTACTCGATGGGGTCTTTTGGGCCCGGGCCGCCGTTGATGGCCAAGCGATAGAACTCGAGGTACGTGTCCTTCACGTGTCGGCAGGTGATTCCGTCCGGCCCGCGGTGTTTGAGGATATCAACCTTGGGGAGCTTGTGCTTCGACCCGTGTAGGGCAAAGATGCCGCACATTGCTCAAGGCACGCTCGGAGCCCTTAACTGTCGCGCATGCGGTACACGAGGTTGTCCCACGGGAGCGCGATATAGTTGTCCCAGTCGATGTGCGTGAACACATGGTAGCCCAGCTTTTTCAGGGCATAGAACGGCGACGGAACATGCTCAAGCCCCACGAGCTTGGGGTCGATTGTCTGTGAATTATGTTCGAAAAATACGATGGGCCGGTACTTTTTGATCGTTTCGGTGGCCCCCTCGATGACGAGGCCTTCTGCACCCTCCACATCAATCTTCAAAAAATCAAGGCCGGGTATGTCAAGGCTGTCGAGCGTCTTGATCTCGAGCGTTTCTCCACCCTCACCGAGGCGGACCCCGCCGCGATTGAAGCCCTGGCGCCGCTCGTCAAACACCTCGTCAAGCTTGCACAGGTTCAGGGTCTTATTTGCGTGACCGAGGCCGTGCTGAAACGCGTACACGCGCTCGCTCAGAGCGTTCACCTTGATGTTGTGGCTCAGGACGTCAAACACGCTCTTTTGAGGCTCGAACGCCCAGACTTCGGCATCCTTGTTCATATTGGCGTAGCTGATCGCGTGGCAGCCGATATTTGCACCCGCGTCAACTATGTACCGGGACTTGGCGATGTACTGCTTGAGAACCCCGTTGATGATGTGATTCTCGTAAACCTGGCCTTGGCTCATATGTGCCTTGATATAAATGTCCTCGTCATGGAGCTTGAAGATGCCATTAGGAGTGTGAACAGTCCCCATTCTGCTTAAGAAACTCGACATAAGCTTTAACTCTCGCTAAGCTAGCAGGGTCGGTCGATGAGAATTTCGTGTAAAGATTCTGAAGGTGGTCACGGCCTTCACCACGGACGCCCGCAAAGTGGACACAAAAATCACCGGGCAACCAGTGTACCTTTGGGTCCATGCGATAGTCGTACGCGTTCATGATGTTGATAAACTCATGAGGGACCACTTGGACGCCCGCGTTGTACTTCGGTGTCTGAATCAGATTGTCCATGGCGGTCTGTTCATGGAACAACGCCCGATCGTAGCCTTGAAAGGCCCACACGTCCGCGAGAAAGTCGTGTGCCAAGGGACAATTCTTGATGAAAAATACACCCGAGTTCAATCCCTGGAAATCTTTCCCGACAAAGAGAAACTTACCGGGCTGCACGAGCTCTACGAGATCATCAATTTTGCGTTCCTGGTTCGTGATGAGCACGTCACCGTCGAGCCACACGAGCCAGTCCCAGTCGGCCAAGTGTTTCTGAAGCAAAGGAACCTTGGCCCATTGGAGCTCGCGGCGCACCGCGTCGAACGGCAAGTCTTCGGTGATGCGCGTGTAACCGTGCGTCTTGGCGTGGCGAACCTGGCTCAGTGTGCACAAAACGACCGACCGTTTGTACTCTTCGCCCGTCGCGAGCGAGCACACTGCGAAGCGCATCTCATAGGGTCGAGGTCAAGTACTTTAACTTAAGGATATGCGCTACAAAACCCCTAATGCTGATCGACACGTTCATGTTCTACAACGAGTTTGACGTGCTCGAGCTCCGGCTTGAGGTGCTTGACGAGTATGTGGACAAGTTCGTACTTGTCGAGTCCGAGGTGAACCACGCAGGTGGCCCAAAGGAGCTGTTCTTTGCGGCCAATAAAGACCGGTACGCCAAGTGGCTCCACAAGATTGAGCACGTGGTCGTGACGGCCGACGAGTCGCCCAAGGGCACCGACCCGTGGCTCCGTGAGAAGTACCAACGCGCAGCGATCGTGCGCGGCCTTGATGACGTACCCTCCGAGGCGATCATCATGTTGTCTGACGTTGACGAGATTCCGGACATGACGCGCGTGCCGTTCGAGAACCTGGGCCATATCATTACGTCGGTCCATATGTGGATGTTTGAGTACTCGCTCGACTACGTCTACACGGGTGAGCCGTGGTTCGGCACGGTCATCACGAACGTGGATATGTTCAAGCACGTTGGCCCGAACCACCTGCGGGACAACCGCTGGAAGTTCCCGGTGGTGACGTATGCAGGGTGGCACTTGAGCAGCTTTGGCACGCCAGCGCACGTCTGGAACAAGATGACGACGTATGCCCATGCGCGCGACGCACAGCTCGCCGGCGAGTCACTCGCCAAGTTTACGGACTACATGTCGCAGGGCCTCCACACGGACGGTGCGACTAGACTGCTTCCTCGCCCGTCAAACGCTCCATTGCCCGGATCTGTCGATACTCTTCGTCGGCTAGGTCTTCTGGCAGGCCCATGAATCTCTCCTTGAGTCTGAGAAGTTTGCGCATTTCGTCGAGCGCCAAAAATCTGAAGAACCGGAATTTTGCCTTGAAATTCTTGAAGGGCCCACCGACCCGATTATCAGAGAGACCCTGGGCGACGGGCCACGTCACCTCGCGGAGTTCGTGAAGTTCAGCCTCGAGGTTATCGAGGCGCTTGAACACGTGCTTGTGGAAGTTGTCCATTGCAGTCTAAAGCTTCGTGACCTTTAGACTACAAAGATGAGTTTTGAAACTGTCGACGCGACCGTCGGTCGGTTCACGGTGAGCGTCATCGAGGATGACCAGTACATAGGGTACACGCTGCGCCAGGGCCTCGAGTGGGACGGGTGGATGCGCAAGGACCTACCCTGGATCTACAAACCCGGGACGGACATCATCGATGTCGGTGGAAACATAGGCTGGAACGCGCTCATGTTCTCAGACTATGGCCCGGTCCACACGTTCGAGCCGGTCTACCACTCGCTCATCACGCACAACGTCGCCCAGAACCGCGACTCCCTTCTGAACCCGATCTTCACACACCCTTTCGGACTCTCTGACGCCGAGACGTCGACGCTCATGTTCAAGCCCTTGCCCGACGGCGCGTGGTGCAACTACGGTGGCACGTCCCTGACGCTCACGCCGCGCCACGCGCCCGAGCCGATCGAGGTCCAGCTCGGTCGGCTCGATGACGTGTACAACGGCCAACCGAGCGTGATGAAGCTTGATGTCGAGGGTCACGAGTATGAGGTGCTCAAGGGGGCCGAGCGAACGATCCGCGAGTGGCACCCGGCGCTGTACGTCGAGATTTTCGGCTATGACAAGAGCCCGATCCCCGAGTTTCTTCAGGGCCTCGGCTACAGCGCTCAAGAGCGCCCGGAGCACAACTACCTCTTCACGTGGAGCAACGATAGTTAACGCACAGGGCTGCACCGAGGGCGAGTAGGATGCCGAGCCACTGGATCCAGTGGTCAAACGTTTCACCAAAGACGAGATAGGCCGTGAGCGCACCCCCGATCACGATCATCGCCTCCCACATGATACAGGTCCACATCATGCTCTGGCTTGCAAAGGCCCTAGTCAGGAAGAAAATGACCGTCAGGTACGCCGCGACGCCGATGGCCAGGTGCCCGAGGGCGGGTGAACCCCGCCCTCTGCTGTCACTGAACCATTTCAGGTGTGTATTGCCAAAGAGCTCGGCCATGGTCATCATCAAGACATTCACTATGGTCATCTGGTACTGGGTCGATAAGTTTTCTGACGGTCCATATTTTGTTTTCAAATGCTAATGGAGCTCAGCGCCCGGCTGACTTCTTGGCTCGTGTGGGGTATCCCACTCGGGCGTTTCGGACGCGAAGTCCTTCTCACAATTTTGATCAGGAATCCGATCGAGTTCAGGGTTGCTTGGCTCAGGTATGTAGCGTCGAGGTTCGAGTGAGGCGCGCTTAAGGAGGACGCGCGCGTGGAAAGGTAAGATGGATCCGAACCATGAGGCAAAGATGATAATCGCGCGCAAGATGTGGACTGATATGGGTGGCGGTTGTCATGGCATCCCTGATCCGCCTAACTGGCTATATAACCAGGAGAACATGCGTATGATGTATGACGTGATATGCATGGGACATGCTCAAGGTTTGCACCGATCAGACATTTCACCTGAGCTCGTCGGGTATTTCAAGTACATGTACGACGCCTTCCCACCGGGTTATAATAAGATAGTCCTTGCCGAGTTCTACAAGAATGCTTAATACAGCTTAAGGTTCTCGCGTCCTCAAGTATTATGGGCCCCTCATGGCTCTTTATAGGCCCGAACCCCTTGGCTGGTATAGGCCAGGTGACTCTCCAGTACCTCAAGTGTGTGCAGTCCCTAGGACACGAGGCCGAGTACGTGGTCCTCGGGGCCCAGCCCCTCAAGACCCGGTATGACCGAGGCTTTGCCTTCCTCCTCCCACTCGAGGACCACATGACCCTGTTTGATTCTGTTGCAAAATTGTGTAACCGGGTCCAAGTCATGACTGTCTGTGAGACTGATCCTGTGAATTCAAAGTACGAATTGTTCAAAAGGTTTCCAGAGGTTCTTGTCCCATCGGAATTTTCAAGACGAATTCTAGAGAAGCAATTTCCATCGGTAAAGTGGATCCTGTTCAGACACTGGACTTTTGAAAAACCGCAGGCTGTGTCCCTTCGGGACACGTCCCCATACACATTCTACACGATCGGAAATGTCATGGATCCCCGGAAGAACATAATTCAATTGATAAATTGCTTCCAAGAGGTTCGGGCCAGGGCACCGAACGTGCGGCTGGTGCTCAAGGCGACGTGCCTCCAGCCCGTGACGTGGCAGGTTCCGGGCGTCGTCATCATCAACGGACTCTTGGACGTCGAGGCGCTCGAGCGCGTCCACGCCTCGTGTCACTGTTATGTCAACTGCTCGCACTCCGAGGGGGTCGGAATGGGGGCGGTCGAGGCGGCCGTACGTGGCAAGCCTGTGGTCATCACGGACTTTGGTGGGCTCAAAGAGTACGTGGACACGCCGTGGGTCGTGCCGTGTACGCGCGGTCCCATAGGCTTTGACGATTTCTTGTTCCGAAAGGAGGACGAGTGGGGCCACCCGGACCCCCAGAGGCTGGTGGCGTGTATGCTCGACTGCTACGACCGGCGCGTCACGCACTGGGACCACGGGCACACGCACAAACTCATGGACGAGGTCCGTGAGCGGTTCAGTGCTGAATCGTAGGAAGGTTCCGGATCCCGTTGCCTGCGGAGCGCGCGGCGTTCAGCGGCTTGTTCGTCAGGGCGTGCATAGCCGCCTGCTCGAAGAAGGAGGCCGCCTTGCGCAGCTTGTTCTTGAACGAGTTTGGCGCGTTGATGCTCCGGCTCGCCGAGTTGTTCAGCGCGGCCGCACCGGCCATGAAGTTGTTCGCCGCCTTGTTGTTGGCGGCGTTCACGCGCTTCACGTTCGCCGCGACGTTGTTACCCGCGGCGATCTGCTGGTTCGCGGCGGCCGCAACACCGAGCTGCTGGTTTGCAGTAGCAATCTTGGGTAGCGCGTTATTCATTAATGGGACCAGACATTTAAAATTTGGACGCCGGGGTGCCCTTCACCACGGAGCCCGTTTCAGCAGACTCGACCCAGTACCACGCACCGTAAACGGTCAGGGCCATCACAATACTCGAGGACAGCATAAAGCCCTTGGTCGAGTTCAGGTACAAAATGGTGTCATCCACGACCTGGATGCCTGTCGGCTTCTTGAAGAGACGAGGGACGATCGTGACGATAAGGAAGTTGATGGCTAGCGCAGCCCAGACGTAATTCCAGTTCCAGGTCTCCATTACACTAGCTTCAGATTATTTGTGGAGTGCTTCTTGCAGAAGGCGCCGCACGTCGCCTTGAAGGCGCAGGGCTTGCCCTCGAGGGTCTTGGCCGCGCAGCGCGCTGCGAGGGCCGCTGCGGTGGGTGCGGGTGCGCCGGGAGCCTTGGGGATCTCGCTCGGTCCCAGGACCTTGAGCGTGTGCTTCTTGCTCTGGACCTCGAGGGTCCGCTCGCGTTGCCGGAGGGCCGAGTCTGCCCAGCGCTCGGGCTCGGGGTGGCCTAGCAGCTGCGCGTCGGCGTACAAGCTGTGCCAGAGCGGGCTGCCCTTGCCCTTGGGCGGGGGCGGCGGAGGCTTGGGCGCGGCGACAGTAGGCACGGGACGAGCGCGGGAGGCCATTGTGTGAGCGAGTGATGAGGGTGGGGGCGCGTGGTCCTTGTACGGTACAAGACACGTTTTTTTATCTCATCTTCTGGTAGGATGGGTATTTGCCCTCAAAAATTCGGACCCTACTTTTGGGGGTCCCTCCACTTGGCCTGTCTCTACGCGAGTGACGCCACGTCACTTCAGGCCTTCATCCAGAGTTTTACGGAGGTCCTACCCTGCCCCGCGTGCCGGCACCACTTTAGCGAGGTCCTTGCGCTCGTGCCACCGCCGAAGGAGGGTCCGCCGCTCGTGTTCTTCAAGTGGTCCGTCGACGTGCACAACATCGTCAACGAGCGCATCGGTAAGAAGGCTGTGACGTTCGAACAGGCCTTTGAACTCTGGTCCACGTGTGAAGACGCGCCGAAACGCTCAGACCCGCCTCTGTGGGTGCTTGTGGTGACACTCTTGGCCATTCTCGTGGCTTGTTTTATTCGAAACCGGCGCTAAATCAAGTGCCTGTGCGTTAGGCGTCACCTATCTCTCAACCCGCGTATCAGGAGCCGCCTGAGCCTCCTTTCGACGTTTATAATATTCCCTGGCTTTCTGGTTCCGCTCTTCCCTGTGGGCGTCTCGGTACTTGGCATCACGGGCTTTAATATTCTCGATCGAGCCCCCATATTTTTCGTAAATCTCTAAAAGCTTCTCAACAGGTATACCATTAATAGTTACTTCCATATTGACGGCCCATGATTTTTTTAAACGGCCGCCTGAGGCGTCAGGCCACGCCTGAACCTTTTCTCAGGCCATAGTAAGATGACTGGCAAGGTGTACAAGATATCGAACAACTTTGACCATAAAGCATACATCGGACAAACGTGGCGATCATTAGAAGAAAGGTTCAAGGGTCATTGCTCCCTTAATAGTAAATGCATGAAGTTGCGAAACGCGATACAGGCCCACGGGAAGGAGAATTTCAAGATCGAAATTCTATGGGAAGGTGAATGCACACAAGAAGAACTTGACGAGTACGAAACCGAGTTGATAGGTTTATTTGATGCATTGAGCCCGTCTGGGTACAACCTAAAAGACGGCGGTGGTTCGGGTGGCAGACATTCGGAGGAATCCAAACAAAAGATGAGTGAAGCACTCACGAATCCTTCGGTTGAAACGCGGCTCAAGAGGAGCTTGGCGTTGACCGGGCGCGTAATATCAGAAGAGACGCGAAAACGTCTTAGTGAATCACACAAGGGATATAAACCGACTGATGAAACACGACAGAAGCTGAGTATAGCAGCAAAAGGTCGTACTCTCACTCTTGAACATCGTACAAAGATGAGTAAAGCCAGAAAGGGGCTTCCACTTTCTGATGAACAGAAATTACACTTGCAAAAGCTACATGAAAATATGAAGGGGCGGTTGGTTTCAGATGAAACTCGTGCTAAAAGAAGCGCTTCTCTGAAAGGTCGAGTATTCACTCCTGAACATCGGGCGAAACTTAGTCAAGCGAGAAAGCGAAGAGCCGGTACTGAAGAATGCGCTGTTAAGGAAAATGAACGCAATGAGATTAGCATATGAAATGACACAATACAAGCGACTCAGTCATCTAGAGCACATCACCACCCGCCCGGATGCATATGTCGGCTCCCTCGCTCGCGAAACTGGCACCCACTGGGTCCGCGACGGGAACCACTTCAAGCTCGTTGAACTTTCTATTTCACCAGGACTCGTGAAGATCTTCGACGAGATTCTGGTCAACGCCATCGACCAGTGGTCCCTGCACCCCAAGAAGGTTACCGAGATTTCAGTCAGGACCGAAGGTTCTGCAATTTCAGTCAAAAATTCAGGAGTCTGTGTACCGATCAAGAAGCACGAGACCGAGAAGGGTCCCGGGGGCGCCCCGCTCTGGATCCCAGAGCTCATCTTTGGGCACCTGTTGACGAGCTCCAACTATAACGACGAGGAGGAGCGCGTGACGGGAGGCCGCAACGGCTACGGTGCCAAGCTGACCAACGTGTTCTCCAAGCGGTTCTGGGTCGAGATTACTGACGGCAAGAAGCGCTACACGCAGGTCTGGCACGACAACATGAGCCGCGTCGAGCCGCCCGAGATGGCCCCGAGCGCGTCACCCCCTTCCGTGACGATCGGGTTCGTGCCCGATTGGGCCCGCTTCGGCACACCCGCGGACGACCCGGCGTTCCTCGATGTGGTCGAGAAGCGCACGTGGGACGCGGCGCTGTGGTGCGCCAAGGCCAAGGTGTCGTACAACGGCACGCACCTCCAGGTTCCCACGCTCGAGGCGTTTGCGCAGATGCACGTGGGCGTCGAGCCGCTCGTATCGGCCAAGTGTGGAGCGTTTGAGATTGTCGTGGGCCACTCCGACTCGGGCGCGTTCCAGCAAGTCTCTTTTGTGAATGGAATTGCGACGACCAAGGGTGGTACCCACGTGGACAAGGTGACCAAGAGTCTCACAGATGCAATCCTGTCGACCAAGGGACTGAGCGTGCGCCCTGCTCAAGTCAAGGCGGCCCTGTTCGTGTTTGTCCGGGCCGTGATCATTAACCCAACCTTCTCAAGCCAGACCAAGGCGGAATGCACTTCCAAGATTTCAGACCCCATCGATTTCAAGCCAAAATTCATCAAGGACCTGTTGGCAACAGGGGTCCTCGCGGACCTCCAAGCGCTCGGCGCGGCGGCTGCCACCAAAGAGCTCAAGAAGACGGACGGTACCAAGAAGAGCCGTGTGACGGGTGTGCCGAAGCTCGACGATGCCAACTGGGCCGGTACGCACCGCAGCGCGGAGTGCACGCTAATCGTCACGGAGGGTGACTCGGCCAAGGCGCTCGCCATCGCGGGCCTGTCTGTGGTCGGACGCAACTCGTACGGCGTGTTCCCCCTGCGCGGCAAGCCACGCAACGTGCGCGACGCGTCGGTCAAGCAGGTGACGGACAACGAGGAGTTCTCGGCCATCAAGAAGATCCTGGGTTTGCAGCACGGCAAAATCTACACGAACCTGTGTGACCTGCGCTACGGGCGCCTCATGATCATGACCGACGCGGATCTGGACGGGTCCCATATCAAGGGGCTCGTGCTCAACATGTTTCACGTGTACTGGCCTCAACTCATCGAGCTCGGCTTTGTCGTGTCGATGGTGACGCCCGTGATCAAGGCGGGCAAGGTTTGGTACTTCAGTGAGGAAAGCTACCGTCAGTCGCTTGCGACTGACGCAGGCGGAGCCTCTCCAAAGGGCCCTGGCGTCAAGTACTACAAGGGTCTGGGTACCTCGACGAGCGAAGAGGCCCGCGAGTACTTTCGGCGCATCGCGGAGCTGACGGTCGCCTTCACGGGTGACGCGGCGATGAACGAGTCCATGGTCCTAGCCTTTGCAAAGTCCCACGCGGACAACCGCAAGGGGTGGCTCACGACGCACATGGCTGCGCCGCCGCCCGGTATTCCGTACGGCAAGGTCCAGACGCTCGGCGTGACCGACTTTGTGCACCGCGACCTGGCCAACTTCAGCGCCGAGGACATCAAGCGTTCGATTCCTCACGTCGTCGACGGTCTCAAGCCGTCGCAGCGCAAGGTGATCTACGCGTGCCTCAAGAAGAACCTGACGCAGGACATGAAGGTGGCGCAGCTCGCAGGCTACATCGCGGAGCACACGGCGTACCACCACGGCGAGGCGAGTCTGCAGGGCACCATCGTCAACCTGGCCCAGAACTTTGTCGGCGCGAATAACCTGAACTTGCTCGAACCTTCGGGTCAGTTTGGCACACGCCTCGCGGGTGGCAAGGATGCAGCCAGCGCCCGTTACATCTTCACGCGCCTCAACCCGGTGACGAAGAAGGTGTTTGACCCAGCTGACAACCCCGTGCTCAAGTATGTGGTGGACGACGGTCAGACGGTCGAGCCCGAGTTTTACGCACCCGTGGTGCCCATGATCCTAGTCAACGGCGCGGAGGGTATCGGCACAGGCTTCAGCTGCTACGTACCACCTTTCGACTATGACGCGGTCCGCCAAAACATAGTGAACCTGCTTGACCAGAAGCCGACGGTGCCTATGGTTCCGCACTTCAAGGGGTTCAAGGGGGCCGTCAAGCAAACGAAGGAGCACACATGGGTCCTAGAGGGGGTGGTTCAAGGTGAGGAGGGGTGTCGGTGGCACGTTACGGAGTTGCCACCTGGCAAGTGGATCCAGGATTTCAAGGAGCACCTGGATTATCTGGTCGAGAAGGGCACGATCCAAAAGTACGAGAATCACTCGACTGAGACCAGCCCTGACTTTTTCATCTGGGGTGGGATCTCGGGCGCGTGGGAAGACCCCGTCAAGGAGCTGGGCCTGACCAAGACGATTCACACGAGCAACATGCACCTCATCGCGCCGAACGGCGCCGTCAAGCACTATGCGAGCCCGGAGGAGATTCTGGTCGACTACGTAGAGGTTCGCCTCGGTGCCTTCAAGCGACGCAAGGCGTGGCAGCTCGCGCAGCTCGACACGGAGATTCAGTGGCTCACGGAAAAGGCTCGGTTCATTGGCCTCGTGACGGTACAGAAGTTTGTGGTCTTCAACGCGTCCAAGGTGTCCATCGAGGAGCAGTTCAAGGCTAACGCGTTCGCGGCCGACACGTGGCCGAAGCTCTTGGACATCAAGACGTATCAGTACACGAAGGAGGAGGTCCAGAAGCTCCAAGCGCTCTGTGCCACCAAGACCACTGAGCGCGCCACGCTCAAAGCGACGAGTGTGACGCAGATGTGGAAAAATAACCTCAAGGACCTAACAGGACCGACAGGATGACCGTTGGTCAAGCGTTGGACGTCGTCAAGTCCAAGGCGATTGACTTGTTAAATCGGAGCCACGTGCTCGACCTAGAGCGCCGGATTCAAGGGCACTTTATGGCTCGACCTGACGTGGCCAAGGTGGTGCAGCGCGTGACCGCACCCGCGACCACGGCGCCCCCGCCGGCCGTCTCTGTGAGCGCGCCGAGCATGGCGACCACACCACCCCAACGGCCGATCGATGTCAGTGGGTTCTATAAGGTGACGGGGCCGACTGAGGCTACGTTCTATGCAACCACCTCGTGGCCGGGTTTCAACGTGGGTAAAGGCTGGAACGTCGTGGGGCTCAATGGCATGATTGGCACCATTCAGGTTGTTGACTCGGCGGACGTACCGGGAACTGCAAAGACCTCCTCGCTCGTCAACGAGCCTTACAACTGGACCTTCAGGTTTCAATCGGACACGCGCCAGGTGGTCGAAGGGGTCCAGTACTCGATCGGGTGCTTCCTTTATCCGCCGGGCCAGGCGCAGTACCCGACGCAGCAACGCACGGGCCCCATATACGGCTCGTACATCGTGCCGCCGAACGGCTACCCCGTGTTCAACTTTAGCGCACCGCCGCCCCAAGGGACCGCTATCGGGTGGTTCGTGAACGGCCTTCCGACCGTCGGAGCGGCTGAGATTATCGCTTTCTCTGAGGAGCAAGCTTCCGGGGTCGATTCGACGCAGATGGAGTACCAGGCCCAGCTCGCCACACAACTCGGCCGAGCCCCGCCGACCGCCGTCTCAACGTACCAGGCGACGCTCAAGATGCTCGACGGCGCACCGACCGTCACGAACCTGATACCGGTCGTGGTGAAGGGCGCGCCGGCCATCGTCAGCGAGCCGATCTACACCACGGAGTTTGAACCGGCCATGCTCGTCAACTCGGCGCTCGACGAGCGGGCCCCGGTAGAAATCAACCCGAACGTCATCGGCGGCAAGGGTACGCCCGTTCCGCTGCGCAACCTCGGGGAAGGGATCGAGGACGCGCCGGTCGCCAAGGAGGAGTACCGCGAGGTGAAAGACCGTGGGTTCAGCGCCGGTTCCGTCCTGTCCCTGTTCGCCGTCGGACCCCAGGACCAGTTTTTGACTTCAAATGCCTACGAGAAATCCAATTGGTCTCCAAAATTCAGGCAACATACCAACTTTGTGATGTACCAGCGTGTCATCCCCTTCCCGAGTCAGCCCGTGTACCAGGGCCTGACGGTCCAGATGGAGCTCTTGCCGACGCAGCTCGGGCACCTTTTGTCCAACATGTATTTCAGCTGCACGATTCCAGCCGCCGGGAAGGACTGGCTCCTGAACGAGAACATCGGGCGGGCACTCATCAAACAGGTGGACCTTCTCGTGAATGAACAGGTCATAGAGACGCTCTATGACGACTGGTACGTGATCCGCGACCAGTGCTTCCTGGACGCTGACGAGCAAAAGGGTATGTACTCGCTCGTGGGTGGCCTAAACTCCAACTTGCCCGTGTCGTCGAACATTAATGTGGTCTGTCCACTCGAGTTCTTCTTTTGCCGGCGCCACTCGCACAGCAACAAGGGGCGCGAGCGCCTACGCAAGCCGTACTTCCCCCTGTGCGCCATGTGGAACCAGAAGCTCTATGTGCGGTTCACATTCCACCCGGCCGCCTTTTGGAGCTCAAACGCGTCGCCCGGTGTCGACTTTATCAATCCAAAGCTTGTGACTGAAGAGATTTTACTTGACAATTCAGAAAAGGTTTACTACGCCAACACCCCCCAGCGCTACATCGTAAACAAGGTCAAGAAGGAGTCGACCCTTGCCTTTACAGGTGGGAGTCCCCAGCTTCAGTTGACGGCCAACTTTCCAGTCCAGTCCCTGTTCTGGTTCTTTCGCAACAAGAATTACGAGTCGGTCACGGACGCGACGGGCGCACCGAGCGGTCTGTACTATGATTCGCGGTACAACTACGGCTACACGACGGACTACATCCGGACGGGCACTCCGATCGCCTTCCCGTCGTCAAACAACGCGACCAACCCGTTCGTCGACGTGATCGAGACCGCCAAGGTGACGCTCAACAACATCGATATCCTGAGTACGTTCCAGGGGTCTCTGTACTACTCCTTTAAGCAGCCTATGGAGCACGGACTGAGCATCCCGTCACGCAACATCTACACGTACTCGTTCGGGCTGACACCGGCCGAGTACAATCAGGGGGGGTTTCTCAATTTTTCAAAGCTTAATTCGCAGACGACGTCACTGTCCCTGTCTTTTGTCCCGGGTTACGCGACCCAGATCATACAGGGGTACAATCTGTACATGTTTTACTATGGCTACACGGTTCTTGAATTTCAGAATGGATTTGCGCGTCTTCCATTTGCTTAGGAATGTGGTCGATGATGCCGTTCTGGATGACCCACTTGAGGAAGTTGAGCTGGGCGATGGTCGTCGTGAGTCCGTGGAACTCGATGCGCGACGTACGGCAAAAAGGGTCGAAGAGCTTCTTAGAGTACCCGTCGAGGCTGGACTTGTAGGCCACGTGGACCGTGAAGATCTTGCCGCCCGGCGTCGTGTACGTGACGTGCTGCGACTTGGCGTAGTTGGTCACGAACCACTCGAGCTTGCGGAGCGAAACGCCCGAGGCGCGGTGCTCGAGAATGTCGTGTAGACGCTCGCGATTCTCGGGCACCTCAAAGAACCTATTTAGGCTAGACAGGAGAACCTCTGATTTGGCCATTAAATTAGGAGAGCGCTTAGTCCTTAAGTCAGATGTCCCACGGAGCGGTAGGAACAGGCTCTGGGGGCGTGGGCGTCGTCGACGGCGGACCACCCGGCATCTGCTTCATGTGAAACTTGCAGTAGCCACAGGGCTGTGGGTTCTTGAGGCACCTCTTGCCGTTCCTCAGAATTCCTTTGCAAAATGTCACCTCAAGGCCCGACGTGTCCTTGATGAGCCGCTCGAGCGGTATGTCGTACAGGCGTGAGACCATCTCCAGGGACACCGACATGCGTAGGTGGACCCTTCTGGTGACCTCTTCCTCGATCAGGTCGAGGATGGCCTTTTCCATGCTAAGAGTACTCATCATTCTTTTAGGTTCGAAACCCATCAGGACCATCGGGAGCTTGCATCCCGGATAATATATAGAAAACGGGGGCCAAATGTGTAACCCGGCAGCGGGACGAATCACTTGACCCCGAAGAAGGCGCTCAAGTGAACCCAACTAGGCTAAAAATCGTAGCCTGAAAAGAGGAATAACGTCCCTCAACCATGATGCTCCTGAAACTCATGGGTGGGCCGCCCATGGAAATCACCGGCGTGTCGGACCCGTCTGTGCCACGCCCGGAGCTGGTGGCCCAGTTATCGGCGGTCATAGACGAATTCTTCCTAGCCGGTGCCAAGGAGCTGGTCGTTCAATACGACCCCGACGTGAACTCGCTGTCCTTTAAGAGTGACGCCGTGCTGTCACCGAGCGCCGCGCTGCGGGTCCACGCCGCTGCAAGCACCATGTCTGATGCGGGCCATGCGCGCGTGACTGTGAACCACTGAAATCTTAATTCACCGCTTTTGCTGCAAACATCGCTAAGAACGCCCGCTTCGCCTCCACCTCGACGGTACTGCCCGTCTTGACCATGAATTTCTTGTCAAAAATAGTATCCTCAGAAACGAGCGGCTCAAGGAGGTCACATACGGGCTTCTTGAACTGATTCGAAAAGTAGTACCCGTAGTCTATGGGTACCTTGTGGTCACGGACAAACACGGGGTCCTCGGCCTTCTCGTACATGGCGCCGTCACCCTTGGTGATCACGAACGCGATGCGGTCACCCTGTTGAGGCTCCGAGCCGGGTGCGCGCGCACGCATCTTGTCGCGGACGGCCACGTGGGCCTGGCGGATGACGCCGTCGTCGCCCGCCTTGTACTTGGACGCGAGCTGCTTGGACATGAGCAGCCGTTCCATAGGGACGCGCCCGTTGATGAGCTCCTTGGCGGCGGCCCGAGCCGACTCGATGACGGGCCGCGGGTCGCTCGACTCGAGGACTTGTGTGAGCAGCCCGCGGAGCGTGTCGCGCACGAACGGACAGCTATCACGCCGGACCACCTGCAGGCCCTTGATGTCGATCTTTTTGAACACGGGACGGAGGACTCCTTCGGAGTCCGGACGGCACTCCCACAGCTTCGCCGCGTAGCGCTTCTTGCTGTACAGAAAGTAGGGGCAGTAAACCTTCTCAAGTTCTAGGTCGTTCGGCGCCTTGAACAACTTCGTGCACTCCTCGGCGGCGCGTTCGCCCTGAACCCACGAGTACTCGATCGCCTCTTGGCCCTTGCGGCCCTGCACGTCAAACTCGACCATCACGGAGTCGGTGTTCTTGACGATCATCTGACCGACACCCGCTTGGAAGGTTCCCGCATCGGTCTCGAGGTCGTAGACGAAGCCGTCCCACGACTCATGGAGGACCCCAAGCTTCTTGACGGCGTGAGGGTTCTTCCGGAAAGACGACTTTGTAAACGTGAGCCGGAAGATGTTGCTTTTGTCCTGACGGGTATTCAGAGACACCTTGAATCCCAGGGACGTCAGGAACATGTAGTACCACTGGGCCGTAACCTGATTCTTGGTATCGATCCGAAGGCACCCTCCTACCTCGTTGTCACGGCGGCACCCGTCGCTGGCCCACAAGCCTTGCAAGAATGACTCGTGACCCATAGCCTCGAGTGGCACCTTCTTCGACTGTCCGTCGTAGCACATGGCGCGCCAAGTCTTGACGAGTTCGACCACGTCACCGCGCGGCGATAGCTTGTACACACCCGAGCTCTCGAGCGTGTCCATTATGACGAACTTATAGTCGGGGTAGAGCACATCGAGGATCTCTTTGCAGTTGTTCAGCAAGTCGAGGTTCTGATTATTGATCGCCCATGTCGCCTTGGATCCCGAGGGGCACTGATAGTGGCCACACGAGCCGTCACCGACGAACACGCCGAGTACGAATAAGAAATCGTCCGAGAAGGCCGACCCTTGCGAAGTCGTAGGGAACGAGTGAAACAGCTCTTGACCCGGGGCAACCTCGGTGGGCTTGAGCAACGTGCACGTCGGGTCCAGGAGTGAATGATCCTCTGTCACGTCGACGAGCCCGGTGTGAGTCAGGACGCGCCAAATCTTCTTTTGGCACTTGTGCCTGATGACACGCTTGATCGGTTGCCAACCAAGATGCGTCCAGGCCTCGACACCAGTGAGACTCGTCTCTTCCTTGTCAGTGCCTTGCTTGAGGAACCCTGGATACTCGACCCAGTCACAACCGAGCGACTCGATGGTCCGTACGCTCGCCACGCCACCGCCCGAGCGGACGAGCACGGGCGTCCCGGGCATCACAGAGTCCCCGTACCGCACCTTGGCGCCCGGGAAGTGCGTCTCGACGTACTCCTTGGTCTCCTCGATCATCTCGCGGCCGCGCATCGTCACCGTGCTTGCAATCGCCACGAGCGGCAACATACCTTTGGACGCACCCGTGAACCCGTAGATCGAGTTCATGGAGATTTTGTAGGCGAGCTGCTTGCCGTTGTAGACCGCCTCCATTGGCGTGCCTTCCGCGATGGCCATCGCCTTCTTGGCCTTTTTTCGGAACGCCTTGAGGTCGGTGAGGATGGTGGGCAGGAGGGAGCAAATCGGTTCACCATTTGCGGCGGTCTGCGCAAACCGATGCGGCCCGAACGTCTCGTACTCCACGCCCGGTAGGTTGTCATACTTGGGGTCTATGACGAGCGTCGAGTAGCACAGGTTGTGCGCGCACATGATGCTCGGGTACAGGCTCGCAAAGTCGAGAGCCGTGATCGGCCCGTAGTACGCCCCGGTCTGCGCCTCGAGGACCGTCGCGCCTTGGTACCCGTCCCCGGGGCCGCCAGGGGCGGAGCCAAATTTCATTGTGGGAATCACAAAGTTCAGTTCGCGAGCCTTGTAGGCCATCTGTGAAAAGACCTTGATCTGTTGCCCGCGCTCGCTCAGGTACGCCAAAGGAACCCAACACGCCTTGGCCATCTCGACCGCGTTCTGAATCTGGCACAGCTTGTCCATGATCTGGTGAGGCAGCTCCGTGTCCTTGATGCAGTAGTCTGCAACCTCGCCCAGGAGTTTTGCATCTCCAGATGCAAAACGCGCAAAAATCTCCTTGACCGGCATGTCTATCTTTTGATCTTTCAGAAAGTGCTTGGAGACGTTGTTGAGCGAGTAGCTCTCGAGCTTGTGCTCGCGCTTGACGTCCTGGAACAAGTCGAACACGTAGCGTCCCTTCATAGGCACCATCTTGAGTTCGTTGTTGCCGAGCGCGCTCGAGCTCAGGTTCTTGGTCACGAGCTCGGCGACCGAGCCACGCACGCGGCCCCATACGGGTGCCAAGCCGTGAGTGACTGCACGAGTGATCAGGTACTCGAGGTCAAAGCCGAAGATGTTCCAGCCGGTGATGATGTCCGGGTCCACCTCGATCAGGTACTTTTCAAAGGCTTGTAAGAGCTCCTTCTCGGTCTTGAACGAGTCGTAGCCCGCGGTCTCCTTGAGGCACAAACACCGACGCGTCGTAGACGTGTCTTCCCCAGAGCCAAACGTGCGCGTCGTCATGCCGATCTGGAACACGACGTCCTCGCGGTTCCGGGGGTCTGGGAACGCGCCCGTGCTCGAGTAGGCCTCAATATCGAAGGACATGACGCGCAAGGGTGCAATGTCGTCACGAGCCACGGGCTTGATGAGTCGCCAGCTCGGCGCCCACAGGTTCACCTCACACGTAGACTCGCAGTCAGGTTCGCATAGGCCCGGGTCGAGCCAGCCGGTCGATGAAACGCCCGAGCAGTGCATGAACCGCAGGACCGAGTCGATGTTTGACTCGTAGACGCGGCACCCCGAGAGCTCCGTGTGCTTCTGGTTCTCGACGGCCCATGCACACCCGCGCATTCCTTTTTGACTCTTGAATTCGAGTTTCAGAAAGCGTTTGAGTTCCCCGTTCTGAAATCCCCAAAGGTCCTTACAGTCTTGGGGGTCACACTTGACAATTTCTCTCCAAAATGTCTGCTTGACAAAGTCTGTGAGTTGATTGGTGCTACCCCCCACAGGCACCTTGAGGTAAAAGTACGGGTTGAACCGCGTCCCGAGGGACACGGATTGTCCATTCGCGGCGCGCCCGAAGATCCGGATCGTATACAGACCTTCGGCCGAGTCGCCACCTTCCCAAGCCACCGCTTGGAATTCCATTGTTTAATTTACGAGTTATTGGTTTAAGTGCAGTTTCTCAGGGCCCTAAGGGGTTAAAGACGTCCGTCATGTGTTAATTGCCGGTCCTTGGTTCTTTGGCGGGAATTTCTGGGACCGGCGAAACAATATATGGTTCATATGAACTCAATACAAACTCACAAACACGCCTGGAGGGACGGAGCCGGGGCCAACGCACCGCCCGAACCGAACATCCCAGGAACAGTGACGTCAATGACATCACCCACCTCATACTTTTCCAGAATGAGTTGGGCGATACGGTACCCGGGCCGAACAACGAACGGCTGAATACAATCATGATTCTGAAGTACGACCTTGATCTCGTCGGCGTAGCCGGGGTCGACCACGCCCGCCAGCGTGTCGAGGCCGTGCTTCACGGCCAGTCCAGTACGAGGTGCAATACGACCATAGGTTCCGAGAGGGAGCTGGACCCGGATTCCGGTCGAGATGACAACGCGACGGCCTGGTAGCACAACATAGTTGTCAACGGCAAAAAGGTCATAACCGGCAGAGGTGGGAGTCGAGCGAGCAGGCAGAAGTGCTTGAGGAACGAGCTTGGTAACATTGAGGGCCATTGTACACAAGCCACGACGCCAGTCTTTATGAGACGTGTTCGATACCTGGGTACATTAGTACGGATGCCAGGGCACTTTCCTGGGTACAGTTGTACGGTTCCTGGCACCTGTTCGATTCTGCCTGCACCTACGGCCCAAGGCACTTAAAAGGCACACGTGTTAGGCACGTAAGATGGCCCGTCCGACGCTCTTGTTAGATATAGATAACGTGCTCATCAGAGACCCGACGCTCCTCGGCCACGTCAAGCACAATGTCGTGCACTATGTTCAGCAGAAGCTTCCCAGGTGCAAGGACCCCGAGCGCGTGAATCAGCTTCTGTACCGGACGTACGGCCACACGGCCCGGGGGCTCGAGAGTTCGTTCAGGATCGACGCGTCGGACTTTGACCGGGAGGTCTATTCACTAAAACTGATCAAGCACTTGTGGGAGCACTTGGACTCTCCGGAGTTTCAGAAGGATGCGGGTCACGTGAGTGACTTGTGTGAAAGTGGATGGGACGTAATTTTGTTTTCAAATGCTCCCTTGACATGGAGTGGTCCGGTCATGCGAGCGATAAGTGATAAGGTTCGGGTTTCTGATGGTCGGTACCTGAAACCTGAAGCCAAGGCGTACACGGCGTTTCCGTCGGACAAGCACTATATATTTGTGGACGATGCGCTTACGAACCTGATGACCCCCAAGCACCTGTACAACTGGACGCCCATACACTTCGCGGAGGAGCCTACGCAGACGATGTTTCCGACACTGAGTTCGATTGAAGGGGTGAAAACGTATTGTCAAATTACACAGGACCTCGCGCGGCTAAATAGACTTTGAGCGTTGCGGCTTCGGCTGGCAGGCGTTCGTTGGGGTGAGGTCGTAGGAGAGCTTCGGGCGGGGCTGGCAGGCGTTCGCGGGCGCGAGGGCACAAGGCAGGGGCAGCAGCTTCGGGCGGTTCGGGTCGCTCCAACGGTTCATAAACTGCTCAAGGCGGGGCGTCATCGCGCCTACAGGTCGAACGTCACCTGACGGTCCCGGCGGCGGTCCTTGTTGGGCGTCTGCGTGAACTCCACGTCGTGCTCCGGACAGAACACGTTTTTCTTCACCTTGGGCGCCTCCGGCCCCGCCACGTTCACCCAAAACTTGCGGTTCACAAAGTCCTCCAGGTCTACCATGTAAACCTCGTCAGTCTCGGTATTGGTGAGCTCCCAGCCCTCACCCGCGTTAAACTCCGTGACGACGCACTGTACGAAACGCGTGTGGCGCTTGCTCTTCACGCTCATGGTCACATCCTTGCCTACGAGAGACTCGAAAACCTTCTCGTAAGCCTCGATCTCATTCGCCAGCTCATCACGCTCCTTCGCCAGCTCAACAACAGCCTCGATAGCCTCCATTACTGAATGACCTACGGTCGAGTCTTTTATCTTGTGTGCAAGTATGGCGGACCTGCGCTTGGCGTTTGCAATTGCACTCGTCGGATTCATTTTCACTTCAAAAATGTGGCTCGAGAAGATGAACACGTTGAGTCCCGAGGTGGGTCTACTGGCCAAGCAGCTCGCGCTCGTTGGGACGGCTCTGATCCTCGCACATCTTTATGGGTCGATTACCGTGACACACCGCTTGGCCCTCGGAGTCGTACTGGTCTACGTGGCGTTCACACTCATTTTCAATTATCAATCCGAGTGGCTCGAGGATGCACAGGTGCCTCAAGTTGAGCGCCAGAGCATAGACGGAGCCATCTATAACCGCGCAAAGCACGTGCTAGGCCTCGAGCCGGAACGTGCGCGTTTGTTCACGTTCGTGCTAGTACCCTTCGTCCTAGTTGCCATAGGGACCTCGATACTACACCGGCGCGTAGTCAACTTGGCCTAGGCCCGGGCGGCTGGAGCCGCGGGACCCATCCGGGTTCCGGGAGGCTCCTGGGGGTGGTCGCGAGCCGTTGGTGCCCTCGTCACTCTCGCTCGCGCCCCCGACCATGGACCGCTCTGCACGCACCCCTTCCCGCGGCCCCGTGCCCAACTCCGGCTGGGCCGACGAGATGGCCCTCGAGACCGTGTTGCGCAAGAAGCGCGAGGCGTCGCGCGACGCGCGCCTCAAGGCGGCTGCTGACAAGGCGGCTGCTGACAAGGCGGCTGCTGACAAGGCGGCTGCTGACAAGGCGGCTGCTGACAAGGCGGCTGCTGACAAGGCGGCTGCTGACAAGGCGGCTGCTGACAAGGCGGCTGCTGACGCGGCGCGCAAGGCCAAGGGCCCGGCGCCTCCGCTGGTCCATTTCGGCACCCAGCCGCTCGGCCCGACGCCGGCGCCGCGCCTGAACCTCGGGGGCGTCGGCAACGGCGGCCGCGGCAAGGGTGCCAAGGGTCTCGGCATGGGCGGTGTGCGCCGCCACCAGAAGGTCCTGCGCGACAACATCCAGGGCATCACCAAGCACGCCATCCGCCGCCTGGCGCGCCGTGGTGGCGTGAAGCGCATCGGCGGTCTGGTCTACGATGAGATCCGCGGCTGCCTCCGGGTGTTCCTGGAGCAGGTCATCTACGACACTGTCACCTACACGGAGCATGCGCGCCGCAAGACCATCACGGTCATGGACGTCGTCTACGCGCTCAAGCTGAAGGGCCGGACTCTCTACGGGTTCGGTGGCTAGGGGACGGGACAGCCGCGCTGCGGCTGGCACTGTTTAACACAACACACTCAATGGCGTGCGCACTCGTAGTCCCGGATAGCGCGTAGCGAGCGCGGGTAGCGGTTCGTCAGGGTAGTAGTAGTGCTCCATGTGGCGGTCCGAGTAGTACACATAGTCCTCCATAAGGAAGTAGTCGATCTCGTCAGGGCTGCAGTCTTGTGCGCGCAGGAACCGGTACGTGCGCTCCCCGTCCTTCAGGTCATCCACGAGCGCCTCCATCACCTCTGGCCCAAACTCGTCGGCGAGCTCGCGCATGTCCTCGAAGGAGGCGTCGATGAACTCGCCGAACACGTCAGCACACTTCGCTTCCCAAGCCACCTCGTTCCAGACGCGACGCAGCTTGTGAAACCCCTTGAAGTTGATATCGGCCCGGCACATAGGGCATCCAGACCCCGAACCCTTCTGGTACCAGGACTTGACGCACCCCTTGCAGAACTCGTGGCTGCAGGTCAAGCGGCACGTGGCACCCTCGCAGTAGCAGACGGAGCACTCGGAAGCCATCTCAAGGGCAAGTTCGCGGTGGGTGAAGGACCCGACCCCGACTCGCACTTGGCCGGTACAAGACACGTTTTCCAGGGACCGCCTAGTTAAACAGTACGCACCTCTTGTCCCTAAGAGACCGCAAGGATGCTCACCACCCTTCCACCGAAGACCCCCACTTTGACCCCAAAGAAGACCGGAGGTCGTGACAAGAGAAAGTTCTATACGATCCATTCTCACCCGAACCGCGCATTCTCTTTCAAAATGAGTGAAGACCACAAAACTTCGATCGTAGGTTTCAAGACTTATGACCATGCAGTTTTCATCGGAAGTATGATCGAGACGCATTTTGTTCAGAAAAAGGAGTGGCCCGATACTCAGATCATCGGGAACCTCATTTTGCCGAACACGTTTAGCAAGGACCTGAAGCACGTTCAGATCAAGAAATGGATTTTTGAGGACCTCAAGCTCACGTGTACCCGAAACATCCTAGACCTGATCACCGTCGAGGACATTGTCGACTCACCTTCGGGCTTTTCGTTCATGGGGAGCAATTATATGTTCGAGGCTGACACGGAGTTTTACCAAGAACGGTTCGAGGAGCTCTACGAGCTTGGAGACGGAGGCGGCGGGGTCTGAGCCGGTGGCGGGGCCGTGGGCGTCGGAGGCGGAGGCGGGGCCGTGGGCGTCGGAGGCGGGACCGTGGGCGTCGGAGGCGGCGGTGGGACCGGTGAAGTGTTCGAGGGCATGGTTGCTGGCTTGGGGACCGAAGGAACCGGTGGAGGCGGCGGTGCGGCGGGCGTCGGAGCCATGGGAAGGGTCACGGGCGGCGGCGCTGCAGCCTGCATGGGCGGCGCGTCCGGTGGTGGTGGTCCACCCTTCATCGCAGCCTGGCGCTCGGTCCACGCGTCCAGTGAGATTTCAGATTTGTCCATCACGCTCTTCTTGGCGACGAGACCGACGGCCACGAGCGACTTGTCAGACTCGGACTCCTCGAGCGGTGCGCCGTTGTTCACGGGCGCCTGGACATACGTTGCGGTGGTGCGTGGTGCGACGGCAAAGTAATAAAGAACCGCAGCAAACACGGCGCCCAGGATCAGGGTCAGCAGCGCCTGTTGGTCCATTACCATACGAGCAGAATTTTTTTGTGCGACTTTGATAGAGACAGATGGGCGCTCTAATCTATTCTTGCATGCTGTTGAGCACGGCCGTATTCCTCGTCGCGCTCGCGTCGATCAGTATCGAGGCGTACAAGACGTGCAAGGATCCTAAACTCATGGAAACCAAGGCGAAGAACTACAAGTTCACCATCGCCATGGTCGTGCTCGGCGTCCTTTCGATCCTGATTTCGTTCGCGGGCATCGTCGGCGGCGTCCGGTCTGGTTCTATTTGAATCCTAATTTGACCTTTTGCTTCTGCGTCGGCCTTGCGGCTGGCACAGCCGGGTCCGTGCTTTTGATCCACTCCGTGCCCGTATGGGCCCTCCACTGAATCGAAAGACGGTCGAGCGCCTTGCGGCACAGCACGCACGGCAGGGACACACCGAGGACCCCGTCGCTCTTGACACGAATAACGACGAGGTCCCCGTATTTTCGGTGAATCCAGGCGGCGAAACACGTCGGGTGGATTCCCTGGCGTCTGGCCTCGAGGGTCAGACCCTTGATCAGTTTGCGCTCTGCGCAGCATTTACAGTCGCTGATGGCGTGGTACGGCACACCGGGTCGTCTCGCAGACAACCATTGGGTGTTACATGCCCGATGGCCTTATGTAAAGAAAACGTGTGTTGTACCGGGTAGGGTCTCGGACCCTTGCTGCATCGTCACCTGCTTCGCCCCTCCCGCCCCCGATGGAGCACCCCCTTCGCGACCACGCCCGCACGCTCTTTGCCGGCGCGCTCGGCGAGGGACCCGTCTCGCGCAACGCGGAGCGGTCCGTCTACAACTGGTCCGTGCAGCGTACGCGCGAGATGGGCGCCGACTCGTCGTGGGAGAACCGCCTGTTCCGGTGGCGCTACAAGATGAAGGTCCTGAACCTCGCGGCGGAACTGAAGCGGAGCGACGGGTCGCTGGCCCAGCGAATCAGCTCCAAGGAGCTCGAGGCGAAGAACCTGGCGCGGTACCCGGCTGAGGTCCTGGACCCGGACGGACCCGTGTCGCGCACGCTCTTCAAGCTCAAGGCGAAGGAGCTCGCGTACGAGGCTGAGAAGGCGAAGAAAGAGGACTACGAGGGCTTGTTCAAGTGCGGGCGCTGCAAGGGCAAGAAGACCACGTACTACCAGATGCAAACGCGCAGCGCGGACGAGCCTATGACGACGTTCGTGACGTGCCTAGGCTGCGCGAACCGGTGGAAGTGCTGATTGCACGCTGATTACCCTCTCATGAATACTGTGAAACCACTGGCACCCAAGTCAATGACTTAGGATATTAACGTTATAGATACGAAACCATACCGACTCACACCACCATTAAGGTTGACGCTGCTAAATCCATTAGCTTTTGACCCACCTCCGCCACCCGCAGTGTTACATGAACCCTGCCCACCTCCAACGCCACCACCCCCACCTGAATACCCTCCGCCACCGCCGCTACCGCCACCGTTAGCGTTGCTATTATTAATACCACACGCCCCTCCACCACCCCACCCCCCATCAGCCGAAGCATACCAACCTCCACCTGCTGCCAACCCTAAACCCCCGAGAAAAGTGGTGCTTCCCGAGACGCCCCCGCCAAGCCCAGCACCACCGCTGCCTCCGTGGGCGTATCCAGATGCGGTTGTAGCGGTATTTCCACCGGTGCCGGTATTAGTACCTGAATTTCCACCATAACCGGAACCGATGTTAGAAGCGCCTCCCGCACCACCGCCACCACTCGTGCCACCCGCACCTCCACTGGTGCCGCTGCATCCATTTGCACCGGCAATTCCATTTTCGGTCGTCGAACCGTTTGTTCCACCGTTTCCAAATACGTCTGCGCCACCTCCTCCACCAGCTATGAGATAAGAGCTTGATAAACTTATAGATCCGATGAAAGCTGCTGAAAGGCCGCCGCCACCGTAATTAACAGGGATGCCGCCATAATAAGGCGTCACCGTTTCTCCATTGCCGCCACATACAATATAGACATAGGCACCTTGACTCAAGCTAATTGATCCGGATACCGTATTACCCCAACCGACGGCGGATGATCCCTGGGGGGCTCCCCGCGCACCGCCTATAGTGAAAGAGTACGATCCAGAAAAGGGTACGGTCCAACGCACGACTCCCTGAACACCTGGCATATCCATATACGAGTTATACCAGTCTGATGGCGCCGGAGTTCCTGAAGTCCAGGCTTTGGCTGCTGAAAGCGGTTGTCCTGTTCTTCCAGTATTTACGTTATTAAACTGAACATTTTGGAATTGGTATAATCCGGCGGTCGTAAAGTTTTGTGAATAGTACCCACTCCAAAGCCCTGCCGCAGATATTGAAGCAATTTGGATAGTGTAAGTTGTCGCGCCAGCCAGGCCTGATATCGTATACGACGTGCTCGAAGTGTGGTACCCGTACGGTCCATACGTAATATAATATTGACTCGCTCCCGTGGGTGCTGACCAACTCAGAGTTAGGCTCGTCCCTGTGGATGAGCTAAGAGACAAGGAAGTCACCGGGTTCGGTTGGGTCCCTATACTGATCGAGTTTGAAGGACCGTTTCCTTGGCAATTAATAGCGTACACTGTAAAAGTATAGGAAGAACCGGGACTTAGTCCGTTCGTCGTCCAACTTGTTCCTCCACCGGTATAGCCTGAACTCGGTCCAGAGACGTAATAGTTCGTAGCCTGATTGACGGCGTACCAATACACCGTAATACCCGTTGTACTTTGGGCCCACGTGTACCAACCGGGTTGGGTCGGCGCGACGGTCCGAGACTTTCCGTAGAACGTCGCTCCGAATGAACACGTGGTCCCACCCGTAAGACAGATTTCAGGCATTAAATTCTGACTCACATTCGTCAGAGTCCCCGGCGCTCGACCCATCTCAGTCATGATTTGACTCAGACTTATCGGACCCGATGAGGGAAGAGGGCCCATCTAAATTATAAACACATAATAAATGGCCGAGACTATCACGTTCGGAAACCGGAACATCGTCACGACGGGCTTTGTCGGCGTCGGCACGACGTCCCAGACCACGTCCATGTATCAGGTGGCCGTCGGTGGTTCGATCGGGGCCACGGGCGACGTGTTCACGTTCTACTCTGACGAGCGTCTCAAGACCAAGACGGGAGGGCTGACTGGCGCTCTCGACAAGGTGTGTTCGCTCGAGGGATTCACGTACGTCCCGAACGAATTGGCAAAGGAAATTGGGGCCTGTAGCGACAGCCTCCAGCGCGTCGGCGTCAGCGCCCAGAAACTCAAGGAGGTTCTGCCCGAGGCGGTTGGAGCCGCAGCGTTCAACCCGGAGTACATGACGGTCCAGTACGACAAGGTGGTCCCGCTGCTCATCGAGGCTATCAAGGAGCTTAGGTCGCAGCTGGAGTGTATACAAAGCAAACTACGTTGATGTGCGAATAGGGGTATCCATTAGGACTCCACGTGGTGTTATTAATAGTCACGCTTACGGACTGACCCGAGAGACCTGTTGCCGACGTCCCGATGGCCTGTGTCGCAACCGGGTAATGAAGTTGGCCGTTTGTATGCTGGTACAGGTACCCGGTCTGGCCTGTCGTGAGGCTGATTTGCTGATCGACACCCGCTCCACTGAGGTATGCATGCCCTTGACCGGTCCGGTATTCATTTGCACGGTATTCGTAAACAAAAGAGCTACAGAACGTCACAAAGTACACGGCCGATTGACCCGTGGTCAAGGTCGGGACCGTGAACGAGCCGACTGTCACGGCCCCCGTCGAGTTGTACGACCAAGACCTGGCAAAGGCGAGCTGAAATTTCCCTCGTGAAAAGAGGGGCATCATGTTCATGAGTGGCGGGGCGCCGTACCCGTTTTGGCCCGCCACACGTGAAGAGGCTGTGATCGTCGCCATTAGTAAATCCCAATATTTTAAGCGGGTGGCGTGTAAATGAAACACACGATATTGACCCAGATGTTCGGGTAACTCGAGGATGTCGTCAACGAGGACAACTGGTGCGTGATCTGACCACCGGAGTAGGCGCCGGGCGACGTGAACACACCTTGGACCGTCGATGGGTATTGTGATACAAAGTACGCGTACCCACCCATACCGTTGGTCAAACTGAACGTCACGTCCTGTCCCGAGGCCGTGTAGGTTCCGTATGGCCCGTTCAAATTGTCAGCCACGTTATTCGATCCGTAATTGCTCGTGAACGTCACAAAGTACACGGCGATCTGGTTCGCAGTCATTGTCGGATTGTTCGTATAGTACGTGGAAGTGCCGCCAGCACCGTTCCGACGCTCGAAACACTGGGCCTGGTGAAACTTGAGCGTCCCTTGGGTAAAGAGTTGGGTCAGGTCAAAGAGGGCCGACGCCATATTACTTAGTACTCACATTTTTAAGTGAACGGCGTATAGACGAAGCACGATACGGTCGCGTGCATACACGGACCGACACCGCTATTGTTTGTATATGAGTAGAAGTACGTCGTAAGTTGGGTCCCGGAATATGCAGAACTCGATGTACACACGCCCTGAGACACGAGGGGCGCCAGAGCATTATCACAATTGGTCGTGCTCGTCACATTCAATCGAACGGAATTGTTCAAATTAAATACGACGTCCGCGCCAGACATCTGAAATATACCCTCGGGACGAAAGTCGGCATTGGTGTTGATGGTTGCGTAACTCGTATAGAGCGTCACAAAGTACACGGCGATTTGACCCGCGGTCATCGTCGGGTTATTGAAGTAGTTGGTTCCGCTCGAGTTAATAGTCCCACCAAACGACCGGGCAAACGCAAACTTGAACGTCCCGGACTTCATCATCAACTTGACCAGATTGAACATACCCGAACCCTGCTGGGACTGGCTCTGGGCCGTCAAGGAGGCCATATAGTAATATCCTCTAGTTTTTTTCTCATCGAAACATAAATGGAGTACACGAATCGCATTTTCCGCGTGCTTGGGACCGTTCCACTCCCGGACGCCGCATCTACCGCGGCTCACCAGGAACAGATGGTCCAGATGAATCAGACGGCTCAGACGTTCACGACTCTCGTGTACAAGAAGGACCTCTTGAACCTCAAGGCGGAGCTTGCGACGCTCGAGACTGAGCTCACGGGGACCCTCTCGGACTCTACCGAGACGGTCCAGGCCACAATTTCCAACCTTAATTCAGTCATCGACTATACGCTCTCGAAGATTTGAGAGTAAAGAAAGTCTCGAACAAGTAGTAGTAAAAGATGGCCGAGACGATTTACGTCGGCCGATCACTTGTGATCGCCTCGGCCAATCCAATAAAGTCCGCGAACGTGACCGTCGGGGTAGGAAGTTTCACGTCAAATTTGACGAGCGGCTCCCTGATCGTCACGTCGCCCTTGCGCGCACTGAACCTCCCCTTGTACACAGAATCGGCGACCCAACCATCACTCGCTTCAGGCGGGGACGAGTGGTTCGCTACATCCAACGCGAGTCTGTTCCAGTACTCGAGTGGCTTGTGGAACCTGTTGGTGGCGTTTCCGATACCGGTGCTTTACACTTTCACGTCGGCGACTTTCACACCCGGTGGAGCGACCGGGCAGAATGGTCCTGTTATTTCACAGGCCCGTTCGGGACTCACCGGAACGCCTGCGCCGAGCGGGTGGTCGAGCACGTATCTGAACATGACGACCCAAGGATACCAACTCTGGACCGTTCCGGATACGGGATCGTACACTATTGTGGCGGCTGGGGCTCGAGGTGGCAACGCGAGTGGTTACTCTGGCGGAAATGGACGCATAGTTCAAGCAACATTCTCGTTGACTAAAAGTCAAGTTCTCAAAATTCTCGTAGGTCAGGAAGGAAGTTCACACACCTGGACTGGTATGGGGCCCACTTATGGAGGTTCTGGAGGTGGTGGTACATTTGTAACCGACAACAGTAATAACATTCTCGTAATTGGTGGCGGTGGCGGTGGGCCAAAGAACAACAGCCCGTGGAATGCGTGGGCGAACGGCCAAGCCGCGCCATTCGCCAATTATGGGCTGACTAGTACAGGAGCGGTTGGTGCCAGTGGTGGGAACGGTGGATCAACGAGCGACCCAGCTGGGGGTGGGTGCTCCGGTGGCGGTGGTGGTGGGTACTCTGGAAACGGCCAAGTGACATCGGCTTGTTATATACCAACAGTTGCTTATTCGTTTTTGAATGGAGGTGTAGGGGGTGCATATTATAATGCAACGTATGGTAGTGCCGGAACCGGGCTCGGTGGATTTGGTGGTGGGGGCGCGGCTGTTTGGGATAATGCGTTCCGCCCTGGCGGTGGTGGTGGATATTCGGGCGGCGGTGGGTCCGATTGTTGCAGCAGCGCAGAAAGTGGTGGTGGGGGTGGTTACTATTCATCTGGAACATCCACGACAAATAATGGAACAAACAATGGGGTGGGCTACGTCACAATCACCAAAGTTTAATAAAGAAAATACCAGTAGATAATAACAAAGATGTTCTACGGTCCAGCGTACTGGCGCTTCATGCATCACTTTGCTCTGCACGACCTGGGTCGTGACCTCATGGTCGATCTGGGCCAATTCATCGGTTGTGCCGAGTGCGCCGCCGAGTACGAGCCGCCCACGGAGAATCAGGACCTCATCCTCTGGTCCAAGAACCTTCACAACAAGGTGAACGCCAAGCTGGGCAAATGGGACAAGTGGGACTTGACCGATTTCCATATCGGCCAGAAACCCGAATGTGACATTTGTGCAGACAAGGTCCACTTCGGGTACCCTTGGATGTTTATTCATCAGGCGGCCGAGACTGGCAATGCAGCCTCGATTCCTTTTCTCCAGAACTTCGATCAGGCGTACCCGTGCGACAAGTGCCGCGGGACGTTCCTTCCCGACGCACCCAACGAGGGCGAGTCGGCGATCGACTGGACGATCCGGAACCATCAGAAGGTCCAGCCCACGTTCCAGTACTTCCCGCCGCCCGTTTCCAACACCGCGGCGACCGCCGACGGAACGACTGTGGGGTGCCCCGGGTGCCCGAGCAACGGCGGCACTGCGGTCCCGGTTCCGGTTCCGGTCGACACTACTACTGCAGACGTTCCTCCGCCTCCGGCGTCCCTTGTTGAGCCGGGCGTCGCCCCGCCTCCAGTTGAGCCCGTCGACGCTACGACTGCGGCCGTCGAGGAGGTCCCCGTCGACACTGCGGCCGTCGAGGAGGTCCCCGTCGACACTGCGGCCGTCGAGGAGGTCCCCGTCGACTCTACGACTGCGGCCGTCGAGGAGGTCCCCGTAGACACTACGACTGCGGACGTTCCAGACGAGCCACTCGAGACTCCAGCTCCTTCAGAGCCTCAATGAGCAAAGGGACCAGCTTGTCGTACTGGACCGTCAGGTACTCTTGACCAGTCCGTGAAACCTTGACCCCCTGGACCGTGTCCGTGTCGAAGGGGGCCGGGCGGATCGCCTCGGGCAAGACGCGCTGGACAGCCTGGGCCGACACGCCGACGTGCTGACCATTTTCAAAACCAAAAGACGTGGCCAAATCATTTGGCCGGTAAATGAACCCCTCGAGGGACTTGACCTTGGCGAGAGCGTCTGTGATCTCTCCCGTCCTGGTCTTGAGGCGGTCGTCCGAGTAATACGCCGTGATGTCGCCCGTCGTGCCGAAGGTCCCGACAACCTGGAGGTTATAAGAATTCGGGTTGGTCGTCCCGACTCCTACGTTCCCGGTGGTCGTAATGCTTCGATTTCCAAAGTAAATTGGTGTGGTCATTTAACATAATGAAGGACTAAATTTTGGTGATGGTTACGAAGCCGGATAGTATTTGATAGCAAATCCTCCACCATTCGCCAAGTTGTACCCACTTGATGTAGTATTTGGATTCTGCGTTAGTGAGTAAATTGTAGACGTATCCTGTTCCCAACCGGCAAAATATACACTGTTTACTGAGTCACAACATACTGCTCGTCCAACACCATATCCTCCAGCCCCTGCAACTGACGTCGATTTTAGATATGTTCCGGTCGAGTCCCATGAAGCTAAAAATGGTCCATAGTACGTTGACGGTGTGGTTGGTAAACTATAAGTACTCGAAGTTGTGTTTGGATTTAAAGTCATGTTATAAATTGTTGCCGATTGGGCAAATTGTCCAACGACGTAAACCGTTCCAGATGAATCACATGCCACTCCATTAATATTTACGCCGAAAGTGCTACCAGTACCGTTTAAAGACGTTGAATACTGGTACGTACCAGATGAATTATACTTTATAATAACTCCACGTACAAGGCTTACTGTTGGAAAACTGTACCCGGATGACGATGTATTTGGATTTAAAGTCATATTATATACAGTTGTTGTGGAACCAGGGTTATAAACTGATCCAGCCCAATATACATTATTCGAAGAATCTAATGCACAAAACCATCCACTTCCGGGATAATAAGAACCCAAATTGAGAACGGTCGAGTACTGGTACGTTCCACTCGAATTGTATTTTATAAGTGCAGGCCATGAATATCCACCATTTGCGTTTGTCAAGCTGTAACCACTATTATTTGTGTTTGGACTTGCTGTAAGATTAAATATTGTCGGCTGACCGCTATAGACCAGGGACCAGTATATGTTCCCGGAAGAATCTGCTATAACATCATACCCGGCCCCTGATGATGTCAGATAGGTGGACGATTGATACGTTCCAGACGAGTTGTATTTTATTAAAACAATCAAAGTACTACTTTGGTTAGCTATACTATAACCACTTGATGACGTGTTTGGATTTGCTGATAGATTATAAATAGTCATTGAAGAATTTGAAGGAATTTGTGTTGTCCAGTACACGTTTCCAGATGAATCACACCCGACTCCACTATCGGATCCACCATAACCCTGATTTATAACCGTTGAGGTCTGATACACCCCGCTCGAGTTATATTTGACGAGTCCAGGAATATATGTTCCAGATGATGCTGGTAGAGAATATCCAGACGACGATCCGGATGGGTTCAGACCCATGTTATAAAGTGTCACACCGCCACCACTATTGTAATGCAACGTAACATACAAGTTTCCGGATGAATCACATGCAACTCGGTCGACATAACAGTAGTTGGTTGTGGGTGTACTCGTTGATGCAAAAACTGCACCATAAAGGTAATTTCCACTCGAATCATATTTTAAAACGAAACCCCAACCGTAACCTCCAGAATTCTGATCCGGCAAAGAATACGCCGTTGAAATATTTGGATTTGCCGCGAATTTTTTTATCACGACCCCGCTGCCTCCGTAGTACCCACCGATGTATATATTTCTTGAAGAGTCTGCTGTACAACACGTAACCTGTCCTACACCTGGTGACGTTGAGATTTGTGCGAATTGACCAGGAACCGGTGGAATTGTGTACGCCCCCAACCACCCCCACCCGAGCGTGCTGGTGTATTTGAAAACGTTCGCATTGGACGAGCAGACCCACTCGTCACCTGGACCGACGGACGCGGGCTGGGACGCTGACTGGATCTGGATCGGGACCCGGCTCAGCCTGACGAGCGTTCCGTTCGCGTCGTAGACGTTCGCCGTGATGCTTCCGGTCGCCGAGTCGAAGCTCAAGACCGTATTGGACACGCGGATCGACGTGACGTTCATGCTCGGCCCGGACGGCGTGACGCCCCGGACCACGAGCGAGGCCTGTCCAAAGTTCGTCACCTCCGACATCTACTACTACTAAGGCCGACTAAATTTTGGTGATGGTGACGTAGCCGGCTCCGGAGTTTGTACTAGTTGATTGTAGCGTTACGGAGGTATAAGACCCTCCGCCACCGCCACCCTTGCCCCAATCACTTGCTGTATATCCACCCCAAGTACCACCCCCGCCGCCAGAATATCCTCCGCCTCCGCCGCCGCCTAAAGCGCCTCCCGCTCCTCCTCCAAATCCCCCCACTTCAGTTGCATTTGAATTTTCACCTAAACCACCTACGCCGCCATTTAAAAACGAGTTTCCACCATAACCAAAGCCTCCTCCCCCATATCGATCTGTATACGCCGAGCCATTACCAATATAACCGCCACCACCACCACCAGGACGATGAGATTGTCCACCTGTACCACCATTCCCGTTTGTACCTCCTATACCATCGCTCAAGTAATATTGTCCCGATCCCGGGTACGAATTTGTACCAGATGTGCTCAAAGACGCATTTACACCATTTTGTGTTGTTGTTGATTGTTGATATCCACCTGCACCCCCTCCTCCCCCAGCTATAAGCAAAGCTGAACCATTCCTAATTACGAAAGTGCCTCCTCCGCCACCTGCTCCATCACTATTTCCTAAACCCACCTGTCCAATTGCAATTTGCAAAATATCTGATTGTGAAAGGTTAACAACGTTTGTCATCACAGCCCCCAAACCACCACTGCCAAAACTCGATGATCCGCCACGTGATCCGGCACACGTTATGGTATATGATCCCGTCACCGGAACCGTCCACAACATAATACCCTGGGTCGTCATGTTCAGGTACGTACTCGACCACCCGCTCGGTGTAGGCGTCCCCGTGAGCCCCGAGCGAGCCTGTGAAATAACAGGACCCGTGTAGCCCGTTTGACCACCTGTGTTGAACGTCGCAGTCGTGAATGCGTAAAGCACCGGCGGCGCCGCCACAAGTTTCCTCCACCCCCCAGACAAGTACCGAAAAGGCGTCGAATTGGAAGTCGACCACCATTTGTCCCCTTCGGCCGCCAGAGCAGGTGCACTCACCGACTCCGCGTACGCCGGAACGAACCCCTGGCGGACCAGTGTTACACCCGAGTACACGTTTGCGTTCACGCCTCCGGTCGACGCACTCACCTGGAGGGACGTGGTTCCCAAGTACAACGCACTCGATATCACGACGTTTCCTGTCGCCGTGATATTGTTTGCACTGAACGTAGAGTTTGGTAAAATGAGGCTTTCGGCCATCTAAACTAGTCTTACATTATAATTTGTTGAAATAGGGCGCTAAGCAGAACTCCTTTGGCGCGGGCGTGACGGTGTTCAAGGCCCCAACGTTCGAATAGGTCTGCGTGGGACACATCACGACCCGACCGTCTGGAACCAACGTGCACCCCCAAAACAGGAGCGTTCCGCCGACGCTCGTTGAATTCGAAAACGTGAGTGTCGATGGGTCGAACATACCGACGTTTGCCGAGTACCAAGGACTGAACACGACATTGCCCGTCGGCAGGAGGCACCCGCCATAAAACGCCGCCGCTCCCGTGTTCGTTTGGACATTTGAATATGTGAGGGCCGTCGGGTTGAACACGCCCACGTTCGAATTGGCACCCCCAGAGGCTGGAACGCACACAACGTTGCCGTTCGGCGCCAAAACTCCTCCGAAAAATTTAGCCGTACCCGACTCTCCCAGATTGATCGAGTTGGACGTGGTCTGGGTCATGGGATTGAACTGAACGATATTTGCGTTCGTGCGCGGCACACACACGACGTTTCCGTTGGGCAATAGGACGGCTCCGTACAAAGAGCCGTCGAATCTAGCGCCTGGAACATTGGACAACGTATTGAGACTCGGATTGAAGGTGAGAATATTGGAACTGGTGGTCGCGGGAACCATCACGACGTTCCCGAGAGGGTCGAGGACTCCACCCCAGTAAGACCCGCCCGGTCGTGCAACGTTGGAAAAGACGAGCGAGTTGGGATTGTACGCGCCTATGTTTGCGTTCGGATCGGATGGTACGCAAATCACGTTTCCGGCGGGCGTCAGGACGGAGCCCATGTAGACTGAAGTACCGGGGCGATCACCCGAAGGCGTCACGACCGTGAACTGGTTCGTCGCCGGATTGAAGATGCCGATGTTCGAAGTCGAGGGGGTCATGAAGACCCGGCCGTCGGGAAGCAGGAGACTTCCGCGGCCGTACCCGAGACCTGCAACCGACCCGACGTTTCCAAAAACCGGTCGCGAGCTCGCCGACCACCATGAATTCCTGGCCAAATTTGTCGTCGCACCTATCCACGTCTGAATGATGGTGGCGTTTGATAGGTTGGCCGCCAGGTACGCACCTTGTTTCGTCAGGTCCGTGTTGTAGTACAGGGTACCCGCAATCACGTTCGAAGCGGTCAGTGTGTTTGCAACGTAAATATTGTTCAGCAAATTCAGAGCCCCTACAAAATTGATCGTCTGATTCGTCTGGGCCGAGATGGTCGCCACGTTGAGCGTCGTCACATTTGCGTTGATTGCCGTGTAGTACTGGGCTGTGAGCCCACCTGCGGCCCAAATGTTGCCCTGGACGTGAAGGGTCGCACCGAGGTTCGTGGAGGTTCCGATACCGACGAGGCTCGAACGCCCATAGATGGCCAGGACGTTCGTGACCTGTGCGTTTGCCGTGGTGGCGATCACATTTGTAACTGAAATTGAGTTGGACGCGTACAAATTACCCCTGATATCGAGAGACGACGCGGGTGTCGTGGTGTTGATACCCACGAGACCGGCCGTACCGAATATGCTCGTGGCGTTCACGGACGGCACGTTCATGGTCCCGGTCAAAACCACATTTGTAGTCTGAATTGAGTTCGAGGCCCAGATATTACCACGCACGTCCAGAGACGCCCCGGGCGTCGTGGTGTTGACGCCGACCAGACCATTCGTTCCGTAAATTGAAGTCAGGTTGATTGTCGCGATGTTCGCCGTCGTGGCGATGACGTTGGTCGTCTGGAAGGCGTTCGAGGCGTACAGGTTTCCTTGGATGTGAAGGGTGGCGCTGGCCGCAGTCGTCCCGACGCCGATGAATCCCGCAGACCCGAAGATGCTGTTGGTGTTCAGCACAGCCACGTTCAAGACGTCGGTCACGAGATTAGAGACCTGGACGGCATTCGATACGAACACGTTTCCTAGAACGTCCAGGGTCGAACTAGGTGTTGCGGTGCCGATGCCCGTGAAGCCCCCGGGACCATAAATGGCCAGGACGTTCATTACGGACGTGTTTCCCGTCTGCGCGATGACGGTCGGCGCACTCAGGGCATTCGAAGCGAACAAGTTTCCGCTCACTTCAAGAGTCGCTCCGGGTGTGGCGGTGTTGACGCCGACCCGTCCGGACGTTCCCCATATGGCCAGAACGTTTACAGTCGCGGCGTTGAGAGACGTCGTTCCAAACACGGTGGGTGCGGAAATCGCATTGGACGCGTACACGTTGCCAAACACATCCAGCGTCGAACCGGCCGTCGTCGTCCCGATGCCGATCAGGCCCACTGGTCCGTACATGGAAGAAACCGTCAAGACGGAGGCGATGGTTGCGACACTAATGTTCGCCGCAGGAGCCGTGAGCGCGTTCGAGGCGTACACGTTGCCCAGAACGTGTAGCGTCGCCCCGAGGTTCGTGGAGGTCCCCACACCCGTCTGACCCGTCGGTCCATATATTCCCAGAATATTGGCCGTCGAGGTGTTGAGTGAATTTGTAGCGAAAATGAGGGGGGCCGACAGCGCGTTCGAGGCCCAGACGTTCCCTTGGACCTGAAGAGACGCCCCGAGCGCAACGGGCGTCAGACCTATACCAACCACATTTGCCGTTCCAAATATGTTAGTCACGTTCAGTGTCGCCACGTTGAGTGAGTTTGTGATGACCAAATTCGGAGACTGAATTGCGTTCGAGGCGTACACGTTACCCTGAACGTGAAGGGTCGCCCCGAGGTTCGTGGAGGTCCCCACACCCGTCTTGCCGGCGGGGCCATAGATACTCAGTATGTTTGCCGTTGCTGAATTGAGTGAAAACGTGACTATGATGCTCGGCGCCTGAATCGCATTCGAGGCGTACACGTTGCCCTGGACATGGAGCGTCGCGCCGAGCGCTGAAGAAGTGCCGATGCCCACAGAGCCAGACTGGCCGAAAATACCTAGAACATTCGTCGTCGACGTGTTGAGCGAAGTTGTGGCGAAGACGTTCGGGGCCGTGAGTGCGTTCGAGGCGTACACGTTGCCCTGAACGTGGAGCGTCGCCCCGAGGTTCGTGGAGGTTCCCACGCCCGTTTGACCCGTCGTACCATAGATACTCAGCGTGTTCGTGGTGTTCGTGTTGAGCGTGATGGCGACGACGTTGGTCGCCTGAACGGCGTTCGAGACCCAGACGTTACCTTGGACATGAAGCGTCGCCCCGAGGTTCGTGGAGGTCCCCACGCCCGTCCGTCCAGACGTTCCGAAGATGCTCAGGATATTCGCCGTGACCGCATTGAGTGAAGTGGTGGCGAAGATGACGGGCGATTGTATCGCGTTCGAGGCGAACACGTTGCCTTGGACGTGAAGCGTCGCCCCGAGGTTCGTCGAGGTGCCCACACCCGTTTGACCCGTCGGACTGAAGATGCTCAGAATGTTCGCCGTGCCCACGTTGAGTGAAGAGGAGGCGAAGATGCTAGGCGCCGTGAGCGCGTTCGAGATCCACACGTTACCCTGAACGTGAAAGGTCGCCCCGAGGTTCGTGGAGGTTCCCACACCAGTTTGACCCGTCGGGCCGTAGATGCTCAGGATATTTGACGTGGCGGAATTGAGTGTGGTGGCGATGATGAGCGGAGCCGTGAGAGCGTTCGAGGCCCACACGTTTCCTTGAACCTGAAGGTTCGCTCCACCCGTCACGGGCGTCGTGTTGACACCGACCACACCGAGAGGCCCGAAAATTCCAACCGTGTTTGTCGTGGTCACGTTTGAATTCACAGCAAAAATTGAGTTGAACCTCGTTGTAGTATTTCCAATTGTCGAAAAGGCTGAACCCGCAATCAGGTTTCCATAAAACATGGAAAAGGCCCCCTGGACAGAAAGATTCTGTTGTAGCACCACGTTTCCTGTGGTGTTACTGTCGCCAAAGTTCGTCACGACCTTTGACATTCTACTAAGTGCTTATATTTTGTTCACGTATGGTGAGAGGCAGAAATCAACCGGTGCAGGCGCTGTAGTGTTCAGTGCCCCAACATTGAGTGAATTCCAAGGTGAAAATACGACCCGGCCGTCGGGAACCAACACGGACCCAGAGAAGAGCCCGGACCCTGTCGTCGTCGAGTTGGCATACGACAAGGCCACCGGGTCGAACATTCCCACATTTGCAGATGAAAATGGACAGAAGACGATGTTCCCTGTCGGTGTGAGGCACCCGCCTGCAAACCCAGAAGTCGCCGCTACGTTAGACCACGTGCCGACCGCCGGCTGAAACACACCCACGTTCGAGGATGTGCCCGGGACGAAAACCACGTTCCCAAGGGGCGTCAACACGCCTCCACTGAAATTACCCCCTCCGAGATTCACCGAGTTTGAAAAGGTTTGGTTGATCGGATTGAACTGAACCACGTTCGAGTTTGTATTTGGTACGCAAATTACGTTTCCGTTGGGTAATATGACCGCGCCGCTGAACGAGCCATCATACCTAGTACCGGTGATGTTCGAAAAGGTTCCCAAGAGGTGATTGAACGTTCCGATATTCGACGAGGAATTGGCCGGGACCATCACGACGTTCCCGAGCGGATCCAGGACCGCCCCTGCGTACGAGCCACCCGGAGCCACGACGTTTGCGAACGTCAGCGCGCTCGGATTGTACACGCCGATGTTCGAAGAGCTCAAGGGTATGAAGACCACGTTACCCGAGGGCGTCAGGATAGCACCCGAGTAAGACCCGACGGGCGCCCCACCTGAAGGCACCACCGCCGAGTACTGATTCGTCCGAGGGTTGAAGACACCGACCGTTCCGATTGATGAATTTTGTGGGAAAATTACACGACCGTCTCCAATGAGCGCCGGACGGCCGAAGGCGCCCGAACCTGGAGGACCGATGGCGACGTTTCCAAAAGCTGGTACGGCCGCCAAGTCCCAGAACGAGGCACCGTTGCACGTCTCCCTGAGCCACGTTCCTATGGTTGCCGAATTACTGATCGAGGGTCTGAGATGGACCGCCGCCTGAATACCATCCACCTGGTAGACGACATTAGTATTCGTAAGGGTACCAATTTGGGTATACGAGTTTGCGACGTACACGTTTGTCGTGACCCACGTGTCTGGTTGGGTTTGGACGGGCGCTTGGAACCAAATGGATGACGTGTTGAGTGTCGTGAGATTGACGGTCGCCGGAAGGGACCCGAAGACCGTACTGTCCACGTTGTAGGCCCACACGTTACCCTGGATGTGGAGATTCGCCCCGAGGTTCGTGGAGGTCCCGACGCCGACCTTACCAGCTTGCCCGTAGATCGCGAGCGTATTCATAGTCATGGCGTCGAGTAGACCGACCGCCATGAGGTTTGTCGTCGAGGCTGCGTTCGTGACCTGTACATCCACGAGCCAGTTCAAATTTCCAGTCACAATTGAGGTTGTGTTGATGAGCGCTATGTTGGCCGATTGAGACGCATAGACATTACCGGACTGGATGGCGTTCGACGCGTAGACGTTTCCAGATACTGAAAGGTTCGCGTTGGCCACTGGGAACCCTACCGCAAGCGATGTCATAAAGCTCGTGTTGAGCGTCTGAAGGTTCGCCACCGAAGAAATGAGGTTTGTGGTCCTGATGGAATTTGAGACGTAAATATTTCCAGAAGGAAGCTGGAGCGTCGGCCCTCCAGCCACCACGCTCGTACCGAAGCCCACCGGTACCTTGCTGATCGTCTGAACAGAAAGGATGGTCGTATTTGCCTTCAAAATTCCAGTGACCCGAGACGTGAGGACATCGCGGACGCGCATGTCACCCAGAACGTGAAGACTCGCGCCGAGACCCAAGGATGTGCCCACGCCGACGAAACTCGAAGACGGCGCGCTCCACTTCAGCAGAAAGGCGTCTTCGGTTCCACTCGTGGATGCCGGTAGGGACAGTGATGATGAACTGCCCGTCGCATCGAGATTGCGCAGTGTCGCGGCGTTCGAGTAGTGACCAGCCACGTAAACGGCTCCGAACGCATCGGTGCCGACGCGATTTCCGTACCCAGGCGCCACCGTAAAGGCGCTGAGCGTCCCGGTCTGACTCCACTTGACGATGTAGAGCTGAGGGGACTGTGCCGCTGCCGGTAAGTTTGTCGAGGAATTGGAGCCGGTACCGTCAAGGTTCTTGAGAAGCGTCGTGGAGGTGTTGGTATGGTATCCAGACATGTACACGGCTCCCGAATTGTCGACTGAAACTGAGAGCCCGGTCGTCTGGGTCGTTCCAGGGACGGTTGACCACGCCAGACAAGTTCCGGCCGGAGACCACTTGACCACAAAGGCTGATTGGACCGTAGATGCCGGAAGGGACAGGGCTGAATTCGAGCCCGTCGCGTCGATGTTCTGCAGAGTGACGCTCGAGGCACTCGAGTACGTTCCCACCGCGTACACGTTCGAACCTGGGTCGGTGGTTATCGTGAGACCCTGAGCCCGTGAGATGCGCGTAAAGGCCGAGACGGTCCCTGAAGAGAGCCACTTGACTACGAAGGCGTCTTGGGTACCTACGGCCGCCTGTAAAACGGGCGTGCCGACAGATGCGGTCGCGTCGAGGTTTCGGAGCGTCGTGGTGGTCGTGTTATTCGAATAGCCTATCGCGTACACGTTCGTGCTAAGGTCTGTAGCCACATCCTGGACCAGACACGCGCCGTTTCCGGGAACGACCGAAAAGGCGGTGAGTTGGCCCGCCGAGTTCCAGCGCATGACGTAGCCCGTGTACGGGCCGGTCGCGGCTGGAAGAGTCAGCGCCGATGAGGAACCAGACGAATCGATATTTTGAAGAGAGGTTGATGTCGTACATGCGTGGTAGCCACCGACGTACACGTTCGAGAGGGCGTCCGTCTTGGCGGAGTATCCGTAACTTGTGGAATTTCCAGGTAAAATTGAGTACCCAGAAAATTGCCCACTCGCGAGCCACTTGGCGGTGTACATGTACGTTTTGAGACTGGTCGAGGGCAGCGACACGCCCGCACTCGTGATGGTCGCATTCATGTTGTACAGCGGGCTGACTGTACTGCTCATGTAGTAGCCCGTCGAGAACAGGTTACCACCCTGGTCGGTCGTGACGGACAGACTGGCGACTATCAGGTCGCTCTGGATAATCGTCGCAGCCCTGCACTGTCCAAATGAGTTCCACTTTGCGAGATACATGGCGATGGGTCCTGTGAGACCCGGGAGATTGACGCCCGACGGCGTGCTCGCCGAGTCCAGATTTTTGATATTGATGGATGTGGACCCCCCGTAATAACCAGAAAGGTAGGTGTTTCTGGACGGATCCGAGCAGAAGGCTAAACCTGTATCACCGGCCGTACCGGGTACGAGGGCCACTCCGGCTAGCACGCCACCGGCCACCGCACCTGACCTTCCGAAAATGCCGAGGACATTTGATGTAGTTACATTCATAGAAACCGTCGGATTGACGTTTGTAGTCACGAGGGCATTTGAAGCGTAAACGTTCCCGGAGACGTCGACCGTCCAGCCAGTCGGACTCTTCTGAACACCGAGCGGACCGGTGAAACGGGACGAGACGTTGAGCGATGGCGTGTTGGCCGACGCGACGATGACGTTCGGCGTCGAGATGGCGTTCGAGACGAACACGTTGCCCTGAACCTGGAGCGTCGCGCTGATGTTCGTGCTCGTGCCTATACCAACTTGGCCCGGACCTCCTCCTCCCACGAGAGTGATGGTGACGTAGCCGTCGTCGTTGTTTAATCCTTGATTTGTAATCGAAGATATTCCGTATGAACCTCCACCACCTCCGTTACCATATCCACAATCTTTTGGTCCATTTGTACCTCCACCGCCTCCAGAATAACCTCCTCCGCCTCCGCCTCCTCCGGCGACAGAGCTACCGCCACCGGCAGACCCACCACCGCCAAACCCACCAGTGGTTAGGTTAGAACCAGATGCCGCTTGTGGGCCGCCTAGGTAAGTTGCCGAACTGTTTCCGAAACCGCCACCTCCACCGCCCCCCGAATCACCATTAGCACCTTGACCTCCTGAACCATTTGAACCGGCACTTCCACCTGTCCCCCCTTGACCAGGGCCTCCATTCGTTCCCCCGGCACCTCCGTTTGTAGGTGTGATACCATTCGTTCCAAAGTTACCATTAGAACCGTTTCCGGCCATCCAAGAATTCGGAGCACCTCCTCCTCCTGCCGCAAAGAGAAGCTGATTTGTATTTTGTACAATTACGAACGAGCCACCTCCCCCTGCTGCCTCACTTCCGACAGATGGTCCCTTTTGTCCTACTACAAATGCCAAAACAGTACCTTGCGTCAGAGTGTATGTTCCTTGTATAGTGATACCGTACCCAGGTGCAACTGAGCCGAATCCTTCACTAGTACCACTTCGAGCCCCCGCGACAGTAATCGTATACGTCCCCGTGATTGGAACGGTCCATTTCTGAATTCCCTGTGTCGTCATATCCAGATACGTGTTGTACCAGTTGGATGGTGTAGGTGTACCCGTGAGTCCCGAACGGGCTTGAGAAAGTGTGGGGCCATTGGCGCCAGTCGCCCCACCGGATGTGAACGTCGCCGTTGTGAACGCGTATAGCGGAGTTCCCGAACCAGACAGATTAATAGCCGGCACTATAGTTGTTGGCCACGTCGCATTTGTGAAAAAAGCGTTGGGGCTTTCAAACTTGGACGAGGCCCATACGTTTCCGGTGACCGTAAGATTCGATGCACCACCAGGTGCTCCAAAACCCGTTCGGCTGACTAAAAACGCCGTGTTGAGAACCTGAACGTTTGCTGAGGTTGTCGCGAATACGCTCGGGGCCGAAAAGGCGTTTGACGCTGAGGAATTGCCTGAAATGTGTAGAGCCGCACCTATACCCGTACTCGTGCCGACTCCGACACCCGGGCCGGTTGTTTGGGTAATACGAGACGTGTTCAGAGTCGCAACGTTCGATGCGCTCAGAACCGTCAAGTTGGAAACCTGGAACGAGTTTGACGCGTAAATGTTTCCTTCGACGTAGAGGTTCGAGGCGGTGATGACGCCTCCCCCCCCGCTCCCTCCCGGGAGAGTGATGGTGACGTAGCCGGGGCCTGCATTTGTTGCACTGAACGATGTACTCGTTCCGTTATTCACGGATCCTCCTCCTCCACCGCCTTCGTGGTTTCCGCTGCCACATGAGTTCGGACTTTGGCTATATCCACCACCACCACCACCTGAATACCCGCCACCGCCGCCAGCTGCAGTGTTCCAGGATATAAACCCACCACCTCCACCAAATCCTCCGGCAGTACTAGCACTATCAGATAACCCACCAATACCTCCGTTTATAAAAGCAAATCCTACAGAGTTTGCAGGGCCAACGGAACCGCAATAGGCGTCTCCACCGTTTCCACCATTGCCACCTGCACCTGGGCAGCATTCGTAGCTGCCGGTGGCGCCTCGCCCACCGTTTCCTAAAAATCCACCTCCACCCGATCCGGAACCAGACATTCCACCGCCTCCACCTCCACCGTTTGTTCCACCCCGCCCCGAGGCGCCGCCACAAACTCCGGCGCAGTTGCCAGCAGTTCCCGCAGCGCCAGCTGATCCGGCGGTACCGGCGCCCGTTCCGCCACCACCACCGGCAACTATAAGACAGTTTGTAACGGATGTGTACGGTGAACGAACAACGAACGTACCTCCTCCTCCACCTCTTGATGTACCCGTTTGTCCACAAAGTATAGCTATTACTTCCCCTTGTGTCAGTGTAAAAGTTCCAGTTGTTATCATACCGTTATACCCACCTATGCCCCCCGCAGCCGTAATAGTATAAGATCCGGTAGCCGGTACCGTCCATAGCTGAATACCCTGCGTCGACATGTTCAGGTACGTGTTGTACCAGTTGGACGGTGCAGGCGTCCCCCCGAGCCCCGAACGGGCTTGGGAAAGTGTTGGACCATATGTTCCGCTCGCCAACCCTGGTGAGAAAGTCGCCGTCGTGAATGTGTACAATGATGGGGGCATAATATTAAAAGGCCTCGAGACCGTCACGATTCCCGCCCCGAGCGTATTTGAAAAGATTCCGTACGTGTTCATGACTTGGATGTTCGAGGCCGTGTCCGCCTTGACCGAAAAGACGGTCTGGAGAGCGTTCGACGCAAAGACGTTCCCCTGGACCTGGAGCGTCGCGCCGAGACCTGAACTGGTCCCGACGCCTACCGGACCTCCGAGGGAATAGGTGCCGCTCCAGCGGATCAAAAACGCGTCGTTCGACGACGAGCGTGCCGGAAGCGTGAGACTCGAGTTGGACCCCGTTGAATCTAGGTTCTTAATTGTCGTTGAATTCGTGCTCGAGTAGTAGCCGGCGACATAGACGGACCCGAATGCGTCTGCTGCGACGCCCAGACCGTAGTCGCTCGAATTTCCAGGAACGGTCGTGAAAGCCTGGCACGCACCATCCGAGTTCCACTTTATCAAAAACACGTCTTCGGCGGCCGTTACAGGTGGAAGAGAAATTGAAGACCCTGACCCAGTCGAATTGATGTTCTGAATTTGTGTACTCGAAGTGCTCGTATAGTATCCGGTCAGGTAGACGTTCCTGGCCGAGTCGGTCACGATCGAGCACCCGTAGTCCTCAGAGTTGCCTGGGAGCGTTGCGAACCCCTGACACGCGCCCGTCGCGTCCCATTTGACCACGAATGCGTCGTTCGTTCCGGCCGAGGAAGCCCCCATACTGATCGATGACGCGCTGACGATCGTCCCGAGGTTTGGTAAATTTATCGGGGTATTGTCGTTATAGAACCCGTTTATGTATACGGTTCCATCAGATGCCACCGCCACACCGAGCCCCACACACACTACAGTCCCGGTAAGCACTGCGAAACTCGTACACGCGCCACTCGGATTCCATTTGATGAGAAAAGCCGCCGCCCCAGTGGTGGCCGACGGCAGAGTGATGCCCGATGGTGAGTTGGTCGGTGCGATGTTTCTGAGTTCATACGACGACGAGCTGTTATAGTAGCCCGTCACGTACACGTTCCCGCTCGGTTCGACAGCGATTCCATTGCAAATATCGGCTGAATTTCCAGGTAAAAATGAGCAACCGACACACGTTCCCGTAGAATTCCATTTGATCAAAAAGCCGTCAAAAGAGCCCGTATTGGCCGGAAGAGTCACCGTCGAGGCTGACCCCGCCGCGTCAATGTTCTTGATGGTCGCCGGTGAAGAGTTGATATAGTACCCACACATATAGACGTTCAGATCGGCATCGGTGCCGACGCCCGTTCCGACACCGCTCAGCGTGGATGCCCCTACACACGCACCCGTGCTGTCCCACTTGACTATGAACGCCGTATCGACTCCAGACGTGGCCGGAAGACTGACACTCGAAGAGGTGCCCGTCGCATTGAGATTTTTAATCACAAATGAAGAACTGTTATACCTGCCCGACATGTAGACGGAGTTCGCCGCGTCGACCGTTATTGCGTAGCCGTAATCTGTCGAATTTCCAGGTAAAGTTGAGAAAGCCAAGCAGACGCCATCCCTGTCCCATTTAATCACGTATGCGTCCGATGTGCTTCCAGAAGTGGCCGGAAGCGTCAAACCAGAACTCGACCCTGTCGAGTTGAGATTCTTCAGGGTGACTCCACTCGTGCTCGAATAGTAACCGGCCATGTATATGCTTCCGTCCGCGTCCGTCGCGACCGCCTGCGCACGCTCGTCTGAATTTCCAGCTATGGTCGACCAGCCCTGCGCCGCGCCCACCGGGATACCACCCGATCTACCATGCACGGATAGCGTATTGAGAACTTGGACGTTTGCCTGGGTCACGATGATATTGGCCGCTTGAAGAGCATTTGAAGAAAATACATTCCCTTGAATCTGAAGAGCCGCACCGATACCCGCGTTCGTGTTCACACCCACTCCCGCTCCGCTCGTGGTGTAAATGCTCGTGGTGTTCATGACGGCACTGACGTTGGCGGAAGTCGTGAAGATATTTGGCGTCTGAAACGTGTTTGACGTGTAGACGTTCCCAGAAACTGCCACGGTCGCGCCCAGAACGCCACCACTCGACGTGAGCGAGATTGTTACAGACCCGTTGCCCGATCCAGCCTGTGAAGTATTCACCTGGTTCGTCCCTGAATTGTACGAACCACCACCCGCGCCGTCGTATGACCAAGGCGACGCGCCGCCGCCCGAGTACCCGCCGCCGCCGCCAGCGCCGTTCGTTCCACCGCCGCCTCCACCGCCGCCGAACCCTCCCGTGGCGGTGCCGCCGGACCCTCCCAGCGCGCCGTTCAGGAATGCGGTGCCGAACCACGAACCAGTCCCGTTGGTGAGCAACCCTCCACCTCCACCGGCGCCACCACCGGTTCCCTGGCCTCCTGTTCCGTTCGAACCACCAAAAGCCTGTACTGTACTGTATCCCGAAGTCCCCAGGTTTGCGTATTTGGCGCCTGAGCCGTTGAAACCACTCGCAGAAGCACCACCTCCTCCACCCGCCACGACGAGCGGTGCGTTATTCGACGTCCAAACGACAAAGGTGGCACCACCACCGCCGCCATCGTGACAGATATCCTGCCCAGCCTGACCACATGCAATCGTCACCTGCGTCCCGGCCAAAAGAACAAAGTCACCGCGCATGGACGTTCCGTAACCACCGATCGGGTTGTAGCACGTACTGTTTCCACCCTTGGCACCGACCGCATATATCTGGTATGTACCCGTCACGGGGACTGTCCAGACCTGTAGCCCCTGTGTGGTCATGGACAGGTACGAGTTGTACCACGTGCTCGGTGTGGGCGTCCCTGAGAGGCCCGATCGCGCCTGTGAAATAATGGGGCCTGAAACGCCACTCGCACCACCTGGTGTGAATGTGGCGTTCGTGAATTGATAGAGTAACTGGTTTGTATTAAACGCGACTGGAACCGATATACTCGCCGTGTTTAGTGTGGTCAGAACATTCGCCGTGACGGTCGCTAAAACGCCCGGCGCCTGTAATGCGTTCGAAGTGAAAACATTACCAGAAACGCTCAAGTTTGAATTGGCGCTACTTGTCGAATTGACGTTCATAGCCATGGACAGGCTTGACGTGTTCATGACGGCGATGTTCATGGACACCGTCGAGGCGGCGCTATCAATCCTCAAAGTGTTTGAAACGTAGATGTTTCCAGAAGTGATGAGCTGTGAAGGAATGGTCAGACCCATGAAAGTCACCGTAACCGTGCCGTCTCCCGTCCCCCCCTGTGAAGTATTCACCTGATTCGTCCCTGAATTGTACGAACCACCACCCGCGCCGTCATAAGACCACCGCGACGCGCCGCCTCCCGAGTACCCTCCACCGCCACCGGCGCCGTTCGAACCGCCGCCGCCTCCACCGCCGCCGAACCCTCCCAAGGCGTTTCCCGAACCTCCCGTGGCGCCGTTCAGGAATGCGGTGCCGAACCACACACCCGTCCCGTTGGTCAAAAAGCCACCACCACCGCCAGCGTTTACGAGTCCTTGACCTCCTGTTCCGTTCGAACCTCCGGTCGCAATAAGTGTACTGTAGCCCGAAGTTCCAAGGTTTGCAGGTATAGCCCCCGAGCCCTGGAACCCACTTGCAGACGCACCGCCTCCTCCGCCCGCCACGACGAGCGGTGCGTTATTCGACGTCCAAACGACAAAGGTGGCGCCTCCTCCTCCGCCATCGTGATAGTTGTCCGCACCTCTCTGTCCGCATGCAATCGTCACTTGCGTCCCGGCCACAAGTAGAAAGTCACCGCGCATGGACGTTCCAGATCCACCCCCCCGTCCCCAGTTAGTACTGTTTCCACCCTTGGCTCCCACGGCAGTTATCTGGTATGTACCCGTCGCGGGCACGGTCCAGACCTGCAGTCCCTGCGTCGGCATGGACAGGTACGAGTTGTACCATGCGCTCGGTGCGGGCGTCCCTGTGAGGCCCGCGCGGGCTTGTGCAATCGTCGGACCTGAAGCGCCGGTCACGCCGCCCGCCGTGAATGTGGCGGTGCTGAAAGGGTAAGTTCCCGCACCGTCGCCGTTCATATTTACGTAGAGCGGGTTAGTGACGAATGCGGTATTGAGCATCGCGATATTCGAAGACGTGATTGAACGGATGGTCGTGCTAGTCATCGAATTTGAGACCGTCACGTTACCCTGGATCTGAAGCGTAGCCCCGAGGTTGGTTCCGGTGTTTATACCCACGGACCCCGTGGTGCCCACGATCGAGGTCGTGTTCGTCGTGGTCGTGTTCATGTTGCTCGATAGAATGCTATTGAATTGAACCAGATTGCTCACTTGATTCACGGCTGGTGCTATGTTGCCGTAAAACACTGAATACTCTCCGAACGATGTCGTATTTTGAAAGACAATTGTATTCCCTATGGTTTGCACGTCTCCAAAATATGTCGTCGTATTGGACGACATGTGCTACTATCAGGTGCGATAATAATTAACACGTTCCGAAGCTGCGCTTTAGGCACGAGAACCGCAGCGTCAGGTGCGTCGGGCCTGAGGTCGAAATCAGATTGCCTGAGGCCCCAAAGAGCTTCACCGTGATTTCCTGGATCTGGCGGATGGGCTCGTAGAACGAAGCCTCGGCCGGAAAGTCGCGGTTCGAGCCAAAGACCGTGCGGGTCGTGCTCTCCGCGGTCGGAATGGACGCTAGGGCTGTCGAAATTTGATTCACGTTGGACACGGTCGTGGTCGGAACAGGTCCCGCGTTGCTCTGTCGCCCGGCAACACCGATGTTGTACTGGATGCTTGCACGGTCATGCATGCGCGACACGAGCTCCTCGATAGCCACGTGGATGATGCTCGATTGGGCGACGTTAGCGTGCACGCTCGCAGACACGAGCTCCACCTTGACGACGTCGCGAAGCGGAATGTTCAGGTACCCCACGAAGTTGTTGTGCGAGGACGTCTCGACCGAGTCCACGTGGAGCGTAAAGGTCTCCATTAGGAGTGGACCACATTTTATTTCCGAATTGTGACGATGACCAAGAGACCTGCAAGCGCAACAGCCGTGAGCAGAATCAGACGGTGGCGCTCACCCGAGTCCCATTCGACGGGGTCGGGCAAACCTGAAGGGCCCTCGACTGCACGCTGTTCGGCCGTTTCGAACCGCAAAAGGAACATGGTCCGTCCCATATCGGCCGTTTCGTAGTACAGGTCCCCGCTGTTCGGCTGGCGCCACTTGACAGTCAGACGGTCTAGCTTGGGGATGTGTGCTGGGTACTCGGTCGAGAGACTGTAATTTTGGTTGTAAAAGTCAAAAGTCCCTGAGACCTTCATCGGAACGATCGCAAAGGAACCGTCCATGGCGTTTGACGTGGGCACCATCTTACCGTCGTTTCCACGCCGGAGTGCGTCCGCCACGAGGTGTGTGGGGGTCCGGAGCTCTTCAATGTCCAAGCACAAAAACTCTGACACTGCAAGTCCCGGAACCATAGCAGATACCAACTCGGCCTTGACGATATTCAGGATCGGGTTGGTGAGGTGGAGGACAAAGGAGTTTGAATTTGGATACAAAATTCTATTCCGGTTGTCCGAGTCAACATAGACTGTAAACTCTGGCATGGTCCTCTAGGACCTGTTTAGATTTTTACTTCTCAAGCAGGGACCCACCGATACCGTCGGCGATGGCAAAGTCGCGCATCATCTCGTGCACGTACTGCTGGTCGCCGCAGATCCCGCCGGGCGTCAGGCCCGAGGTGTAGTAAGAGGCATCCTCAGACGGGCCGGGCGTGCAATCCAGGGACGGCTTGATGGCGAACAGGTCCTTGGGCTGCGTCTTGACGGCCAGGCCCGAGCTGATGGTGATGGGGGCGGTCGCGACCGCGGCACCCGAGTACCCGCTGTTCTGACCCTTGAGCAGGGTCATCAGGATCGTGACGAGCAGGGCGATGATGATAGCGTTGGTGACAACCTTTCCAATCTTCATTTGAAATTGGCTGGGATTAAAATTTGGGGGACGATCCCCGCGTTAAAGCTTAGGACTTCCTTTCTACAAAGGTCTCAATGGACTCTGTATCTATCGACCTGGGTGGGTCCCGCGGCGTGAAACTGAACGACGACGAGGCCAAGTTGCTGGATGAAATCTCCTTCGAGATGCCTCAGAAGCGCGTGACGTTAAAGCCCAAGGCGGCGCGCCCGAGCCCTTTCGCCAAGCGCGCTGCTGGGCCGTCACAGCGTGCACCCGAAATGGACTCTGGGCTGGATGATTTCATGAACCCCGGGAAACAGACGGCGCGCGCTCCGCCGCCGCCCGAGGAGTTTGACGGTGGCGAAGAGGACATGGACGACGGGTTCGAGGACCAACAGGACCCTAACCAGCCGGGAGGTGGCGTGTCGACGCCCTCTGAGGGCTACGCGACCGTCGAGGACGAGAAGGCTGACCTGCTCAACAAGATTACCCGCCTGAATAAGAAGGGTATCGCGTCGAGCCAGCGCCTGACCATCTACTCGGACATCGAGGAGGTTCGCACAGAGTACAAGCGCATGACGTACTCCATCGAGGTCGAGCGGTCCATCAAGTTCCAGCGGCGCATGCTCGTCGCGTGCGTCACGGGTCTCGAGTTCCTGAACGACAAGTTTGACCCTTTCGACCTAGAGCTGAACGGCTGGTCCCAGAATTGCATGGAGAATGTGGAGGACTATGACGGTGTGTTTGAAGAGCTCTACAACAAGTACAAGGCCAAGGTCCAAGTGGCACCCGAGGTGAAGCTGATCATGATGGTTGGCGGCTCGGCGATGATGTTCCACCTGACCAACTCGATGTTCAAGGCGGCTGTGCCGAACGTGAGTCAGGTGATGAAGCAGAACCCGGAGCTCATGCGCAACATGGTCGACGCCGTGCAGCGCTCAGCCCCGGGTGGCTTTGGTTCGCCGGTCGAGGGTGCCGGTCAGCCCCCGTCTCAGGGCCTGCGGCGCGACATGCGCGGCCCTGGCCTAGACATCGGCTCGCTCATGGGCATGATGGGCCCCCCTCAGCCGGTGATGACGCGGCCGGGCGTGGCGCGTGACGACGACTCCGTGTCCGACATCGTGTCGGTCGACGCGGGCGACCCGGACACGCGCGAGGTGAACGTGTCATCGACGGGCACCCGGGGCCGCAAGTCCAAGAAGAAGGAGGTGCAGATTTAAAAAATGTTCGGTAGAAATATATGGCTGACGAGAAGAAGGTCGAAGTCAAAGGCGGCTTCATGTCGGTGAAAGCCGTGTTTCTCGTACTTGGACTCGCCGTCGTCCTTTTCACCGTATATTGGTTTTTCAGTACGTACCAGGATATGAAGAACACCAACGTCGCAGGAATGAACGCGAGCATGAACGGCGGCGCCGCGCTCAACGCCCCAGCGGGCTTGGTCCCTCAGCCGTACTCGCCTAATGCCTTCCCCCCGAAGTAAATAAAAACCCAGTAAAACTGTATGGGAGTGGCCTACGCGCCGTTCGACTCGGGTCCGGGTCCAGGTGAGCGACCCGCCGCCAGGGCGCCCGTGTTTGACCCGTTGCGCCTCTCGACTCAGGCGCACTCCGACACGACCGAGTGCAACTACCTCGTCATGTTCTTCGTGATTGGAGTGTTTGCCATTGCGTTGGTCGATGGCCTTAAATCTACCAAGTAAGTATCAGTAACATGGGACGGTTCCGCACCTTCCTACGTTGGTACCGACTCAAGTCGAACGATAAACATCTGTTCCTCAAGGTGTCCGGACAGGGATACCTCGACGACCAGCCGGTGAGTGTTCAGGATGCTGAGGAATTTGCAAATGAAATTATATCAGAGACGAGTGAAATCGGGACGATTCTCGCTGAGGATGGGAGGACGTTGGCCCTGACGATTGACATTCGCGACGCGGACACGAGCACACTGAACATTTTGCCCTTTATCAAATTTTGTCAGACCCTCGGAAGCCAGGGCCACGATATCGACAAGATCGAGGTGATCGGTGCTGACGATATGTGGGCCTATGCGTGCCGCTACGCGCCCAAGTACGCAAGGGACCGGATGATTTTCATCTAAAATAGGCACTTGCCAGCGCCGAAGGGCGCGGCACCGGTGGCTTCGCCCCCCGAAGGGACAACGGCTTCGCCGTTGGGGCCGGTACCGAACCCGCCTTCCCGGTACACGACGCAGCGTTTCCGGTACATGGAGTGGAACACGGACCATTGGTCGGCCACATCATAGATCAGTGGGTCGTTCAGCTTACCGGGCGTCTCACGCATGATGCGCCCGATAGACTGCTTGATGTCCGACTTGGGCGTTGACAAAATGACCGTGTCGAGCACGGGTATGTCGAGACCCTCCTGCGCGAGCTGGAACGTGGCGATGACCACGCGCTTTGCAGCCGAGGCGGAGAGGTCCTCTTCCTTCATACCCCCGATGTAGAGCCCCGAAAGCTCTGTGCCCAGAGTATGGTACAAAAGGTGACAGTGCTCCCGACGATCGGTGAGGACCAGGACCCTGCGGTTTTCGAGGAGCGCTTCGTGTACCGTCCGGACTATGAGGGCGTTGCGCCCCTCGAGTTCCGTCAACAGGGTGATCATACCGGCCATGTTGATCTTCCCGAACCGAGTAAGTGGTGGCGCCTCCTTGAATGCCTCGTCCGTGTAGTGGAGCGTGCAAACCCGCGTTGACTTTTGGTGGGCCCGCTCGACCCGGTAAAACTCGGGACCCAGGAACCAGTACAAGAGCCGCGTCAGACCATCCTTACGTTCGGGAGTCGCCGTGAGTCCCAGAGTATACTTGGGGCAAATTTTGAACATGAATTGCGAAAATGCGGGGGCGCCTATGTGGTGAGCCTCGTCCACAATGAGTAGACCCACGGAGTCAAAGGCGTCGGTCGGGAATTCCCTCATACACATCGTCTGGATCATTGCGATGACAAAGTCGTGCTCGATGTCGAACGTGTCGCCCTGGATCCGGCCGACGGTGGAGCCCGGACAGAACTCCTTGATCTTCTCGATCCACTGGTCGGCCAGGAACTCCTTGTGGACAACGATCATGGTCCGGACCTTCAGGTGCGCCGAAAGAGCCAGGGCCATCGTCGTGTTGTGAGTGACCGTAAAGTCCCCGAGCACGAACCGACGGTTTCCGTCAATTTCGAAACCGAAATACTCCCCAACCGCCAGCTTCTCGACCGTGATCCCGACGTTCAGTACATCCTTAATCTGAGTTCGCGGCTCGAAGTGCTTCTTTCGAGGAACCTTGCACGGAACTTCCTCAAGTCCTGCGCCAGTTATGGAGCAGCGGTAATAGGTTCCAGCCTTCGGACCGCCTGGCGCGTTGGTGCACGTCTTGGTGCACTTATTCTTGTAGCAGGCAAAGCCGAGAGACCGACACAGAAAGAGCACGTCGTCGAAGAGCTTCTCATTTTTCTGTACAAATTCCCACCCGCCAGTGATGAACGATCCGTCCGAGTCTATGAGCCCCGCCAGAACCTGAAGCTGAACGTCACGCGAGTTGCACTTGTACACGTGAGGTATGTGCTTATTTCCTATCAGATCCAGTTCTTTGAGAGTCTTGTAAAAGTAATTGGGTTTGGAACCTTTGATTCTGTAATCGTAATTCAAAATGTGGTCGAGGTGAAGACCGTACTTTCCCAAGTTCCGATGAAAGTAGTGGAGCACGGTCGAATCCTGACTCGAAATTACAGCCGATCTGGAAACACCGTCACCTAACCAATATCCGAGCATATAGGGGTCCAAAGGAACTTCCTTAGAGGAAAAGGATATAGGAACTCGGTACCCACGGACTTCATTGTGCTTGAAGCCACTCGAAGAGTTCAGGTAGTCAGTGACTGGCATGTCAAGAATCTGACCCCACTTCCTATTTCGCTTCTGACAATATTTCAGGGACAAAATATGAGACTCGTTGACGATGTATGGGTCCCCTTTTGTCGGGACGATCTTGTAGAGCTGTTCGGTACCGGTGCACGTCGAAAGCACGGTCCGTGGCGTCGAGTCGTCGCCCATTATGAGTTCGTTGACTTGAATGTCCTGGACCTTCTTGATGGCGCCATCGAACATGATCACGGGCGTGTCTTTTCCAAGGCACTTACCAAAGCCGCATGGGAGCGACAGAACACCGCCTCCCTTCTCCGCAAAGGCGGCGACTCCAGCGGCGAATGCCTGCGGTTGGCTCGTCGCTTCTCGGAGAGTACCGCCGAACAAAATACCAGGGCGAGCAACAGGGGGCCGTCGGGTGTCCCGGGTGGGCGGCCCACAGCGGTCAAGGCCATAGTACCTTGGGACCACGAGCCTGGGGGAACCGTTCGCCGCTCGGCGCCAAACCTTGAAGGCAGGCGCGGGAATACCAATGGCCTCATTCGTCACTGGTCTTACCGTGAGTTCTTTTTTTACCTGGGAATCGTCCACCGTGACGTACCCATTGCGGGTCAACATGTCGTTAAAATGGCGGCATCCTCTATCTGGTAATAATATTTTGTAAGATAACTGTACTGATGACTGATACATGGGCGGAAGCCATAAATCAAGGGTTCACATATTATCCCTCGCGACCCCAGTTGGGCGGTGCGGGCATCACGTTTCTTGGGGGGTGGAATAGGGATGGCGTCGTCGACTCGGTCCATCAGAAGGACCTTGCCCTGGCTGCATGCGCCGAAACACCCACTTGCTGGGGGGTGGAGGGTGCAGACCAAAACACGCGAAAAGGTGCCGGTGGGTGGACTTATTGGCTCCTCAAGGGGAACAAGGGGAATAACGGCGGGCCTGAACCTGGTGTTTCAAAAGCAATTCTAAACTCGCGTCGCGTGTGGATCAAAAAAGCAAGTGGAGCCACGAAACCGTCGTCTTATAAGCCGGGCACAGGGATTCTACCAGAAAATGGAGATACCAAGGTGAAAATCTGCACGGACGCAAACGGACTCAACAACTGCGTGGGTGTAGGACGTTCTTTTTATCCGCGGAGCATGCCCAACGCGGGTGGGGCAAATTCAGTTGTGGTCCCGCTAGGTTACAAGGCGGGTCTCAACCTAAATGTATTTGATACACCTGAAGAGGCTGATTCAAAGGCGGACGGGAGTCGCGTAGGTTCGTGTGGTAACATGGACTCGGGTAATGGGAACAAGGTCTGGAACGAAAGCAACGCACCGGGTGCGTGTTTCAAGAACGGATGGAACCCCGGGAACCGGCCCGACGGAATTATAGTGTCCCAGGTTCCGATCAACATGGCCGACGTTGGTACATTTCAGAACTTGAATTCGCGTGGCGTGGGCCCGAACGATACAAAGCTGTTGCGCGCGGGGTACTGCTCGCAACTGAGCACGATCGACTCGAACGAGTGCAAACTATTTTCGGCTGACCCCGGGAACCAGTTCGATTACGATGTCATGAAAACGAACCTGTGCAACAAGGACAGGAACTGGACTGCAAACCCGACGTGTGTCGCCGCCGTAAATAATGCCCAAAAGACGGGTAGTCAGGCGGGAAAAAGCTCCGCGACGGAGATGATCCGCGTATTTTGCGAAACGAATCCCACGAGTTCTCTGTGCGGGTGCTATAACGTGACCAAGTTTGGTACGGCGTGCATCCGAGACGCCACGAAGAAGAACCTTCCGGGGTGTGCAGGCCTCTTTGCCGATTTCGGAAGCCTCCCATCGTCCTATGGTGCCGTCGACGCGGACAAGTTTTGCGCGTCGGACGACTGCATCACCAAAGCTCTAAGTAGTGGGACGGTCCTGCTTCCGCAGCCTCGCGCCGCGGCGACCTCATGTCCACCCATCCAGAAGTGCATTCAGGACTTCCGCGGCGCGAGCTTCAACGCGTCGTCTCTCGATGCGCAGTGCAAGCAGACCCTGAACATCACTGTGGCGCCTCCTCCTCCTCCTCCTCCGCCACCCCCCGCTCCTGCACCCGCTCCTGCGCCCGCTCCTGCGCGCGGTCCTGCTCCCGCTCCTGCACCCGCTCCTGCACCCGCTCCTGCGCCCGCTCCTGCACCCGCTCCTGCACCCGCTCCTGCGCCCGCTCCTGCGCCCGCTTCTGCGGTCGGTGCGGCGCCAGCGGCGGCAGCGGCGGCACCCGGGGCTGCACCAGCGGCGGCACCCGGGGCTGCTGCCAAGACCGCGGCAAAGAGTGATCTTTTGTGGCCAGCGAGACCCGGGCTCGACACAAAAGGGAAGCAAATTGGTTTGATTGTTGGACTTGTCCTCTTCTGTATCCTCATCATGATAGGAGGATACGTGATGCTGAAGCCTAGCTCGACTCCGGCCTAAATCTTCTTGGCGGCGGCTTCAGAGAGGGTCGTCGTCGCTTTCTGACCGGCCGGGCTCATGAGGAACGCAGCAACAGCGGCGATAACCACACAAATGACGCACCCGACGATCATCCAAATACCGGTCATGCCCTTGAACACAGAATCCACGAGATCGTTCACACCCTGGGTCTCCTGCTTGGCCGTCTGCTTCACGGCCGTGTCGGTCGTGTTTGCAATAACCGTGTCACTCAGTGCACTAGTGAGTGCGTCCGCGATACCCTTGGCCGTGACGCTCTGCAGAATTTGCTGATCAAAATTGAAATCGTACTCGCCCGCCAAACGATACTTGGGGTCACACGTCGCCACCATCTTCGCGGCGTTAACCTTCTGATTGTTCTGAGCATTCGCAACAATGTTCTGAACAGTCGAGGACGACATCGTGTTCTCGATGATGTTCGTCACCTTGGTCTTCAGGTCGGTGGTGGCAGAAGCGCTGTTCGCGACGGAAGGCGCCAGAAATCCGCTCTTCTGCGAAGCGGCATTGTCGATCGCGGTCTTGGCATCGTTCTGGAGTTTCGATTTGAGGTCCTGCACGTTCTGGGTCGTCATCGTACCACTCGCCGCGACGGTCGTCGTGGCACCCTGTGAGACGTTGACGCGGCACCCCGTGAACTGCGTGTCGGAAAGGTTAACACTCTGCCGGGCACCTGCAGTCGCGCTCACGTTCTGACTATTCGAAGACATGAAAGAGTTGGTCTGCTTGTTGAAAAATTCGTTCGTTTGCTGAACAGCACTCTTCGATGAATTTCCACCCATTATTACCCTTCAACATTTTATTGACAACAAAACTTTTTACCGTCCGGTGTCATGTCGCCCGTGCGCGGGTGGTCAGCTGGGCACAGGTCGGCGATCGGGAAGGATTGCGGGAGACACGTCGAAGCGGGCGCCGCGGCGGCGGGCGGTGCCTCCGTCTCGCTCGCGAAGCTCATGCGGGGGTACAGAAGCCACATGATCACGAGGCACTGAACGATGATGGTGACAGTCTTCCAGTTCAGCTTCATCATCGGGTACTAGGGCTCTAGAAAAGAAATGGACAAGATAACCCAGTGAGTCACACCGTTCCAGATCTTCTTTTCGAGAAGAACCTGGACTGAAGCTCCAAGTTCGAGCTCCTGTATCGGCACGAGCCCGTCAACGCGACACATGACGCGGCCGTATCTGAACGGCACCTTGGCCCGTACGACCCTCCCATCCTCAAACTTGAGTTCTATGTACTTGCGCCCTTCCCAGTCCCAATAGGGCCTCGCCACCTCGGCGCGCACGAGAGCCATGAGCTTGAAGGTGAGATATTTTTTAATAAAGAGTCGTGGCCTTGTATCTAACTAAAGAGGCGCCACATTTTCAGTTTAGAAATGGTCAAGCTCGTCTTCTGCATGCCCGGTCGTTCCTACTCGCGCGAGTTCCTGCTAGCCTGGTCGGACCTGCTGATGCAGGCGTCGGCCAAGGGTCACCAAATCATGATCAGTCAGCAGTACACGAGCTGCGTCCACCTCGCGCGCGCCAAGTGCCTCGGGGGCGACGTGCTCAAGGGCCCGGACCAGAAGCCGTTCCAGGGTCAGGTTGACTATGACGTCATGGTCTGGATCGACTCGGACATCGTGTTCAAGCCCGAGGACCTGTTCGCGCTGCTCGAGAGCCCGCACGACGTCACCGCCGGCCTGTACATGATGGAGGACATGCAGCACTTTGCGGCTGTCAAGGACTGGGACCGCGAGTACTTTGCGCAGAACGGCACGTTCAAGTTTATGAGCCCTGGGGACCTGCCCGCGAGCGAGGACGCCCGGTACCAGGAGGTGGCCTATTCGGGTATGGGCTGGATGGCGATTCGCAAGGGGGTCGTGGAGGACCTGAAGTACCCCTGGTTCTTCAGCCCTCTCGAGACCATCTCCGAGTCTCCCCTGGTCGTCGACATGAACTCTGAGGACGTGTCGTTCTGCAAGGCGCTCAAGGCGGCTGGTCACCCGATCTACGTGGACACGAAGATTCGCGTGGGTCACCAGAAGGCGCTGATTATTTAGGTTTGGCAGTTGCTTTTGCAGTAGCTTGACGACCCCGGTTGACTACCGACCCACTCGGCTCCGCTGAATAGCTTGCACGAATTCGCGCCATTAAAATTAAAGTGAGTGCAGTTTGAGGTGCCGTCGCACTTCGTCTTGCACTGATCGAGCGTTCCAGAGAATGGACCTATGGTTTTGGCGGCGTATTGAGAGTCTCCTAGGTAATGAGCGACGTTGTCCTTTTTGACCCACGCCGTGACCGGGGCAACCACCGGAGCGACCGGAGCGACCGGGGCGACCACCGGAGCGACCGGGGCGACCACCGGGGCGACCACCGGGGCGACCACCGGGGCGACCACTGGGGCGACCACTGGGGCGACCACTGGGGCGACCACTGGGGTTACTGGTGGCGTCGTAACGGCGGCTGGGGTGGCGGTGCACTTGCTGCCGAAAGTCGGGCAGGCGACATTTCCATAGTACACGCCAAGAGTCACTGCAATGACGAGGCACACGATGATGCCGATGATGATGATCGCAGACTTTCCACGTGGTGGCGGTGGTACGTTGTTCATATTTAATATAAGCTCACATCTTAAATTCAGCCACCAGAAGGCGCTGATTATTTAATCGTGGCAAGTGTAAATGAATAACGCACGTAGAACCTATCGAAAGAATGAAAGCATGGTGGGGCCAAGACTCGCAATCGACTTGTACCATCTGAATGGAAAAATTAATGCGTATAACAGGGAGCCTAGCGCCAATTATGCATTGATCTATAAAAATTGGATCAAGCGACGTAATGCACTCAGGAATTACATCAAAAAAGCGGCTGCGCGTCGTATCCAGAGCGCGGTTCGTAAGCGTGCAAACGAGCGCGCTCGGGGCACGATGGCCGTGCGGACCGTGAAGAAATATCTTTACCGGCCGCCGAACTCCGTCTCGAATCGTGGAGGCGTGATGTACCGGAAAACGGCAAATAGACGCCCTCTAAACTAGAGTTTAAATTCCGCCTTCAGTTCCTCGATGCCGGTGTAGTACCGTGCCAGATCCTTCTTGAACCGCGCATCTTGCTTTGCTCCCGTCTTGGTGAGCCAAGCCAAATTCGCCTTTGAATATTTGGTCCGGGTCTGGTTGTCGGTCGGCTTTCGGGGTGTGACCTTCTTCGGCGCCGCCTCGGTGTCCTTCGAACTTGCTTCACTCGGGCGCTTATCGATGAAGCTCAAGGCCTGCATGACCGTGTCCGCCAAGTCATCCTTCTTCTTGTGGGCGTCGAAGAACGCGCGCCACTCCTGATTCGGCGCGTCCTCGATGAACTTGCGTGCGCGCTCGATGCTCGTCTTCTTGCGTTGCGCATAGCGCGCTTTACCAGGTCCCGCCACGTCAGGCACCTTGTGCCGCGCGTCCCAGATGACCACGTCCTTTTCCCGGACCAAAAAGTACGTGTGGAGCAGGTTCTCGATCGCCTTCATCTTACGGTTCCTGTCAGGCTGCTTCTCGATCACGACTGTGGTCGCCCCGGACGTCCAAGGCTTGGAGTTCAGGTGCCGGACCATACACGGAAACACGCCGTCGGCGTGCATGGGCGGCACACCCGAAACGTCCCACTCCTGAATCTTCTTTGTGACCGGACAAATCAGACACATTGCGAGATTCTTAATTCCACAGTCGATGGACAAAATCATCCAGTGTTAAAGAATCAAGGTTCGCTTTACCTTAAGTAACGATGACCGACGCCCTGATTTGCTGGTGGTGCGTGCACGCCCTTCCCACTCTGCCCTGTTTTCACCTGCCCGTACGATATGACGACAAGCGCCGCGTATTCACAACCATAGGTAACTTTTGTTCGTGGCAGTGCGCCAAGGCGTATGCCCTCGACATGAACAGTGCGCGCTCGGGTGAGATCCAGTGCTTCCTGGCCCTCATGCGCAAGCAGGCCCTGGGCAAGTACACGCCCTTGTGGCCGGCACCCAAGCGCCAAGCGCTCGCGGCGTTTGGGGGCACCATGACCATCGAGGAGTTCCGCAGGTTCGGGGGTCTCGTCGAGCCACCTATCGTGCATTATCCGACTGAAAAGCGTATGGTTGCCATAATCGGTGGGACGCCTGGGGTACCTGAAGGGACTCAACACATGCCCGTCTCGTCGAAACCGTCGGGTGGTCAGGGTCGCCTAGCGGCGATTGAAAACTCGACGGCATCCGGGGACACCTTGCGGTTGCGTAGAAACAAACCGCTCGCTCGACAGACGAGTCAACTGGAAAACGTGCTCGGGATTACGCGGAAGGGACCGAAGGAACCGAAGGAACCCACGCCTGGCGCCTGAGTACCGCCTTGGCATACACGCCACACAGGACAAAGTGGATGTGAGGCCAATCGAGTGCGTCACGCGTGTCGAGCTTAATCTTCATGGGGTTGCTGTTCACCTCCTCGACCATCTTGACTTGCTGAGTCGGGTCGCCCATGGACTCGGCCAGGTCAAACATGCGTCCGAGCCATTCGACGTGCGTCTGGTCCTTGGCGTCGAACGCCTTGATGAACTTGGAAGTGATGGTCGGTGGAAGGTCCATTGGTAACTTAATGGCGCGCGTCTTTAGGCTGCCATGCATCCACACCCTTCAGACTTGGTGTTGAGCACGAGCCAGAGTGCAAAAGCAGCGAGTCCGTAAACGAGCGCATCCTGGGACTTCATTACTCTTCGTCAACACTTTCCTCTGGGTCCTCTTCCTCGTCGTCTTCGTCGCCCTCGAAGCTCTCACCGTCCGTCTCCTCTTCTTCATCTTCACTCGAGTACTCGTCGCTTGATCCTGCGTCCGAGTCGGTCGGTACGTAATCGTCATCCGAGTCAACCTTTACGAAGCCGTCCGCGTGCACGCGAAAGCCCATATCCTCCTCGTTGCTGGTCGGGAACCGCTCAGCGATCGAGTCGTCATCTATCTCGTACGTATCCTCTTCGTAGCGCCACACGCGGTCGCTGCACTCGGACAAGTACCGGATAGTGTAGATGACACCATCCCTCTCTTCAACCTTGGCCAACAGGGCGACAGGCTTGCGTGCGCCCACGTCAGTCCATACGCGCACGAGGCTCATCTATCCTGTCGACCGCAAATCTTTTTATCTAGAATTCGCGCGCCCTCCTGAGCTGACGACGCTTGGGACGGATACGGGCGGGAATCCGAGACACGTTGTTTGTGTGGGCGGCCCGAGCCTTGCGCCCGTAGAGGAGCCGGTCGCCGTTATGCACCACGTATGCGCCCCGGCGCGTGACGTGGAATTGCCGACCTTTGTGGTCCTTGTAGGCAATCTTCAGCGTGGGTGACAGCTCACGCGTGCGGTGCAGGTTGAGCAGGGCGGCCCGACGCGTCTTGGTCCCCACTTGGAGTAGGGCGAGGCGGCGCGGTACCGTGTGGGTCTGTTGTGAGAACTCGATGAGGCTACTCCGCCGAGTCATCTGTGCCATCTGTATACATAATAAAAACAGTGAACGCGTGATGACCAGAAATGCACGAGCTCGTGAGCGCCCTCGCCGAGAATGGCTTTGCGAAGGACGGTCGTGCGACGCTAAACTCCGTGGCGGCAAATACGATGCAAGACGGGCAGTACTCTCTCGGGGCTCGTGAGAATGCGGCCGTGCTCATGAAGTACACGGCTCAGTACGGCCACCTCACGGTCGCTGAGATAAAAATAAAATGTGTGTGACACTTACACTGGATGGTCGGTGGGGTTGAACCTTCGGTTCGACCACCCCACTCTGACACGTTTTATGTCTTGAATCTTGGTACCCTCGAACAAGTCTATGACGAATGGACCGAGACCCTGCCCCACGTGAAGCCGTACTATGCAGTCAAGTGCAACCCGGACCCGAGGATCTTGAAAGTCCTGGCAGACCGCGGCTCCAACTTTGATTGCGCAAGCCCAGCAGAGATCCAGGCGGTGCTCGACCTTGGTGTCTGTCCAGAGAGAATTCTGTATGCAAATCCGTGTAAACGCTCAGATGATATCGTTTTTGCCAAGGACAAGAACGTGGTCCGCACGACGTTCGATAGCGTGTGTGAACTCAAAAAGATTGCGCGGGCGTTTGAACACTGTGTGTCCAAACCCCGGCTCGTCCTCCGAATCCGCGCCGACGACCCGTCGGCCCGGTGTAACCTGGGCGCCAAGTACGGCGCCGAGGAGCACGAGTGGGACGTGCTTCTGTTCACGGCCAAGACGCTCGGGCTCGACGTCATCGGCGTGTCCTTTCACGTCGGTTCGTACGCGTCGAGCCGTGACGTCTTTAAGGTGGCGCTCGAGAAGGCGACCCGGGCCTTTGAGCTCGCCAAGGAGCACGGGTACGCGCCTCACATCATCGACATAGGTGGAGGCTTCTCCTCGGCCCACGGCCTTCCCGGAGCCGAGACGCTCAGCGCTCCCCCGGGCGTCGAGCTCATCGCAGAGCCTGGACGCTATTTTGTAGAGAAAATTGCAACCCTGTATACCCCGGTCATTGGGAAAAAGGGATCAGGAATTACTATTAGCGAAAGTCTATATGGAGCCTTCAACTGTATTTTGTTTGACCATGCCCAACCTCGGGTCAAAGAGGTTCTTGACGAATTAGGAAACAAAATTGCACAGGGACCTGAAGGACCAATTACTATTTTTGGATCAACGTGTGATGGGGGTGACGTAATTTACAAGGAATATTGTCTCCCTTTGGGAATCCGGGATGGACACTGGCTGGTATGGGAGAATTGTGGTGCTTACACGTCAGCTGCGTGCACCAACTTTAATGGATTGGGATTCAATTCTCGAAAGAGTTTTGTAAAGGAAACCTCCTCCCCTTTTTGATGTAGTTTGACCAATATAACATTTACCATTCACCTTGTTCTTAATCATGTAAATCCAACCCATCCTATGATGGCCGGACATTTTAGGTTGAGGCTGCGGACGAAGTGCTAGGTGAAAAGAAAAGGTGCCTTCATTACACGAAGGCTCGTGCCGCGCGCTCTAAGCGCGCTCGCCGCGGATACGGCGCGCCAGCTGGATGTCCTTGGGCATGATGGTGACGCGCTTGGCGTGGATGGCGCACAGGTTGGTGTCCTCGAAGAGGCCGATCAGGTAGGCCTCGGACGCCTCCTGCAGCGCCAGAAGGGCGAGGCTCTGGAAGCGGAAGTCCTGCTTGTAGTACTGGGCAATCTCGCGGACCAGGCGCTGGAACGGCAGCTTGCGGATCAGCAGCTCGGTGCCCTTCTGGTACTTGCGGATCTCGCGCAGCGCCACGGTGCCCGGGCGGTAGCGGAAGGGCTTCTTGACCTTGCCGAAGGTGGCGGCCGTCTTGCGAGCACACTTGGTGGCCATCATCATCTTGCGGGGGGCCTTGCCACCGGCGGACCTGCGCGCAGTCTGCTTGGTGCGAGCCATCTGGCGAGTCGGGGGGCGCTTGGGTTATGGGAGTGCCCTTGGCGCGCGGCCGGAAGTAGCCGGGCCCCGAAGGAATCGTGTGATGTGGAGGTCACCTAGTCCACCCTCACCACCCTCTTATGATGCCTCCCTCCCAGATCCAGCGCGAATACCTCGCCAACGCACGCAAGGCGATCCGGATTGCACACGACGTCAAATTCAACGGCGTCGCGTACAGTCAGCAGACCAAACGTGCGGAGGCGTACTGGACGCACTTCCTGAAATCTACGGGTTCCACGCGCGTGCACGAGAGCACCGCGCGTCTGCGGGCCTACCTGAAGGCGAAGGACACGCGGGGGGCACTCGAACACACAGCCCACTAAGAATCCTCCTTTCTATCAACAAAGTAATCGGACAACTTTTGTGATAATCTCTCACCCTTCTTTGTGAGTGCTAGGACCCCCTGTGGGGAGAAGACGACGTCGGTCGCCGGGTCAAACTGATTTTTGGTCAGGATTTCCCAGCGTTCCTTGTACTTTCGATCTTCGAGTCTTCCGTGATACAAGTGCATGATGGTACCTGGTATATAAGAAAGTTTGAGGTCCTTGCACGCCTCTTGAAACTCGAGGAGCATGGCTTTGTAGTTGTTGTGGATGGTGCCAGGTGCGCTAGAGAGCACTTTGCCTATAAGAGCGAGTGCCATGTGTCTGTCGGCTGATCCGAGGATGGCCCAGTCGATCAGACCACCCAGGTGATCTATGGCTGAGCGCCGGGCAGCCCACGCGTAGCCTGGATGCCAAAAGCCGTACTTGTCAGTTGGATTGTATGCGCGCCCACTCTTGGCGTGCATGTACCCGAAACTCTTGTCAATTTTTATAGCCTCGCCAAACTGACCCAAATTTACAGCCGTTTGCCACAGATGCACGAGATCAGCCACTTGAAGCTCATCGATCACTTCTTTGACCCAATCTGCATTCATAAACACTATGTCGGCGTCTATCCACGCCATGTACTTCCAGTCTCCTGGAAGATCCTTGATGGCCAGGTTGATGAGGTTCTCCTTTATCCACAGGGGACTGTGAGATCTGATCTTGAGATGCTTGAATACTCCGAGCCGTGGAAGAGGTGCTGGTCCAATGGATTCTGAAATTAGAATCTTAATTCTGTTGTGATTTTTGTAGCGCTCAACAAAGTCTATGAAGAGTTGCCGGCGCGTACGGAAGCCGCAATAATTGAAGTAGGGTAAGATGACGTAAAGGGCGTCTTGTTGGGGCCCGAAGCACGCCATTTACTTGAAAGAATACTACTTTTTATTTTGCCGGCTAATAGTACCGTGAGATGCAGCGCACTGCACGAGTCCTGAACTTTGGCACGTCTCCACTCGCGCCACGTGATCGGCGGCGCGTCATGATCCTTGCACTCAATTACACAAAACAAGAAAAGGCCCTGCTCAAAGTTGGGCGACTACTCGATGATAACAACCTGACAAACCGAAAGGCCCTAAGCCTAATTAAACAATTTGGTATCATCGAGCAACGTGTTATTAATTTAGATGCAAAATTAGCAAACGTCCAGTGGGAGAATGCCGTGCGTCAGGAGGCAGCCTCTCGGCACCTGGGGCGGACCCTCGCGAAACACCTGTCACCCATGAAACAATTTTATTGGAAAAAAGGCCTGAACCGGGAAAAGGCTCGGGCCATGCGCAACTACGCGCTCCTCACGGGCGCACCTACGGCCCCAAGCCCGCGCCGTTCCGTCCGCGCCGCGCGCCCAACACGAACCCCCACACCGCCCGCGCGTCGCCTGAGCCCCAACGAAGCCTATGAGCGCCGCCGGGCCCTAGGAATCGTGGGAGCCCCGCGGGTCCCGGGTCCCCGTCACGTCGCGGAAACCTGGGCGCGTAACGGCCGTGGCCGCATCACTGTTTTACCACGGCGTGCAACTCCTCGCAAAACGCATTGAGTCCCGGGACGATCACGTTGTCCCACATGTCGCGGTCGCGCTTGACAGGCATGCTATTCACCTGGCTGTTGTACTGCTCGACCAGGCGCGCGTCCTCGAGGTCGAGCATCTGCAGGTACGTCTGAATCTGGATCATCTCGTAGTCGTACACCTTGTTGAAGAGGCCCCGCGTCCGGTTCTTGATTTCGACCAACGTCCGGGACCCGTCGGGGCGCTCCTCGATGCGGTCAATCTTGCCGACGACCGAGTACGTCACGTCATCGATGGTGCACACGTGGTACGAGTAGAAGGAGTTGTCCCGGGTTAACTTGACACCCGTGTCAACCTCCACCTTGTCAGACGTCTTGTCCTCTGAGCGGGTCCCGTGTGACGTGTACACCTGGGTCTGAAGGTGACTGATAATCTCAGACTTTTGGGCCTCACTCAATTTTGGATCGGAATTAATACGGCCCTTGGCCTCCTCAAAGACGGCAACAGTCTCCGTCGAGTCCTTGGTCTTGATGGACGTCGCCTCGTCGAGAACCTTCCGGGCCTCGTCAGAGACCCGCAGAGCTTGGAACGCAAGGTCCGTGCGAGTCGCACCCGTGAAGGTCGCAGGACTCAGCTTCTTCCACATCTCGTCAAAGACTTCCGAACGGGGCTTGTAGCGGTTCTGTCCGATGATTGCCGCGACATAGCTCGCCTTGAGGGTGACACGTCGAGTCATCGCAGATGACTCCTAGTGGCTTAAACGGCTGAAACCTTAAGTGGGTACTAGGATGGTACCCCTTCGTCTCGTGGCGTGCACAGGACCTGTTTCCTCGCGCTCCGGTCGACGAGGCCCTGACCCCGTCACCCCGCCGCCCCCCCGCTCAAAAGTGAAGAAGGCTGACATCAAGCGTGCGATTGATCACGCTCAGAAGTTGTGCTTCAATTTTGAGGATACGCCCGAGTGCCGCGTGGCATGGGACGAGGTCGAAGAGCTCTCAGCCGAATTTGACCGGCGGGCTCAAGTTTCAGACCCTCTGGGACCTTTGCGTGCGAACGAGCTCGCGAACCGGGAGTATGACCTCTAGCGGACCAGGGACCAGGCTAAAAGCGCGCTCTGGATCAGGGCCATCCAGTACATGACGGTGCGTTGGCGACCCGCGGTGCAGCTGCACGCAGTGTGACGCAGGCTCTGCACATAGCTGATGGTCACGTACAGGTACATGGCCGTCGCGACGGCAACGGGTCCGGCCAGGACGCGTGACAGCTGAGGGTCGCGTAGAAGCGCAATCTGGACCGCGATCATGGCCATGAAAAAGTACTTCATGTAGTCCCGGCGCCAGTTCACCGAGCACCCACAAGAATTCTTCTCAAGATTCAGGACCCATGAGAGCGCCAAACTATTGAAGAAGATGTTGACGAGTGGTGCGACGTGGTGCATTGAAATTAGACGCACATAAAAATTCGTGTGGTGTGAGAGTCAAGCGCCCCCGGTCCACTGGGTACCGTATGGACCGTGAGCCCTCGAAGCGTGAACAGAAGCGCGCCCAGGCTCAGAAGGCTCGGGACCGCGCCATCTATTCAAAGAAGGCTGTCCGTATTCAGGAGGCTCGCGCACTTAAGAACCTGACCCGCGTTCAGAGCACCGACTAAATGCCGCTCCTCCGCCCCGGTGACCTCGTCTACGTGGACAACCTCGCGACGCCCTATCCAAAGGAGGGCCTCTTCCGGACCATGTCCACGTACGGGTACGAGTCGCATCCTCGCCGCAACGACTTGTACCTCGTCTGCAAGGACATGAGCATCAAGTCGTACCACGAGCCTGGCCGTCTTATCGGCTGGACCCTCGAGGACACACCCAACGGGTGGTTCACGCGCCTGCAGCTCGAGCGCACGCGTGCGGTCGTCCGGTACCATAGCCACATCGACGAGGGTCCCGGGCCGTCTCAGGACGCCCAGTGGCTGTCCGATGCGGAATCGGTCGAGTCCGTGACTTCCGGGTCTTATTAAAGTCAGCGCCAGTGGTAGAGGCAATGGAGACGATGATGCCGTGCCGCCACGTGCGCTTGACCATTCGGCGCGTCGCGCGCCACCCGGTCACGCGCCGGACCTTGCGCTCAGGGGCCCTGATTCGCAAGCACGTGGTCCGTGGTGCGACGCTCGGGCTCGTACCGGACGCTGTCAACGACTTGGCCTTCCACCACGCACAGCTGAACTTCGACGAGCTCGTCCACGTCGTCCAGGATACCGCCTCAATAAGCACCATGACTGCCGCGCTCGCCGTCCTGCTCGTCGCTAGCCGCTTCGCTCTAGACTGAACCGGACACCAGGCTCTGGGTATTGAATATCAAACGATAACCGTAACCGCCCCCCCTTGACGAACCCCTTGTCCTTCACAAAGTAGTCCTTGCGCGGGTCTAGCACCCCATAGTCTGACGTGTCGATCGTGATCGGCCCATCAAAGTGTGGAACTTGTAGGACGCACCCACGCACAGAGTCCTCAAACGGAATTTTGGTCGACCAGACGAGGTCCGGGCCCATTCTCATGAGACTCGGGTGGCTGGCGACCCGTATGACGAACTGGATGTCGCCCGGCTCCTCATCTGGCGTGCGTGGCTGCTCACCCAGTCCGTGACCCAGCAGCATCTCACCATCTTGGATTCCAGCCGGGATCCGGAGGTCCAAGTTCAAGTTTTCCACGCGGTGACCCCGGTGAGTACACGCGTCACACCCCCGGGCGTGTGTGCCACGGCCCTCACAGGGTGGGCAAGGCTGCGCAAAGGCCATCGGCCCCATCTGCACGTGGATCTGCCCGCGCCCCTGGCACTGTGGGCACTTCTTCTGACACGCGAAGCACGTCTTGGTCAGACCTATCTTCATATGCTTGGTCGTGCCTCGGTACGCATCCTCCAGAGAGATGGTCACTGCGTGCTGATGGTCGGCGCGCCGAACAGGTCCCCGCTGGCTCGCAAAGGCGGCACCGAACATCTGGGAGAAAAAGTCCGCGCCGGGACCGCCGCCGCCGAGGCCCGGCTCTGGTTGCGGATTCGTGATCGCATCGTATGCGTTTGTGATCTCTTTGAACTTTTCGGGATCACCGCCCTTGTCCGGGTGGTGCTTCATAGCGAGCTTCCGATAGGCTTTCTTGACCTCATCTGGGGACGCTTGGGGACTCAGACCTAGGGTCTCGTGAGGTGAAGGCATCTGCTACTGTTTTTAACACAGAAGACCTTTAGGCCAGGTCACCGCGCATCATCTCACGGGTCTCGCTCTCGGTCGTGTCCAGGTGGGTGTAGACCTCCCCGGGGATCTGGTCGCGGTAGAACGGCGACAGGAGCCAGAGGCCGATGGTGTCGCCCAGGAAGTACGAGTGCGGCCGCTCGAACCAGGCCTGGACGCCGTCGCGCGAGAGAACCGGGCCGTACGGCGGGACCATGAGGAACTCGGAGCACATGCAGTTCTGGAAGAAGAGCACGTTTAGGGTCTCGTCGTCCATCTCGTCCATGGCGTACAGGTCCACGGAGAACTGGTGGCGCACGACGTGCGCCCACTCGCGCGGGCCGGCGTAGCGGTGCGCGACCAGCACGACCAGCATCACGCGCACGGCGCCCGAGGAGGTGCGCGCACGGAACGCGCACATCACCGACGTGGGCGCGTAGTGCTCGTCGCGGCGCAGCTCGGGCGTCACCTGGTAGAAGGCGCCGCAGGGAACGGAGGTGTTGACGTCGGACATCGTGGATCACGGAGTGGGGATGGCGCGCTCGCGAATGGCGGTAGTCGGCCCGGCAGCCAACCAGGCACCTCTTCCCGGCACCTCCGTTTACCGCCGGCCGACCGCGCGCGACCGCGCCAAAGGGGCGGGGCTCGTCCCGCAAGCGTCCCTCCAGCCTAGGCCCGGGTCCCGACTCGCGATCCGAGCTCTGAGCTCCGCCCAGCTGGATGTCGGGCAGGCAACACATAGTACCACTGCCGGCACACCGCTGGCGCGCGCCGCTGAGGGTGCGGCCAGCGCGGCGCCCGGCCCATCGGGTTGATGGGGGCCAGATCGCGCGCGCTGGCGGGGCGCGGGGCCGAGCGCGCGCGGCTAACCGGCGTGCAGTCCCTGCCGACCAGGTCTTGGTAGGCAGGCAGCCGGCACGCGTGACTGTGCGACCCGCTCGATCGAGCCGCGGGCACGAACGCGCCGGCGTGCGAACGCGCCCTCGCGCCCGGGCGTGCGGGCTAACCGTTTTTTCCGTCACCCGGGATGTTTGCCGAGACTTTTAAGCCGGTACAGGCAGGTGTGTGTGTGTGTGTTACACGGGTTTGCGCATCAGGTTGGGTCAGCGCCTCTTCTTCTGGTGCTAATCCAACTTGCGCGCAGCCTTGCGCTTGCGCTTGCGCTTGCCCTGGCTCGGCCCCTGGCCAGCAGCAGCGGCATCCTGCTGCACCGCGGAGCGCCCGCGGCGCAGGCTGGAGGCGGACGGTGAGCCAAAAGCATCGGCAGGCGCAGCAGGCGCAGCAGCATCCTCCTCCTCAGACGACTCATCAGCTCGAGGCGGCACGGCGTCAGCAGCAGCCAGTGGCGCAGCAGCAGCAGCAGGCTCCTCCTCATCCGACGACTCATCGTCGCGCGGCGGGCTGTGGCGCACATCAGCCCGAGGTGGCACGGCGTCAGCAGCAGCCAGTGGCGCGGCGTCAGCAGCAGCAGCCAGTGGCGCGGCGTCAGCAGCAGCCAGTGGCGCGGCGTCAGGCGCAGCAGGCGCGGCAGGCGCAGGCGCAGGCGCAGTCTCCTCCTCAGCCTCGCCATCCTCACCGTCCGAGTCGTGCACATCGTCAGGATCTGCCTCCGGCGCCTCCTTCTCCTCCTGCACGGGCAGCGCCAGCCGCGCAGCCTCCGGCAGCGCCATGCGCGCAGCCTGCGCGCTGCGCAGGTCACGCAGGCGCTGCTTGCGAGCCGCCTCCGGCATAGCCTCGAGCTCCTGCTTGCGCGCGGCCCATCCGACGGGCGGCACGCCAGGCGGCTGCGCGTTTCCCGCCAGCAGGCGCATCTCATAGGCCTCCAAGCGGCGCTGGTGATCCACCAGCTTTGACGCTGCCTTTGACTGGCCAGCAGCGCTCGGCGGTCGGCCTCGCTTTGCAGGTGGCTGAGAAGGGCCAGCCTCATCGTCGTCAGCAGCAGCGCCAGCAGCGCCAGCAGCAGCAGCAGAAGCAGCGTGCGCAGCAGGCACAGGCGCAGCGAACAGTCGCAGCGCCCAGGCCTGGTAACTGGCGCGGCAGTGCGCCGCCTTGGGGCCGGTGACCAGGTAGGCGTCGGCCGCCACGGCTACGTGCATCCACGACATCTGTCAACGGCTGAGTCAGCACGCATCGCATACATAGACGCACCAAACGCACCATAGGGTGAAACACGCTGCCAGCTAGCCAGTCGCGGGGAGGAATGGAGGCCTGTGCAACAGCGCGGTTGACGGCCCCCGCGGCAGCCTGGCTGACGCCCAGCACAGCCATGGGGTTGGTGGCAAAGTACTGGAAGATGGTGCTCAGGCAGTACGGCGCGCCGCCGATGCCGAAGACGTGGTGCCGCACGTTGTTCAGCTGCGAGAACACGGGCTGCTTGCTGAGGACGGTGTGGATGATGGTGGCGGACGTCTCCACGCTGGCCGCCAGTTCATCTGCGACTGCGAGTCAGTGTACGCACACGCTGCGCACACGCTGCTGCTACACACCTGCGCTCACAAAGCCCAGGCGCCACCAGGGGTCGTCGGTGACTTCGCCGGTCGCCCAGCGCGTCCTGAAGAAGACGCAGCCGCCTCCCACGCAGTAGATGGCATCAAACTGCTTGATGCCCCACTCCTTCGCCTCCTCCTTCACCTTCTTCTTCGGCGGCATCTGTTGCAAGGGGAGGGGGTCAGCGCCAGCGCGAGGGGCGCGGGGGGCGCGGGGGGCACGGGGGGCACGGGGGGCACGGGGGCGCTGCAGCCTTGCGCGCAGCCGTGCCGCCGCAGACCTGGGGGCGCTGCAGCCTTGCGCGCAGCCCGACGCGCGGCCTGATCTCGCCCGATGAGCCGCGCGGCGCGGAGCTACGGGTCGTGCCCACGCGCGCCGAGCGCCCGAGGCTGACGGCGGGGGCTGCAGCTCGCGCCAGACAGGATGCGTGGCAGCGCGCATCCCAAGGCTGTGCGCGCAGCCCGTCTGAGGGGCCTGACGCCGCCGGAAACGCGCGCCGCCGGCGCGATGGGCAGTACCCTCACGAGGCCCGCGGCGCGCGGCTGAAGGCGCCGAGCAGAAGCGCCGCGCCGGCGCGCCGGAGACAGAGGGTTAGGGTTGGCGCGCCGACAGCGCTGCAGCGCGCGCCAGAGACGCGCCAGAGCTTGCAGCAGCACACGAGCGGGTCACGCGCCTTGTTGATGGGCTCGGGCGCTGGTCGACGGGCGGCGAGCGGCTTCAGGAGCGCGTCGGCTGTCTGGACGGGCCCCTCTCGCGCCTCGCCTCGTGGAAGCTGGGGCCCCTCGGTGTGATTACACTCACAGCTCCCGCCGCACCTGGCGCCGCGCGCCGCGTCCATGGGTGGACGCACGGGCACGGGCACGGGCACGCGCGGCGTTGCGAGCGGCGCGGGCGGCAGCGCGCTTGGCCTGCAAGTTGGCTGCGGCTGCTGCGGCTTCTGCGGCACGACGCTCCTCGCCACGCCGCCGGTCTTCAAAGGCCTGCACCGCTTTCAGCTCGTAGTATAGGTTCGCGCCAGCCTGGATCTCAGCCAGGCAGGCCGGGTGGTACATGTTCATCTTGGGCGCAAGGGTGTCGTTGCGGATGTGAACCGCCTTCTGGACCGGGTCATCGTCCAGGACGCCCCAGGGCGACGACACGAAGTATGCCAGGAGCGCCATGACGTGTGTCTTGCCGCGAGGCACCTCGAAAAGGTGCCGGTAGAAGGTGCTCTTGCGCAGGAGCCCCTCCAGATGGCAGGCTGCGTCCTCGAGCGTGCCCAGCGGGCCGAAGCTGGTCATGTGGACCCACTCACACGCGCCATAGGAGCGGATCACCTTGAACTCCAGCCAGCCGAGCTTGGGTTGAAGCTGGATGCGCGCACCGCAGATGACCATCCTGGCGGCCATCTGGACGCTGTCGGGGGCGGGAGCGAGAATGGCAAGGGCACTGAGTGGAGAGCAGAGGGTGGTGCACTATTTACTTGGGTGGGTTACACTATTTACTTGGCCTTTGCTGCCTTAGCAGCAGCCTTTTTCGCAGCAGTAGCCTCGGCGATAGCTGCGGCTTTGGGGTTGGCTGCCGCCCATGCGGCAAGGGCCTCCTGTGCCTTGCGCTCCTTCTCCTCCTTCTCCTCCTTGGTGAGAGCCTTGCGCTTTGCAGGCTTGGCCACGGGCTTGGCCACGGGCTTGGCCTCTTCCTCCGAGCTGCTGCTGCTCACGGCGGCAGGCTTGCTGTTGGACTTGGGCGCGCTGCTCGAGCCGCTGCGGCGGCGCTTGACGGCAGCGGCGTCCAGGCTGGTGTGCGTGTCGATGGCCAGCTGCGCAGCGAAGATGTCGCTGGACAGTTCCGCGATTTCCGCCTTCAGCTTGGACGCGTCCTCGCCCTTCTGCACGGCCTGCTTGATGTCGAACTCAGCCTTGGCCAGGGACGCCTGGTTGACCTTGATCAGGTACAGGTTGTAGGTGATGAAAGCCTCTGCAAAGACGCGGTGCGCGGCGTCGTCGTCGGTGTTCTCCCAGGCCGCACGTGCATCCTCTGCAGCGGCGTAGAGCGCGTGCAGCTTGGCGGTCTGAGCCTTGCTTTCATCAGCCTTCACAGCCTTGATGCGAACAGCCTCCGCGTCGGCCTCGGCGCGTGCAGCAGCCTCGAAGGCAGCCTCGGCGCGCTCAGCCTCGGCGCGTTCAGCAGCCTCGGCCTCAGCCTTGGCGCGCTCAGCCTCAACCTTGGCGAGCTCAGCCTCGGCCTCAGCCTTGGCGCGCTCAGCAGCCTCCTCCTCGGCGCGCTCAGCAGCAGCCTCAGCCTCCTCCTTGGCGCGCGCTGCAGCAGCCTCCTCCTCCTCGGCGCGCTCAGCAGCAGCCTCAGCCTCCTCCTTGGCGCGCTCAGCCTTGGTGAGCTCTGCCTCAACCTTGGCGAGCTCTGCCTCAGAGAAGTTCTCATCATCACCGGCCGGCGCGTCCAGATCCATGTCCACGTCGCCTGCAGCAGCCTCCAGGGCCATGTCCAGGTTGGCGGCCGGGTCGTCTTCGTCCTCCGGCTCGGCGTGGATCTGCTGACGCAGGCGCAGAACAGTGCCAGTGCGTCTGGCAGTCTGCGTTGTCGCGCGCGGCTCCAGCAGCGCCATGGCCTCCGCGTAGTAGTAGGAAGCCACGGCGAGCTTCGTCGCGCCCTCAGAGAACTGTCGAGGGTGCGCAGTCAGTGAACGCAGCCGCAGCCGCAGACGCAAGCCGCAGACGCACATAGTCGATGTCCTTGGGCACCAGCTGGTTGAAAAGGGCGTCGGACATGACCCAGTTGACGTCGGGCGCGTCGGTGGCGCTGATGACGGCCCCGGGGTTATCGATCAAGTAAACCATCACATCGTGCAGGTCCGCATCACAAATACCGCCAGGGATTCGGATGCTCGGCGAGTCGCGGATCAGCGCCGAGACTGCACACATGGAACCAAACAGCGTCCCTGGCGCGAGCGCGCCAATCAGACGCAGACGCAGACGCAGACGCAGACGCAGACGGAAGCAGAAAGCACAGCCAGCGCGCGTCATACCCGCGCCAGAGCGCCGCGCGGGGGCGCACCGTCGCCGAAGGTGATGGCAGGCTGCCAGGAGACGTCCAAATCGGTGCCGTTCGTGCGAAAGTCCCACTGCGACAGCACAGACAGCACCTTGCGGTCACACAGCTTCTCGAGCTTGAAGGCGTGGACGCTGATGATGCCGATGGGCGGGTCGGCTCCTGCCGGTGTGAGCGCCAGCGCCGACGCGGGCGTGACCACAGCCTGGTGCGTGCGCGCAGAAGCGTCAGCCCCGGGCCGACGCGCCAGGGCATATCGGAGACTGATGAGCGCGCCAGAGCTCCATCAGGAGGTGGCAGGTCAGAGGGGCGTGCAGCGCGGCCGGGCGCGGCGGCGCGGCTGAGCGCTGCGCAGAGCACCTCCAACGCGCATCTGCGCAGGGCCGCGCGCGCCGGCCAGAACGCCGCGCCGTGCCGCGCAAAGCCGCGCGCGCCGTTGCAAACAGACTGGACAGCGCGCGGCGGCCGAAAAGGCGCTGTAAGGCGCGCGGCGCGCGGCGCGCCGGGCTGCCGACCGTTTGAACAGAGTGGCGGCAAGCTCGCCCGCGCGCCCACGCGCGCCCCGGGCCGACAGCGCGTCGCGCGATGCAGCTGGTGCGAGGGGCTGTTGAGCTCGCGCCGGCGCGCGGGGCCGGCCGAGGAGCGTGGAGCGCGCTGCAGCCGAGGTGGGCGCACACACCTTGCGCTTCTTCCGCCCGCCTGCAGGCTTGGTGGCAGCCTTCATGAGCGCCTTGGCGCCGCGCTTCGGGGGCATGACGGGCTCGGGACGGGGCGCGCGAGTGGTGGTCAGGGGGTGACGGGTCGCTGCTGAGCTCAAGGCGAAAAACGATGCTGCCAATACAACTCACTGATGCCGCAGCTCGGCCATCACCTCAGTAAACACAACTGGATCGTCCAGAAAGATCTGCTTCATAGTCGCCACGCGGACGCGGCGCGCCAGGCGTCGCTCGCGCTCCTCAGCGTCTTCCAGCGCGCGCTTGGCGCCGCGCGTGGCCGTCTTGGCCGCGTCCAGCTCCAGCTGCAGCGCAGCCAGGTCTTCCACAGGCGCAGGCGCAGGCGCAGGCGCAGGCGCAGGCGCAGGCGCAGGCGCAGGCGCAGGCCGCGGCACCGCCTCGGCGTCGTAGTCGCTGTCGCCGTCATCAGACGTCTCCTCCTCGCTGTCGTCGCCGGGCGGGGGGTAGTGCGGGCCATAGTCAATGATCAGCTCATCCCCATCGTTGATGACCACGCCGCGCTTGAGGTACATGATGACGTGCGGGTGGGTGCCGAACGGGCGCCGCCGGCCGTTGCAGTCGAAGCAGCCGCCCGTGCACAGCACCTGGGTGACCTCCACGTTGGCCACAAGGCCGTTTTTGCAGCAGTTCATGTAGGCAGCCATGCAGCGCGGCTCCGCCTCGGCGTCGATCTTCAGCTCGGTGTCCAGCTCCAGCTCGTCCAGCACGGCGTAGGTGTAAATGCCCGCGACATCCGGCCGATCATCCAGCGCAAACAGACCACCATAGTCGATGATGGGCGGAGTAGGATGATCATAGGCTCCCGGGCCAAAGATGCTGGCGGACGAGAGCGCCGCCTTGGCGAACACGCCGAAGCCGGGCGCGGCGGGATGGTCAGCGGGCACGGGCTTCACCTCCAGCAGGTCACCCAGGCGTCTGCGGTGCTCCAGGTCGTACAGCAGGCGGTTGACGCCCGAGACGGCAACCTTGAACACGGTGCCGTCGGGCATGGTCACGTCGTGGCCCAGGTCGCCGTGGCGCAGGAAGGTCTTGGCCTCCTCCGTCTTGTTGGTGGTGTCGTGGCCCTCCGCAGAGACGTAGCCCAGCACGCCCGGCCTGTCCACGCGCTTGACGGGCGCCTTCGCGCCGTTGTAGAGCGTCAGGTCCTTGCACAACTCCAGCGCCTCAGGCGTCGCGTCCAGGCCCTCACGGAACACCAGCGACTACGCGCAGCGCAGGCGCAAGTTAGGGTTGAGGGGCCCAAGGCTGCGCAGCGGTCGCGCACGGGCCGGATCTGCCGAGGCGCCCGGCGCGGCCAGCCTCCGGCAGCCTGATGAGCCGAGGTCCGCAGCGCGCGGGGCGGCGCGGGCACGTGTGGCGGCAGGCGCACCGCAGCTGATGCCATCCTTGCGCGCAGCAGCGCGCGCGGCGTCGGCGGCGCCCTCGGAGCGCGCGGCGCGGGTCTACGGACCCGGGAGGGGACGCGACACTTAAAGCAGTCGTCAGTGGGCTTTCAAAATGACGGTCCTGCACGTGGTTGCTGTGACCCGAAACCGCGCCATCAGCGCCACCACCTTGCACACGATGATGAACGTCCACATGCTCTGCATGATGAGAGGCTGTCACCTGGAAATTCATTTCGTAGATGACGCATCTTCACTGCCAAAACTGATCAAGTCTGGTGAGCGTGTGTTCTGGATGGACTACGGCACGAATCTTAATATGGAGGTCCTGCCCAAGGTCCTGGACCCCATGGAGAAGGGTCTCTCGGCCCTCGTCTTCCCTTCCGTCAAGGAGGGTATCAACTGGGACTCGTTCATCAAAAAGACCAAGTCGGGTTCGGCTGAGCCTGCGTCTCAGCGCGGTCTTGAATTCGACACGACGGTGGGCAAGAAGATCAGTCCGGGACTCTACGAGTGCGAGAAGACCTCTGCCCGTGTGTGGGTCATGGATACCAAGCCGATCGACAAGAAGCTCCGGGGTGGAAAGGTGCCTATCAAGCTACCCCTTGAGGCCGAGGCCATGTTTGAATGCCTGAAGGGTCAAGGGGTCAAAATAGGTGTGGTGTCCGAGGCAAACGTGGTGTGTCACTACGTTCACGAATGCTTCGGTAACATCCTCGAGGCTTCGGGTGTGTCCCTCCAGCCTTAGAGACACCCGCCCTCTCTCTTCTATCAATGGACGCCGTCACGCAGTACATACACGAGTCCTGGAAATCGGCAGACCCTTCCCGCTTTCCAGGACCCCAGCCTGTCTCGATCGAGCGCAGGCACTTTGCGGTCCTCAAGCACCAACCTTATTTCGTGTGCGAAAAGACCGACGGCGTGCGCCACTTCCTCGTCAGCCTGCCCCAGGGCGACGTGGTCATCGTGAACCGGGCGTTCACTTGCGAGCTGGTGCGCATGCGCGTACCCAAAGACACGCTGCTCGACGGCGAGCTGGTGAAGCTCAAGACGGGTCGCGTCCTGTTCGTCGTGCACGACGCGGTCCGCGTCAAGGGCGAGGACCTTCGGTCCCTGCCGCTGGATGAGCGCCTGGCACGTGCGTCCAAGCTGGTCAAGGGTCTGATCAAGACGAGCAAGGACCCTTTTGAGATCCGCGTCAAGACTATGCTGCCGCTCGAGAACATCGGGGACTTGCCCCCGCTTGACGCGTTCGAGTACGAGACGGACGGTCTGGTGTTCACGCCGATTCGCGAGCCCATCCGCATGGGCACGCACGAGACCATGTTCAAGTGGAAGCCCCGCGAACGGATCACTATCGACTTTCAGCTCAAGAATGGCCGCGAGCTGTTCATCCAGGAGCGTGGTGACGTGTACAAGGAGGCTGAGCTGCACAACGGGAACGTGCGCGCTGACCTGGCAGACGGCACGATCGTGGAGTGTGGCTACGGGCCGCTGGGCTGGTTCGTGGAGAAGGTCAGAGACGACAAGACCTACTCCAACAACCGGAGGACGTATATGCGGACGCTAGTGAACATACGAGAGGACATAAGGGTGTGTGAGTTTACAGGGTGAGCTGCTTCTTCGCCAGGTCGGCGCCCGGGCACGTGCCGAGGTGCCCACGAACTGACGTGGACTCGGGGTGCGTGGCGGGGCAGACAGGGTGGGTGGCATCAAACGTGCGCTCAGTTGTGGAGCTCGGCCTCGCCGCGCGCGACGGCCTCGGACAAAGCGCGCTCCACGGGGTTGTTGAGGTCGAAGGGCGCGTCAAACTCGGGCTCAGAGCCCAGCACGTTGGTCGCAGAATCCTCATCTGCGACGCACGCAGGGCAGGTGCACACGAAGCCGTGCTGGCTCAGCAGCAGCTCGCGGCGCTCGGCAGTCGTCCAGTGGTCGTCCTCGTCGAGGTACTTCGCGTAGGTGTAGCAGATGGTGAGCTCCTCGCCGGCTGCGATGTCACGCAGAGCCACCAGGCGCAGTATGCCACCGTAGCGCAGAATCAGGAGGCGTGCGTTGGGCACACAGGAGTGGTTGATGGCGGACAGCAGCTCGAACAGACCGTACGTGTCTGGGCCGGCGCGCGTCAGCGCAGACGCAGCCGCGCAGACGCAGACGCTGCGCGCACCTGGGCCGCACACCAGGTTCACGATGGCGACGTTCAGGAACGTGCGCCACACGACGTCGAGCGGCGCGCGCCTGTGCCGGCTGATCTGTGCCGCCTCGGCGTCGGCGGCGGCGCTAGCAGACTGGAGGCGTAGGGTTGTGCGCTGGGCTTCGCTGCCGATCTCGGTTTCAACCAGCCGCGTGCACAGGGGGGACGCCTCCACGCCCACGCGGACCGAGTCGTCGTAGTGCAACGCCACCACGGCGTCCGTCAGATGCCAGTCGCGACTACCCCACCTCCAGGGGTACTCGATCAGCACCGTGTCGCCCGCCCGCACGGCGTGCAGGGAGCGCAGACCGCAGCCCGTGGGCAAGTCGAAAGGCTCGGCCATCGGCGCGCGTGGCTGCGCCGCAGCGAGTTGGGAGGGGCCGCGAGAGTGACCTGGGTCCCTCCCGCGAGCCCCTAGACGGCGCCCGGGCACGTGCCCACGCCTAAAGGTGCCCACGAGCTGACGAGGACGCGGGGGACGCGGGGCGGGGCAGGCAAGGTAGGCGGTAGGGTTACAGGTGCAGCGGCGGCGCTTGCAGTCTCACTGGTTGGCCATAAAGCGCGCCGGGGCGGAAGGCGAAGCACCGGGCGCGCCGGCGGCGGCCTGTGCAGCAGTCGCGGCCGCGGTCTCGTTGAGCTGGCGCGTCGTGGCGATGCGCTGCTCGTACTGGATGCCCTGCGCAGCCAGAGCTGCGACTGCGGCGGCGTGCGCCCGGCACTCCGGCTTGTGGCGCGGCCAGTCAGCCACCTGGCACTCCTTGGAGCAGTAGCACACCGCCTTGCAGCGAACGCAGTTGCGCATGGGGGTGGTGCGGGCATCTGCGCCACACTCGTTGCCGCAGCTCTTGACGTAGACGAAGCCGGGTGGCGGCGGCGCGGTCGGATCGCTGGTGGCCGCGCCCATCAGAACATCCAGGGCGGCGCGGGCGTCCATGATGGGCTCGGGAGGGGGTGTGAGATCTGGAAGTGCCCTAGACTTGCGGTGCGGCCCCTTAGAGCTTCGGCGCGCGTGTATCATATGGCCTCTTTCGAGCGGTTCACAGATAACACGGCCCGCCTAGTCCGTGCCGGGTGGGCCCGCCGAGACTTCTACCTACGCAAGCGTCTAGGCAAAAGCCGTGAGCTCGTGTTCCTCCCTCAGCGAAGTCTTCCCCGGTACTGCGAGACACATTTCAAAGTGAAATTGTTCCGCAAGCCCGACGAGGCGTACCTAATTCATCACGGGAACTCGCGCTACACGCTCAAAGTTCTCGAGAAGAAGAGTCAGAACACAGGTGGAAGCGTCGACACAAAGTTGTGCGCCGACCAGTGGTTCCGTGAAGAGTACCAAGAGCTCCTGGGTCCTAATTTTAAAATAGAATATGCTTTGTGTCTGTCCAAGTGGCTTCAGAACCAGTACCAGTCCGACAAGGGGAAGTGGCCGGTGATGCGCAAGCTCCACGCCCACCACGGGACTCGCGTCTTCTTCGGCGAGGACCCGGACTACTTCAAGCAGATCGACGAGTGGGTGACGGGTAACGCTTAGGGTGCAGGCTCTTGCGCAGAGAAAACTGCAAAGGCGCTAGGCCACCCTGGGCCCGGAACACAGGCTTCTTTTTGCCAGTGAGCACCGGTGTCATGCCCGCCTTGTTCATGTACCACCGCACGAGGTTGTTCTCACGCGGATTGCGCTCGTGGCCGTTTTGAACCACCGCTTTGAGCTGGAGATTCGTCAATCCACGGAGGCGCATATCCTTCTTTATCTCTTTCATAAGGAACGGGCCGTACCCTTTCGCGGCTGCCAGGACGTCCACGTACATGCTGTTTGGCGTGGTCCCCGGTCGTGCGATTGCAAACGCATTCACATTTTTTGTGTTTGGGTTCACGATGGCGTACCGAATCGGGTTAGAGTTGAAGACGTTCCTGAAGTAAGCGGGGTTCACGCCACCCTTCCCAGACCCCGTGAGAAGAGTGTTCAGCCGTGCCGCCTGGCCTGAATTTACGAGCTTTCTACTCGCATTTGAGTTCTTGTACACGAGTTCACGCCCTAGTCCCCTGATGTACGCCGCCGTCTTGCCGATGACGCGGGGCTTGGAGCCTGAACGCACCGCCGAAGCCATTCGCGAGCTTTGTTTGCCCATGTCAAGTGTACGCATAATAAATCATAACCTCCTGTGTCGGTGCTGACGTGAAGACCCGTCTCATGTTTACTATTTCAGTCTTGAATTGCGGACCATTGAAAGCCTCACGGACCAAAGGGACGTTGGCATTACTCATCAGGAAGGAAGCCTTGAGGCCCCCTAGGGTCTCGAACAGACGCTCGTGGTCCTCAAGCTTGAAGCCCGCCGCCGTGTACCCGACGAACGACCTGGGATTCTCGGGCGCGTACGGCGGGTCCAGGTACACAAAGTCGCCCGGGCGGACCCGAGTGAGCGCGGAGTCGAATGACTCCCGCGTAAACTTGACGTCACGGATCAGGGCGGACACGCGCCTGAGATGGTCCGGGTCAAACACGTTCGGGTTGGGCTTGTGACCCCAAGGGACGTTGTACCCGTTGGGCCCCTCGCGGCACAGGCCCCGGAAGCCCGTGCGGTTCAGGTAAAGAAACCTGGCTGGGGTCTGGACCCGTCTGAACTCGTCCCGGACCTTGTAGTACGCCTCGGGCGTCGGTTTGGGCATGGACCCGAGCTCACGGATCAGGGACTCTGGGTCACTCTGAATTTGCAAGTAAAGTTCTATGAGGTATGGATTTATGTCACTTGCATAGACTGTTCCCCCAATTTTGGTTTCAAATTCTAAAAGTCCCAGTAAGACTGAACCTCCCCCAAGAAATGGTTCATGATAATTCCCTTGAATTTGTTTTGGGAATTTGTCAAGGATTGTGTCCATGAGTTGTGTTTTTCCCCCGACCCATGTGAGGAAGGGTTTCATTGTAAGGTGTATCAAGGTTCAATTTTTAGGACCTGTACCGCAGACGCCGATAACGTGAAGGGTACGCGACACATCGGACACGACGCTTTCAACTTTTGGTGTGGCATACCACACTTCTTACCGCGACTATGAGTTGCCCATTCGAGCAGACAGGTTTCGTGGAAATAATGACCACACCCCTGTAGCCTTTTTCGCTCGTGTGGTGCCATATCGTTCATACATATAGCACATTCACGTGGAATGTCGAGTTTGGGTGCCTTCTTTTTCGAATGCCGCAAGCAAACATCGAGTCCAGGGGACGGCGAGCACTTGCACGGGTCGCCCTTTGCCGTCTTGGCAATACACGGTGGCCCGGTGTGATACGTCCAATCTGGAGCACGCATACTCATGTGATGGTGGAGAGCACACAAACCGTTGTCGGCACGGGTACACGCATTCTTTTTACACGGGGCACCTGTTCCCGTCACACCGGTACACAAAGGGTGAGACGGGGACATGGGTAGGACGAGCTTTTTTTGGGTGGGACTGGACAAGGACCATTGGGTAACCTAGGGGAATACAACACACGTTTTTACACACACTCTAGCCAATCGGGTCCGCCCATCCGCACCATCCTATCTGGGTGGAACACAGTCTTGACCAGGTCCTCTTTGTCCACCCGAGGGGTGATTTGCTCCAGCGGCCACTGGTACTCACCATCTTCCATGGCGTCCACGATTCCCTGTGAGTCGTAGATGAGTTTGGCCACGGGTTCAACCTCTGGAGAATAGCACTCGGGCATCTTGTACTCGAAATCATGCGCGTCAACCATCGACTTCATTCTCAGGACTTGTTTACGCCCGGTGGTAACCTCGGAGATGCTTAGACCATTCGGATAGAACCCGTGGCGTGGCTTCCAGACGGTCTCCGGAAACTTGGGGCAAGCATCCTTGACGAAGGTCTCGATCTCTTCTATGGTATCGAAGCACCACAGCTTATCGCAGCCGGGGCAGTCGTAGCGAGAAAACTGGAGGAGGTACATCGCGCGTCGGCGTTTGAGGGGGGACTGGGGCACTCGTGGTGATCCACCGCTTGACTTGGACAAGACGCGTTTTTTTAACACCTTGTCTCACGAGGTTTTTGCGCTATTATAGAACCCCTTGAGGTTCTGTAGCATGTTCATGTTTGACCGGCGACCCGTCCCCCCTTTACTAAAGTAGGCGGCATTTCCGTTATTGTACACACCGGGTGTTCCTCGGCGTGCATAGCTATTTGGAGAGACGCCACGGGTCCGAGGACCCAAGTGCTTCGACCGACCAAAGTCGATAATCTTAACATTCTTCACGCGACCGGTGTTGCGGTTGATGATGACATATGCATTTTCCCAGTGAAGGTTGGAGTGGGAGACGCCCAGGTTTTGCATAGCCCTGACCCTGTTCTCAATCATCTTATATGTCGGATAGTTGATGCGTCCGCCGCGGCTCCGCTTGTAGTTGTTCACGCTCATGAATGTGTTCGTCGGACTCTGTTGTAGGTGATTCATGACGTGAATTGCAACCTTATTGACGTTGTTCCTATTTGAGAAAATCTTGGACGCCAAATTGCGATTGATATTCACCACCTTGTAGTTTAGGCTCTTTGGTGCGATACCCTTGCTACCCAGGAGCGTCTGGAAGCGTTGTTCAGCGTTACTGTTTGACGAATAAGGAGTCACCTTGACAACCACCTTTGAGTTGTTCGTTGAAAATACCGCACCGTTCGCGGAGGGCGTCCCGATACGGCTCTTGATCTTGCCGTACTTCCAGGTGGGGAGCTTGTTTTGAATAGTGTAGTGAAGAGCCCGTGCGTCGGGGCGCTGGGTCCTGTACTTGTTTGGAAGGACCGCCTTGAGTCGACGTAGCAGCATTACTATCAGTGCGGATTTTCTCCTAGGACCGGTACCATACCATATAGAACGGTCCGTTGAGTGGTGGGCCTGGGAGCTCGGTCACCACGTCATCATCTTTCGTGTACCACTTTTCAAAGCGCCTGACGGCCAAGAGGTAGTGACCGCCCCACGAGACCCCTTGGTGGATCACAGCCGCAAAGAGTCTCCGGCCCTCAAAGACTTCTGGAATTTCAATCGCAAATTTGTGAGAGTACATCGAAAATGTAAAGGCTGTGACCCGTGGCCAAGAGGTGACCCGTGTCCGGGTGGCTGCCACGTGGTGGCGGGTCCCCGCATCGTCCACGTACCCCTCGATCCCTGTGTGTTTTTCCCGGGTCTTCAAAAGGTCCTCGAGTTTACAGGGTCCCTCGACAGACAGAATTAAGGATACAAATTGTGAAGGTCTGGAAGAAAGTCCTCCGGGGTACACGGTCTCTTGGACCTCGGTACCGTTGAATATACTCTGGACAAACTTGGGACCCAGAGACTTTTCAAACACGTCGACGAGGAGGGTGATGACCTCGTGGGTGTCATGCTGACCCGTACCGGCGAATGAAGGGAAACGTGTCCTGAACGCCCCAAGGAGGGCCGAGGGGTCGACAGGACCATCCCCTGCCCCCTTGAGGAACAGCTGCTTCGCGACCCTTTGGTACTCGCGCGTGACGTCACACTCCAGGCCCTCCAGGTCCGCCTCGAAGAGGTGCTTGCTTAGCGGCGGGACGTGTGCCAAGCACTGAACGGCCGTGTTGAAATAGCACGAGTTCCCGAGGTTCAAAAGACCTCGCATCGCGTCGCTTAGAGCTTTCACGCCTTAGTTCCTTAACAAAATGGACGCACTCTTCGCCAAATGGGAGCCCATCATCAACGCACACAAGTCCAAGCCCGAGACTGAGATTGAGATGCGCTTCGGTCGCAGCGCGCGCGGCGGCTTTGACACGAACGTGGGCAAGGCGGTCTTTGACCGTGCGAAGCGGGCCCTCGAGAAGTACGACGGCTGGGAGTCCAAGAAGCACTCGAACGCGACCGTGTACTACTTCCCGGGTGACAAGCGGCTCGCCATCGACGAGGAGACCGAGGAGCAAACCGGCCACATCAAGAAGCGTGTCAGGGTGGACGATGTGGTCCTGGACGACGCGCCGCTCGACGTGCGCCTCGGCATCTCCACGGAGCAGCCGTTCGAGTACGACGGCGACGAGACGAGTACCGAGCAAAAGACGAGGGAACGCTGGTCTTTTGTGCGGAAGAACCTTTCGATCGACCTGAGCATCGTGCGCGGCACGCCCGACGACAAGGACTCGGACGAGGACATGACCTACCAGATCGAGCTCGAGATAATCGACCCCTCCAAGCTGACGACCAAGGATGAGTTGTTCAACATCCTACACAAGATTTTCGACGTGCTCAAAGTGTGTTAGCCCGCCGGTACGCCGCGCGGTTCGCCTTGTGCAGCCCCGCGAGCCACTTTTTGCGCGCCGCCGCCGTCGGTAGCGCATTCGCCTCGCGCCGCATAGACGTCGGGGACCGCGCACCCGCGACGTGCTTGCGCCACGTGTTATAGAACTTCTGGTTGATTCCAGCACGCCGTAGTCCCTCCCAATTGTACTTGTTCGTCGGCCCGATAGAGAGTCCCGCGCGCATCATAGCGTTCGCTAGGTTCGCAACCGAATCGTTCATAGGCAGTGCGTACTTCTGGTCCATGCGCGTGTTCACCGCCGGCTTGCGCGGCTTGGGCGCGGCCCGGGGCTTCTTGGACGGCAGCGCGCGCGCCGGGCTCAGGCGGTTCGGCACGTTGAACCGCGTGTTGAGCTTGGTCGGGCTCCAGGCTGGCACGAGGATCCGCTCGCCCGTCTCGGCGTTCTCTTTGTGGTACGCGGCGCGCGACGGCAGAGCCGTGATGTGCGCCTTGACCCAAGCCTCCATGACCGTCTTGACCCGCGTCTTGGAGGGGTACTTGCCCTTTGCGTTCACGTTCGTCGCCGCAAACAGCAGGGCGTTCTTGAACCCCTTGCGCATGTTGGACGGCACAAACTCGGGCACTTTGATCTTCGAAGCGTAGTTCTCGGCAATCAAGGCGCCGCGCCGCTCGTCGCGCCGCTCCTTGGCAAAGATGCGAATCATGCGCTCCAGGGCGTCTGGTCGGAGCTGCTTCGCTGGCAGGACCGCCTTGAACGCGTTGACGTCTTTGTTCTTGAAGTAGTTGCCCATGTAGAACCGCAGGTTGTTGCGGACGGCGTTCGCGCCGTTCAGGTTACTGATGTTGATCGAGGGCGTCGATACCGACGACGACACGGAAGCCGACCGACGGCCCGCGCTCGGCGCATTCTCGGCCGCGTTCGCCATGCCCAGGAGCACGCGGAACCGCTCACCCTTGTCGAGCGCCTTGAACTGCTCGTAAATCTCAGGACCCAGCACCGCCTTGGCCACGGTGTTTTGCTCGACCGCGGAGAGCGTGACCCACTCGCGCGTGCTACGCTTCGTGCCCTTGTTGCGCTGGATCCGGCCGTTGTTCAGGACCGTGTACTTGACGCCGTTCACGACCGCATTCACGCGATTCGGGCCGTTCGCCTTGGCCATGATCCACCCGATGAGCTCGGCCGGCTTCATGGTCTTGTTGACCTGGGCGATGCCGAGGTTTCGCGCGACGCCCAACAGCTCCGCGATGGTCAGGCGCGTCGCCTGTCGGTCGTTGATGCGCAGAACCTTGTTGGGACCCATGACGATACGGTGGACCGGCGCGGCGCCCCCGCCAGCACCCACGGCCCCGGTAATTTTGAAGATCCGCCGGACCTCTACCGGGACATTACGGCCCGCGGCGCTGTACGCCTTGATGACCGTCTTGCGACCCGCATCGAGCCCCTTGGGCACCTTGAACCAGTATGGCTGCTTGCCCGGGCCGGGACGCACATAGTGTCCCGGGCGCGTGGCGTTCCACGAGGGCGCGCGCCGCTCCGAGAACTTGGGGACCGCGGGAGGCGGGCTCGGCGCCTTGTGCGCAGGCACGTTGGTGAGACCCAGGACCTTGCGCGTGTGCGCCGGGACCGGCACACCCGCGTCGGCAAACGCCTTCAGGACCTTGGGCCGCACGCCCACCAGGTTCATGGGTCCCATGTTTGTCGCTCCACCGAAACCACCCACGGCCGCCTTCATGCGGCGCCAAGGGTAGAAGCGAGGCGCACCGTTTGTGCCCGGGCGCACGTAGTAGCCCGGACGAATGTTGTTCCAGCTCTTGGCCGCATTGTATTTGCTGGCCAAGAGCAGAGTCTTGTTGGTTGCAGTTGTCTTCTTCCGAGGAAGAACTTTTGAATAGAGGCCGTAGAACACGGCGCGCTTGTTGAGGCTGTACTTTGTGAACAGCGATTTGAAAATTGATTTGGGAACCTCGAGGTCCTTTGGGTCCTTGATCCCGGTGAAGAGAACCGTGCCGTTCTCAAAAATCTGAAACGTCAGAGCCGGCTCGACCCATTTGAGTACGAGCGCCGGGAACAGCTCACTCTCGTACTTGACCGCGCCACGGTCCGAGCGGGGCACGCTCTTGAGCTCGTCGGCGAACGTGTCCAGAGCAATCTCTTTATTCACGTTAAACTTGCCGTCAATCTTCACGTACTGAACCTTGGCGTCGAGCACGCGCTTCGTGCAGTACCCGTTCTTCCAGAGTGTGACGAGCGGCGTGTAGTTGTTGCCGGACCCCATGATCTGGATCGAGTCGCGTGTCAGGACCAGGGTCTGCGCGCCCTTCTTGAGCACCACCTTGGTGATGTTCATCGTGTCGCCGATCCAGTCGTGAGCGGGCGTCCAGCGCGCGACCGGCTTGGCCCCCGCCTTGGTGTAGGCCATCGCCTCGGTAAAGCCCGTGGGCCGCGCCCCGAGGATGGCCTCAAAGTCCACCGGGTACTTGACGACGGCGATGCGCGACGTCATCACCGTGCGCGAGTACGCCACGGGGCTCTCGTTCGTGTTTGGGAAAGCGCGCTTGGAGCGCCAGAGCTTCACAAACTTCTTTAACTCGTTCTCCTTGTTGGCCGCATGCATGGCCAAGTCAATCTCACGCCCGGGACTCGGGCCAACCATACCCTTGCGCTAGATTAATTTCACGATTCATTCGTCTCCTTGAGGTCGAGGCCGTAGATCATCGGCTGCGCAGAGTACGCGGCGCCCCGGTAAATCTGAGACTCGACGCGCACCTCCAAGTCCTTGGCGCTGAACGGTCCGGCGTAAAAGTCCTGATTGAACTTGAACATGCCCAGGTTGTTCTCCTTGCAGTGCTGATTAAACTGCGCGATGAACAGTTTCTGAGGCACAAAGAGGGCCGGACCAAACTGGAACTTCTCGGAGCACAGAAAGTGCTGCAACGAGTTGGTCACAGAGGCCACCTGACTCTGTATGAGCTTGAAATACTTGGGGAGCACATTCCAGATGTCCTTGTCGGCGTACTTGGCAGAGTAGTCGAGGTAGGCCCGCAGGCACTTGCACAGGATCGCAGGAATCTCAGCCTCGAGCTTGTACTCGAGGTGCGGGTCCGCCACGTCATCCGCGATCTGGCGACTGAAGTTGACGGTTGCCAAGCGACGCAGGATCGAGCCCGAGTTGTCCTTCCAGTTGGGCACCTCGTTGCCACCCAGGATGCCGGGCGTCTTCCACTGCATGCTCAGCGCCTTTTCGTTCTTGCGCGCGATGCTCAGGTCCTCACCCGACACGAGCGACTGGAATTCCGCCTGCTCGAGCTGCAAGTCCCCCTTGATCTCGGGACTGATGAACAGAAAGCCGTTGTAGATGCTCTGCAAACCAAACTTCTTCTCGATGTTGTTCGACAGGGTCGCCACGTCCTCGCACTCGTAAAACTTGCGAGCCACCTTGGTGATGAGCGTCGACTTGCCCGACCGCGCGATACCCTTGAGGAACGGAATCACCTGCCAGCCGTCCATCTCATTCACGTCGAAGCACAGGCGCCCCAGGAACACGTAGATCCAGCGCGACACGTCCTGCTCGAAGCGCTGGTAGTCGAGGACCGACTGCAGAAACGGCGTGGGAATGTCCCACCAGTCGTCGGTGGTTTCGTATGGGTCAAAGTGCTGGTCAAAGTACTTGCAGCTCACGAGCAGTGGGTCCAGGTCACGGAACTCGTCCGTGGTGTACTCGTAGAACCGGAACTTGCTGTCCTTGATCTCGCTCGGGCGCGAGTCGAGGAGGCCGTTGGCGAAAGACCACACGTGGCGGTCCTTCTTGATCTCTGAGAACTGGATGTCTTTGCAGTTGGACAGGTGACGCTGGACGTCGTGAGCCATGTTGCCCCGGTTCGTCAGGTTCATCCACATCTCTGCATTGTCCTCCTTCTGGGTCTCGTCGTACACAAAGTCCTTGATCTCCTTGACGGGGCGCCACGCGCGCGTGTTCCGAATCTCCTCGCAGCAAAAGTCCCGGTACCGACGGAACCCCGAGGCATACGCCTTTTTGAGCAGGAAAAGCAGCAGCTTCTGATACGCCGAGGCATCCTTTTCGAGATCGAAATCGATGTCGCAGTTTTCAGACATGGGCTGGTTGAACACGCGGTACTGTTCGTCGTTGGTCAGAAAGGTGTGCACGATCTCCTTGTACTGCTTCTTGAAACGCTTGATGCGACGCTCGTACGTCATCTTGTCCCCGTTGATGTCCTCGGTCTCAGTCTTGCTAATCTCGAGAAGCTCTGCATGGGCGAGCATGAACCCACAAATATCGATGATTCGGCGCTCGTTGACCTTCATACGGTCGACGTCATCCTTGTCGATGTTAATGGGGAGACCATTCGCGTCGCGCTCCGGGCTCGCAGGGAGCCACTTGGCGGCAATGGCTTGAAAGATACTTTGGCGCTTGTCTTCACCTGCTGGAGAGTCAAGGTGAAGGTTCCGCTCACAGTCCCGCAACTTGGCATCTAAGTCTGCTTCCGTCCACGAGTTGATTTCCTTCTGATAGGCACCGCTGTCCTGCACAGGTGCCTTCTTTTCCTTGCCCATTAATGAGTAGACGAGCTATTTTTTTAAGCCCTAGGCCGGACTGACCGGCGTCCGGATCGCGTGGTGACGGACACGGATGGAGGCGACGCCCGCCGTGCAGGAGTGGCACGGGGCGTGCGAGTTCGCGGAGGGCCGCGCATATATTCGTTGTAAGTTGTCGTCACGGGTGTAGCGTTACGAAGGATATATGGACGAAAAAGGTTGATCATTGTGTGTGCGGAGTGCGGTCCTACGAGGCGCCGAGCCGCATTTTTGTTGTTAGTTTTAGGGCGCATGGCGGCAACGCGCCCCATGGCCTTGAACTTACCCGCGGCAGTCTGAACCTTGCCCCAGATTGCGTTCTGATACCGGTTGTTGTTCTCATTTTCAATGAGTTTCTGGCGATGCGGCAGGTTCAACCGGACGTACTTTTGGAGCCGCGGCATCAGCGCAGCCTGAAGCGCAGCCGCGTTGGCGTACCCGCCATTCACCTTGATGCGCTGCATAATAGCCTTGACCTCCCGCTGCGTCTCGGAGTTATTGAAACCGTAGCTGCGGGCATTTTTAGAGATACGGGAGAGCTGCGCGAGCCGCTTAAGATTCGCCTGGGTCCAGCCAGCTTTATTAGGGATGTATGAGAGGGTGTGACGAGGCATTGAGGTACTATTAGACTATATTTTAAGCCTCCGGGGCCGGTTCCGGGGCCGCGGCCGGTGCGCACTCTGGGCAGTTCGCGCACGGTCCACGGTTCACGACCGTGCACTGCCGAGCCCCCATCGCCGACAGAATCTTGACCAGAATCTTGTTCTGCATCTCGAAGCTCATGGCGATGCGCTCCGTCGCATCTTTCAGGCTGGACAGGGACGAAGCGATCGTCTCGCCCTCCTCGGTCGCGAGCAGGGACCCGAGCGCCTCGAACATATCCATACCGCCGTCCATATCGTCGTCGTCCTCGTCAAGCTCCTCCTCCTCCTCTTCCTCCTCGGGTACGACCTCGTGAATCTTAGCGCGAGACATTGTACTGTCGCCGTAGAAATTAAGGCTGAAATAAAATCGCGCGCACTAGTAAAATGCCCGGTGGCGGACTCCTGCAGCTCGTAGCTTTCGGTGCCCAGGATGTATACCTGACCGGCGAGCCCAAGGTGACATTCTTCCAAGCGACGTACAAGAAGCACACCAGCTTCGCGATGGAGACGGTTCAGCAGACCGTCAACGGCGCGGGTGGTAACGGCGGCATCTACACCGTCACCCTGGGTCGCAACGGTGACCTGGTCGGTGACATGTTCGTCACGCTGACGCCTACACAGTCGGTTGCTGCGAACCTGACGTCCACGAACTCGACCATGGATACCTGCTGGGTCGCCGAGCGTGCATTCTCGGCCGTCGAGCTCTACATCGGCGGCCAGCTCATCGACAAGCACCACCAGCTCTGGTTCCGCCTGTATGCTGAGGTGTTCCTGAACGACACCAAGAAGATGGACTATGGCCGCCTGACCTCGAGCCACGCCGCCAACAACGTGGGCGCTGGAGTGACGAGCCCGTCCAAGGTGTACCTGCCTCTGCTGTTCTTCTTCAACCGCAACCCGGGTCTGTTCCTGCCCCTGATTGCTCTGCAGTACCACGAGGTCCGTATCGATTTCCTGGTGAGCGACAAGTACAGCACGTACTTTGGCACGAACGGTATCGAGGTCTGGGCCAATTACATGTATTTGGGTGCCGAAGAGCGCGAGAAGTTCTCTAAGAACAACCACGAGTATCTGATCGAGCAGGTCCAGCACGTGACTGGCGACGCCGTGGGCTCGTCGAACGAGAACTCGCCGAGCGTCATCCGCCTGCAGTACAACCATCCGGTCAAGGAGCTCATCTGGTGCTACCAGGACTCCAACCCGAACACGAACCTGAACGCCATGTGGAACTTCAGCTCGTCCGTGTCGAACGTGAACGTGTCCGTGGACCCAGCCCGCCTGGCGGCCGCGACCGTCAACCCGATGCCGAACCAGGTGGGCGTGCCTCGCCTGTATATCCCGTCGCAGCTGTCGTCGAACCTGTTCATCACCCAGGATTTCGCCAGTGTCGCGGGAGCGTCCATGAATGTCCGGTCCAACGTTCTGTCGGGCAACGTCTTCTGGGTCGAGTCGGGCCTGGTCAATACGGGCGTCGCCAACGTGGCCTACGGCTACGAGGTTGGCCCGCTCCACAAGTTTAAGATTATGCTCAACGGCACGGACCGTTTCGCGGAGCAGCCCGGCAAGTACTTCAACCAGTACCAGCCGTACAAGTACCACAGCGGAGCTCCGTACCCTGGCATCTATGTGTACTCGTTCGGCCTCAAGCCGGAGGAGCACCAGCCCAGCGGCACGTGCAACTTCTCGCGCATCGACATGGCCCAGGTGGCAGTCAACCTCAAGACGGGCATGCCGGCCAACCTGGTCCAGAAGATGTTTGCGGTCAACTACAACGTGCTGCGGATCGCGTCGGGTATGAGCGGCCTCGCGTTCTCGAACTAAAGCGTCGGGTCCTTAACAGACCAAGGGATGCCTTTTGTGTATTCCATAAAGTGCAAACTAGAACCATTCAGGGAGTACATAGGTCAGACCATCCAGGACGACTTTCAAGTTCGATTGAACGGACACATTTCAGATGTTAATAGCGGGAAGAGAAGACACCTGTACAATTCTATTCGGAAATATGGATGGGACCAATTTGTGATTGAAATTCTTCACACTTTCCCCAGGGCGGGAGACTGGAAGGACCGCCTCGACGAGCTTGAGATTTCCGAAATTGCTCAGAGGGGTACCTTGGCACCAGGAGGGTACAACAACGAAACGGGTGGGAACCGTCAGAAGGTTCTTCACGAGGACACCAAGGCTAAGATGAGTGCAGTCCGCTCAGGCGAACGTCACGCCATGTTCGGCAAGAATCATACGGACGAGGCCAGGGAGCTTCTACGGGACGCGAACAAGAAGCCGGTCCAGCAGTGGTCGAAGGATGGGACCGAACTCCTCAGGACGTTTGGGTCGGTCGAGGAGGCTTCGGATCACGATGCACACTTGGCGGTGAACATAGGTCGAGTGTGTAACGGAAAAGAGGGGCGCAAAACGGCGGGAGGGTTCCACTGGAAATTCGTGGACGGCAACGACACTCAGGCCAAGGAGGTCCTGAAGTTTACGAAAATCCAGCAATGGTCTTTTGACCAGACGGAGCTTATCGAAGAATTTAGCACTATCAGAGAAGCTTGTAAAAAGACGGGCGCGGGTACGGGTAGGATAAGCAAGTGTTGCAAAGGCCTATCGCGCTCAGCCGGTGGGTTTAAATGGAAAGCTTTGACCTGAATTTTTTTCTTGGGTACTAATACACATGGCCGGCGGATTGATGCAGCTGGTTGCTTACGGCGCTCAGGACGTTTATCTGACCGGTCAGCCCAAGGTGACCTTCTTCCAGGCCATCTACAAGCGACACACAAATTTCGCGATGGAGAACATTCAGCAGACGGTGAACGGCACGGCCACCAACTCTGGCCGCGTGTCCGTGACCATCGCCCGCAACGGCGACCTGGTCGGCAACATGTACGTCGCTCTGCAGCTGCCGGCCGGTGCCCAGGCGCTGACGTCGACCAACGCGGCCTACGACACGTGCTGGGTGGCTGAGCGCGCCATCGCCGCCGTTGAGCTGACCATCGGTGGCCAGCGCATCGACAAGCACTACCAGACGTGGTTCCGTCTGTACGCCGAGACCTTCCTGGGCGAGTCTGACAAGATCGCCTACGGCAAGCTGGCGTCCAGCCCCCTGGCCACGGCCGACGCCACCAACAAGGCGTACGTGTACCTGCCGCTGCTGTTCTTCTTCAACCGCAACCCGGGTCTGTTCCTGCCCCTGATTGCTCTGCAGTACCACGAGGTCCGCCTGGACTTCGACCTGACGAGCTACATCCAGCAGTACTTCGGCTCCAGCCCGGTGTTCGAGGTGTGGGCCAACTACATCTACCTGGACACCGACGAGCGCCGTCGCTTCGCCCAGAAGGGCCACGAGTACCTGATCGAGCAGGTCCAGCACACCGGCGGCGACTCCCTGAGCGCCGCTGGCTCGACCGTGCGCCTGTCCTTCAACCACCCGGTGAAGGAGCTGATCTGGTGCTACCAGAACACGACCTCCACGGCCACCAACAGCATGTGGAACTTCTCGACCGGTGTGTCGAACGTGCAGGTCACCTGCAACGTCGCACCCCTGGCCGTGGGCGGCTCTGTCCTGCCTCACGTGGCTGGCTGCCCGATGCTGTACAGCGCGGGCACGCTGGGCTCCAACATCTTCTGGGTGGAGGAGGGCACCCAGGTGGCGGGCGTGGGCGGCTACGAGGTGGGTCCTCTGAACAACTTCAAGCTGATCCTGAACGGCCAGGACCGCTTCAAGGAGCAGCTGGGCAAGTACTTCAACCAGTACCAGCCGTTCGTGTACCACACCGGCACCCCCTACCCGGGTGTGTACGTGTACTCGTTCGCGCTGCAGCCGGAGGAGCACCAGCCGACCGGCACCTGCAACTTCTCGCGCATTGACAACGCGCAGGTTGCGGTGAACCTGAAGAACGCCTCGACGAACATGCTCCAGAAGATGTTCGCGGTGAACTACAACATTCTGCGCATCCAAAGCGGGATGGGCGGCCTAGCCTTCTCGAACTGATGGGTGGACTTGCCAATTAGTACTAAAAACCAAAAAAAGCGGGCTTCGGCCCCAAGAGTTGAGTCCCAACTCTTGGGGTTAAAGAAATACCTCCCATTACTATAAATGGACCAGGCCCCGACGAAACATTGTACTAACTGTACGCGAGGTCCTCAACCTCTTTCGGAATTCGAGGGTAAAAATGGTCGTCCATGTAACACGTGCTCTAAGTGCCGGGAAAAGGGGAAGAAGTACGACCAGAAAACCGAACGGAAAGAATACCACACCGAGCTTCAGAAGGAGCGTGGTAAAGACTATTGTGCGAAGCATCGTGAAAAGTTGAAAACAGGGGGTGAAGAAAAGGAGCACAATTTAGAACAGAAATGCAATTGGGCAAAATCTGACAAGTCGAAGGAACGTCTTTCAAATTGGAAAAAGTTGAATATCCATGACAGAATCGGCAGTTCGAGACGTCAAGCTAACGTCAAAGGTATTGAATGGCACCTTTCCGACGCCGAGGCTGAACTCATGATGACGGCCGAGTGCGTGTACTGCGGGCATCTGGATCTCGAGGTTTGTCTCAACGGGATCGACCGGCTCAACCAACAGGGAAATTACACTACAGAAAACACAGTAGCGTGTTGCTGGACGTGCAACTTCATGAAAGGGTGCATGGACCCGAAGACCTTCGTCGAGAAGGCTCGCATCATAGGGCGGTGCACCAGGGAGTTTCCCGGTGTACCCGTTCAGCCAAGGATCCGCCTGAAGCGCCAGGCCACCTGACTCACCTCGCCACAACCTGCCACGTCCCACCCGTCGCCCGGAACTCTTCCTCGATGACCGCAGCAGTGTATTCGGGATCAAAATTAGGAGCACAGCAAAAGACGTCAATATAAATCAGGTTACTTTCTGGGTACGTATGTGCAGAAAAGTGACTTTCAGAAAGCACAAGGACCCCCGTGGCCCCGATAGGTTCAAATTGGTGAAAGGCCCGGTTTACCACAGTAAACCCGCACCGCTCAGCAATTCGATTCATAATTTGTTCAAGGTGTCGCGCCCTCGAGACCCATACACCCGTGATGTGTCCGATGAGGTGCTTCATTACACATCTAACCAGACTTGGCCTTAACTAGGACGAGCGCCACGGACGCCACCAGGAACAGGACGCCAAAGAACGCCTGGCCCGTGTAATCCGGGTTCTTGCGCGCCTCGGCGATGTCCGCGATGCCGAGGGCGACGAAGATCAGTGTGAGGACATATAGGACCAGGTCAGGCGGGTAAAAGGCACTCATTTATAATACTCAAGTGAAAATAATGCTCGCAGCTGTTCTGGACCAGGCGCGTGCCCTGAATCTTCAGACTAAATTCGAAACCCTCGGGGCGACAGAGTTCAAGACGGCGATTCACCTCGTCAGACACGTCGTGCACACGTGGGACCTCACCGACGAGGACGTCCTGAAGATTCTGAGCAAGGTGACAGACGGGCCTCACGCAGATGACGTCAGGGTTCTCCTCGACTCTGGGGCGATCGCGTGCGTGTTGAGGTTCTTGGAGGCTGAGGGCCGCCCGGAGGTGCCGACCGGGTGCTTTACACCCCGAGGCCGTAAGCGTTCTGCGGCCCGTACGCCTTGCCCGCGTTTCCAGATGTCCGGTACGTCTGGTACAGGTACAGCAGGAACAGTCCAGCAATCATGAGCGCCGTGGCGCGCAGCACCCGCGAGGGCACCTTGCGGCTCTCGGGCTTCAAAAAGTCCTGGAGACCGAAGAGCATAAGTGCAAGACCCAGGACCGACAGGATGATCTGGATCTCGCGAGCCATTAGTACTTAAGGACATTTTAATTTGGTACTGCAAATGGACACCGGGGTGGCCTACTTCGACACGACGGGCGTACTCGAGAGCCTCTTCGTGCTTGACCAGGCGCCACGGGTCCCTGGCGTTGCACCGGTTCCGTGCGAGCTCGGGCCCGAGTGGTCTACGTTTGAGTCTGACCTTGGTAATTTTAAGAGTGAATTCGTCAAGGCCCGGGCAGAGCTGACGCGGGCCACGTCCAAACTGACAAGTTACCAGGAGGAACTTTCGGTTCTCAAGATGGTCCACGATTCGGTGCGTTCGCCTGGCTTAAAAGAAAAAGTTGCGTCTCTTATAGACAGTCACGAGTCAGAGGGAATCGAAGCCCTGACTCTACAATGTGGGGCGGCGCTGGGGAGGGTGGAGGCGATGAAGAAGGTCCTGATCGACACGCACTCGGAGAGGTACGGTAAGTTTGCTTGTTTTGTGTGCATGGACCGCCTCGTTGACCTTTTCATCGACCCGTGTGGGCACGTGATCTGTGACCCGTGTTGGAGACGCACGACGAACCACGATCAGTGCCCAGGATGTAGGACGGAGATACACTCCGTGAAGAAGATCTATACGCTCTGACAATGGCGCAGTGGTAGCGCATCGGACTGTAGTTCCGCCGGCCGTCGGTTCGACCCCGACTTGTCAGAGAGGACCTGCATGCAGGTCCCCCTCGTTCTCCTGTAATTTAGCGGTAAAATAGTCGGCTGTTAGAGCGGCTTCGTAAGAAGTTGCGTAGGCAGTTGCGACCGACCTTCCCTGGTTCGATCCCAGGCGGGAGAGTACACTGAGCAGCACCCCTGCTCAGTGTACTTGATTTTCTAAGCATATTTCAGCACCTATGGACTTTATCAACTGGTCCTGGGACGAGAACCTGCACGTCACGGTGACACTCTCAGTCAAGCAGTACATAAAGCATCAGCCCGTCGACGTTGCGAACCTGGATGATATCATTCAGGACCTTCGAATCAAGGCGCGGTCCATGGTTATCGTCGTCGACTTGGTCGGGGCGAACATATTTCACCTAGATATTCGCAACCTGACGCGTCTGCTCGTCGACGTGTACCACGTCACCAAGGATGACCAGCTTCTCAGGGCTATCCAGTTCAAGGGGGCTCACTTTTTGTTTCGTAAATTGTTCTACCCCTTCAGCCTCGTGATTCCCCGGCACGTGCGCGACCTAATTCAGTTTATATAAAAGACACGAGTGTTAGACGTGTAGCGAGATGGCAGACCTCCTTGTGTTTTACCCGGACGGTCGTAATTTGCACATCGAATTCCTAGGGGCCAAGTATATCGAGCGGCAGCCAAGGACCCCAGCAGAGATCCAGGCCTTCTTCGAGAATGTGCGTCCCGTGGTCCAGCAGCTCGACGAGTATGTCGAGAAGAACGGTATGCGGGAAATCATGGAGCTCAATCTGAAGGATGTTCCTATTTCAAAGTTGAATTCTGAAACGGCAGTCCATCTCATCAAGCTTTTGCTCGAGCTCAGACCCGACAAGGGACTTCTTGACAAGATCAAGATTACCAACTCGAACCCAGTGTTCAATATGATCTACAAGGGGGTCAAGAGCACCTTGCCCAAGCGCGTCACAGAGCTCGTCGAGATCCAGGGAGACCACAAGTTTTTCTGAGTGTACAAAGTAATGCGAGAATACCCGTGGCACCTCAAAGAGGAAGAATTTCTTGGCAAAATTGAGAAGCAATGCAACGCGTACAACTCCTACTTTTCCAAGGACCACCAGTACTACCATGCTTTGTCGTCCCGTTTCAATATTCCTATTCTGATTGTCTCTTCCATTAACGCGCTCACGGCCATCTCGTTGAATGAGTTCCTGGACCAGAAGTTCGTGAGTATCATGAACGCGGTCCTGTCGGCTGGCGTAGGTATCCTCGGCTCTATCCAGCTGTACATGAAGATCAACGAGAAGATGGCGAATGCGCTGCGGTCGAGTATCCTGATGAAACGTTTGGCACTCAAGATTTCCAAAGAGATGAGCATCGACCGCGATGACCGCTCCACGGAGGGCCAGGCATTCCTACAGGAGTGTTTCGCCGAGTTTAACGCTGCGCTCGAACTTGCGAACCCGATAGAGAAGCGCATCAGCAACTTCCTGGCCCTCGGCGAGGAACCGCCAGCGTCCGTATCTCACGTCGGCTCAATGGTCAACATGGCCGCGGCCATCGTGTCGCGCTTCACGCCGTCGCCCGTCATTTCACCTGGTACGTCGCCACGTCCCGGGGACTCTCGCGCCAAAAGTCTTTGGGGCACGTTCGGTATTGCTGAAAGAGGCGAGAATTCCCTTCCAGAATCATCGTCTCCTCCAGGTCAGAGCGGGTCAACCCCGGGGGAAGAGTCTCCAAGAGTACCGGATGAAGAGCCGTGAGTTCAGGGCAGCGCAGGCACGCCACGGCAAAGCCGATGTCTAAGTCCAGGCCCGAGACGTCCTCACGGGCCCAGTAGTGCTCACATGCCTCGTTGGTCTGCTCGATGACGCAGTAGCCCTTGACCATAGACGCCTTGATACCCTTGTGCTCGAGGGTCTTGATCAGAAGCGCCACGTGGTGAACGATCGAGCCGCTCACGTTGTGCACCTTGAGGCGCAGCGCGAGGTGCTTCAGGTGGTCCATCCTTCTATGGTTCAAGGATTTTGTTTCCTTATGGTAGCGTAGCGATGTCACCGTTCATCGCTTTTCTGATCGGAATTGTGTTCGCGCTCTTCGTCACCGTTGTACTGGCGAATGTCATTCCCCCGGTGCCTTGCCCGGCGCCTTAAAAACCTAGCACCTGAGTAAGGTACTATGGACCCTATCCTGACCCCGAGCCTTTCACGGTTCACCACCTTTCCTATACGGTACCCGGATCTATGGGCACTCTATAAGAAAGCGGTCGGTTCGTTCTGGACCGTCGAAGAGATTGACCTCGGGGGCGACCTGAAGGACTGGGACACCCTGAACGCCAACGAGCAGCACTTCATCAAGATGGTCCTGGCGTTCTTTGCCGCGTCAGACGGTATCGTGTTTGAGAATCTGGACCTAAACTTCACGAAGGATGTCCAGATCCCCGAGGCGCGGTCGTTCTATGCGTACCAGGGGTTCAACGAGTCCATTCACGGCGAGACGTACTCGCTCATGATTGACAAGCTCGTCAAGGACCAGGACGAGAAGGCTGGACTGTTTCGCGCTATAGAGACGGTGCCCGCGGTGAAGAGAAAGGCCGAATGGGCCCTGAAGTGGATGGGCTCCAGTGTCGCAGGGGCCGCCCCTTCGGCGACGGACAGTCCCTCCGGAACTGGGACGAATTTCACACAGAGACTGGTTGCTTTCGCCTGCGTGGAAGGCATCTTCTTCTCGGGATCGTTCTGTTCCATCTTCTGGTTGAAAAAGCGCGGACTTATGCCCGGTCTTTCTTTCAGCAACGAGCTGATTTCTCGGGACGAGGGACTCCACCAGGAGTTTGCAGTGACCCTGTACCACAATTTGAAACAGAAATTGGACGACAACACGATCTTCCAGATTGTGACCGAGGCGTTTGAGATTGAGAAGGAGTTCATAACCGAGGCTCTGCCGTGTCGGCTGATCGGTATGGACGCCCAGTCTATGACCGAGTACATCAAGTTTGTGGCGCAGCGGCTCCTGACGCAGTTTGGCGTCACGCAACACAAGTTCCAGGCCACGAACCCGTTCGACTGGATGGAGACCATCAGCCTGGAGGGCAAGACCAACTTCTTCGAGAAGCGCGTGGGTGACTACTCAAAGCACATGGTCACCGAGGGTGACGGGATTCGGTTCGATGAAGAGTTTTAAGCGCGGGCCGGCTCTGGGACCTCGTAGAGGTCGAAGCCCGACGTGCGCGGCACGAACAGACGCATGAGCATGGTCACGAGCGCGACGTAGACCAGCGCGTGCAGGAGCAGACCCTTGGTGGTCGCCAACCCGTCAGCACCGGCGACCCAGTTGCCGGCGACGCCCCGCACAGCCTTGTAGGTTGCCGGGTTGGCGACGATCACGTATGCGATGAACGGGAGGATGGTGTAGACGGAGGCCATTTAAGAGTACCCGAGATAATTAGCGGTTGCCAAACGATTCTAGGTGCTGACGCGCCGCGTTGACGTTGTTCTTCGTATACAACGGGTTGGAGGTGAACGTCTGCTTCGCGTTGTGGAACGGGGCGTTGTTGTTGTTACTCATGAACGTTCGCTTGGGGCGCATGCGGTCGCGCAGAATCTTGTTCAGCTGCGGGATAGTCATGCGGTTGGTATTAAAGTCGAGAGGCGGGCGGTTCCTGAACTCGTCACGTGCCGGGATCTGCAGGGACAGCAGGATCTTGTCGACCGTCTTTTTCTGGCCCGCCGTGAGTCGTGGGTCGTTCCGGACCTTCTTCCAATTGACCGCTTTGTTTAGCCACGGGCCGCGGAGTTTGGCCATCTGACCCGGCTTTGCGGCCGTCTTCAGAATGGCGTGCTGCGCCTTGCCCGTCGATGCGTTGTTGGTCGATTTTTGAACTGAATTTAGGATGTTCTTGACTCGTAGAAGAACTGGAAAATTCTTATACAGATTGTTGCCAACGCCCCCCGAGGGCTTGTTGTTGGTGGCGGGGGGCGTCTTTAGTTTTCCTGCGCGAACCCACCGATGTTGCGCACCTTGGGCACGTTCCCATTTTTATTATTGAGATTGTACCGATTGTTGTTTGCCTTGTTTGCAAAGCGCCACGAGTTCCCGACGTTGTTGCGGACCACCTTAACCTTGGTGTTCGAGCCTGGCACATTGATGTTCATCTGGAGGGGCGCTGGAAGTCCCGTCTCGTTGGCGTTAACTCGCGACACGGCCGTATTAATCGCGCTGGTCTGCCCGGTTGGCCCGAGACCTGCAGCAGCGGCTCCGTTTGTAGCCGCGTTGGCGGCACGGTTAGGTGTGCTTGTCAGATTCGCCGCGGCATTGCCAGCAGCGCGCGCCGCGGCATTGTTCGCCGTTGACGAGCTCTGGCCCTGTAGGTTTGCTTGTGCCCGAGCCGCTGCGGCAGCCGCCGCGCTAGCCTGGTTCGAGTTAGCCCCGTTGTTACTCGCACCGTTCGCTGCAGCTTGGCCTAGTGCCAATGGCTTGGCGACCGGAGCAGCGAGAACGGCATTTGCGGCACCCAGGGCGGCTTTATTGTTCCCTCCCGCATTACCAACTGCAGCAGCCACCGCACCCGCAACCCGAGGCCGCTTGTTATTGATGAAATGCTTTAGCGCATTCACAACTTTTGCGTTGAGCGGTGGAATTCCATTCTTGTTGTTCGAGTTGCGCGCGGACATGTACCCGTTCACATAAGCACGAACATTCCTCTCAAGATTTTCAGCGGCCACTGCGTTTTTGTTGACTACGCCTACGAGGCGCCTAGCATTCGACCGGGGGATGCTGTTATTTCTCCGTTTAAATAGACCCGATAACATACTTTACCATTGGTACCGAGAAAAAATCGCGACCTCCCTGGGTCCCCGAGAGGGCACATAAAGGCTCGAACCGTAGGTAACTCAGTAAGCACACATGGCAACCCTCCGTATGTTCTCCGCCTTCAACCCGACCGAGATCACCTTCTCCGACGTGCGCAAGAACGCCAAGGGTGGCAAGGCTGTCTACCTGAATAACGCGGCCGACGGTCAGAAGCTGATCTTTCAGTTGCCCGCCATGCGCGCCCCCTTCGGTCTGAGCGAGTACAAGGACGAGGCGACCGGCCGCGTCAGTTACACCCTGCCCCTGAGCCTGGACAAGCCCGAGGTCCTTGAGGCCCTGACCAAGTTTGACGAGCGTATCCTGGACCATATCACGGCCAACTCCGAGGAGATTCTCGGCAAGAAGATGAGCCGCGAGGTGATCGCCGAGGGTATGTACAAGTCCTCCATCAAGAAGAGTTCCAAGGAGGGTTACGCACCCACCTTCAACCTCAAGGTGCTCATGAACCCCAAGGATGGCACGATCGCCACCGAGGCTTACAACGCGCAGCGCCAGGCTGTGCCGCTGAACACCCTGGAGAAGGGCCAGCACGTGAGCGCCATCATCGAGCTCAACCAGATTTGGCGCACCCCGGCTGGCGTCGGCGTGTCCGCGCGCGTCCACCAGGTTATGCTGGCCCCGACGACCAAGCTGAAGCCGTGCGCCTTCCTGGCCCCGGCCGAGGACCCAGTGGAGACCGAGGAGGTGACTGACGAGGACGACGAGATCGAGGTTGATGCGGAGTAATTTTGTGTGTAATTGATATGAACCTGTTCAAGTTTAGGCCCAATGAAAACTTTATTGTCCGAAAACACAAGGGTAACAGGTATGCGTTCCAGAGTCATGTTCGCATCAAGCTGCCCTCAAATATTGCGTATAAACCAAGGTGGGTCATCCGTGAGTACATAAAGAAGGTGAAGCCGGTTGCGGTGCGTCACACGCCCAACAGGGGCAAGCCGGGGCAGCACTCTACGTTGAACGTTCGGAAGCTTCTTTACCCGTCCGGACCAACCTACGAACCAAACTTCTTCCGGAACAACAATGTGATGCCAGTCCCCAAAAACTTTTCGTGCAACACCGCGTTCTACAAATTTAAGAACGTCCCGGAGATCGGAAAGACCGGGGGTAACATCGGGTCCCGGCAGTTTTCACCCGCGAACAATAATCAGTTCTCGAGCCGAAAGCCTTTCGCCGCCACGCGCAATGCTATGCGCGGCATCGTGCGCATCGGGAGCGGTCGGCAAGGCCTCATCTATATCGGGTCCTGGTCCCAAACGAGTCCGCAATACGTGGCAATCAAGGTGTCGCCATATGACTTGGCTGCATCAGAGCGCGGAGAGACCCAACCGGCCGTGGTGGAATTCAACAACCAAAAGGCCATCTGTGACCTCCCGGACCCGTACATCAAGGCGCACGTCGTCCCGGCCTATTCGCTCTTCAAGTGCCCGAACTACGTGGCGCAGTCAGAGTTTACGAGCAACAACCATCGCCGCCACAAGGATATCGAGCGGCAGGCCATCATCGTCATGGGGTATGCGACCGGCGGGTCGCTGCGCAACTGGCTCGCCAAGATGGCGGCGGCGCGGCCCACGCGCCTGAATGACGAGGTCATGTCCGTTATGATTTACCAGATTCTGCGGACCTTGTACAAGATCAGCCTCGCGCGTCCTGATTTCCGGCACAACGACCTTCACCTGGAAAACGTTTTCGTCAAGGAGGGCAAGAAGTACCCGACGTTCCAACTGGGAGACTTTGGGTGGTCGCGCATCACGAAGAACGGCACGAATCCGGCCGTGAACACCGTCAAACCCGCGAACCAGCTCGCAGGTGTGTATGGCGTGGGACCCGAGACGGACGCGCGCTACGACATGCACTTCTTCCTCAACGAGCTGCTCTCTTGGACCAAGCGGCACACGGGTGACGCCCGGGACGGGTTCCGCCGGACGATCCCTTTCCTGGAACGGATGGTTCCTGTTGGGTTTCGGGGTCAGAAGAGTGAGCACGTAATCGAGAGCCGGCTCAAATACCGCGACCCGTGCATCGGCCTTCCCGGTCTGCGCCGGGCTCTGAACGACGCGTTCATCAAGCAGGTTGATAGCGCCTTCATGAACGCCAAGACGCCCCCGCGCGTCGCGTCGCCACCCAAACCGCGCTTCGTGGCTCGTCCGCGCTCGGCGTCGCCCAAGCGCACATACACGAACGCGCAACTCCTCAACCTCCCGGGCGCACAATTCATGAAATTGAGCCCGGCGTCGCGAGCGCGCGCGGCGAAGCTTCGCCTGGAGCGTCGCGGGCCCGCCACTCCCGCCCGACGCAACTCACCGCCCAAGCCCGCCCCGAAGCGCAACTCACCGCCCAAGCCCGCCCCGAAGCGCAACTCACCTCCCAAGCCACCCCGGCCGTCTCCTCGGCGGGCTACTCCCCGACGCAATTTTCAAGTTAAATTGAGTCCCAAGTCTGGCCGGGCGAAGATTATGGTTCCAGGGAAGAAACGGCACGTGTACGCCAACCTTCAGACCCTGAACTTCCTCGAGCGCGTGGCTGCCAACTACGGTATCAACACAGCAGGTGTTCGGCGGAAGAACAATATGGCCGTAAAGATTTTCGGTCGTAAACAGTAAATGGCTCACAAGACTATCGCTATCGTTGCACTGCTAGTTGTTATCGTGGCACTCGTCTACTGGCGTAGCACGCGCGGGGCGTGCTCGTCAGGCTTTGCTGCCCATGCGCCATCCGACATGGGTTCCGTCCTCGTCTACGGCTCCAAAACGTGCCCATGGTGTGTCAAGCAGGAGGACTACCTGAAACAGAAGGGTATTCCGTACGAGTTTACGGATTGCACGACGGGTCAGTGCCCGGACTTTGTCAGTGGATTCCCGACGCTCGTTGTGAACGGCGAGGTGAAGACTGGTTACTCGGAGATTTGAATCCGTAGGATTCGAATCGGACCTAGAGCTTGAACAGCGCGATGCCGAGAGCCAGCATGAAGGTGTGCAGCAGCGAATCAACCGGCTTGAGGACCGTGATGTGCTTCACGAGCGTGCCGTTCCACAGAAACCGCATGAACGCGGTCATGATGACCACGAATGCCGTGAACACAAACAGGTTGTACAGAGCCTCGTTGCGGTCACGAGATTCTAGGACTGACTTCATTTTACTATTGTCACAGGAAAAAAATTGAGAGGCTAGAGTATGTACAAGACGGGCGCTGCAGCCATTCGCGCCCTGAAGACGAGTAAGGTCCTTCGAACTAAAAGAGGGAACCAGATCAAAGCTGGCGTGACGAACTTGAACCGGCTCGTGAGTTACGTAAAGTATAACATCGGCGCCAAGGCGCGTAGCCAGCCGAAGAACACGTCCCGCTCTCGAGGTGCGGCCACGCGCGGCGCGCCGAACCCCTCTGCGCCTGTGTACACGTGGGCTCCCTGGGGCACTCGGGGCGTCACACACGACAACTGCTACGACTATGCGTTCGGGTCGTACTCGAACAATCGCACGTCCAAAAGTGTCCCGGGCGACCGCTCGCGCAACCCGGCCATCGGCCTCACGTTCCGCACGTGTACAGGCATCGCGACGCGCGTCCTGGGCGACAACCCGGGCAACGTCTACAAGATGAAGACGGGCGGTGAGAAGCCCAAGCCGGGCTTCTACAAGGTGATGTGCTTCGTGGCACCCTCGAACGACTTTGGTAACTCGACCGGTGATTTCCACTGGTACAAGGAGATCCGGGCCGTGCGTTACCGTGTGCGCACTGGCGACACCATCACGGGCCTCGCAAAGTTCTTTAAGGTTCGGCCCGCTGTTATCACCGCTGCACTCGGCAGCTCTCGTGCCGGTGCCAACACGAATAATGGACGAATTGCCAACAAGAATTCCGATCTCCAGGTTCTCAAGAACTTTAATGAAAAAGTCAAGGGTGCTCGGTTGTCGCCGGGTAAGGTTCTGGAGATTCCAGTTAAATTGTGGTCCCACAAGACGGGGTGGGCTGGGGGCCCCCTCTTGATTGACGCTTCGGGTCACACGATCACTGACCCGCGCAAAGCAGACCGCAACTACAAGCCCGGGTTCCATTACACAAAGTTCTGTTCGGCGTATGGCGTTCGTGCCGGGTTCGCCAAGACTGGTAACGATGCTAATCGAAATGGACATTCGGCAAGCCTAGTTCTCTGAGAATATCTGCTAGCGCTTCGTTGGGGTCAATATCAAAATGAATATCCGTATAGAACCGTCCGGTCCCATTCGGAATTAAGTTTCTAAAATCGAGGCCGAACCCTTGGACGATGGAGGCGACGTTATTCGACTCAAAATCTGTCGTGGTGCGCTGCCCGTCGGCGGCGCGCTCGATGATGAGACGGCACCTGTAGGTCGGCACGTCGAACGGTTCGCGGCACATAGGGCAGGTGGGGTCAGGGCCTGTACACGTGGACTTCCAGCGTTCGATGCAGCGCTCGTGAAACTCGTGACCACATGGCAGCGCCCGAGTCCCGGAGTGAGTCATCGGTACAAAGCACACGGGGCACTGCGGTCCCTTGTGAATCCAACACCGCGTCTCGCCCTCGCGGATCTTGTGCTTGCACTCGCCCCCTGTGAGGGTCTGCCCGGTGCACCTGCGTTCGGCCTCGGGCTCCATACCAATGGGCCTGGGTTACTTTTCAGCTCCGTCGCCGCGCACGCGCCACCTCCATCTCAAGGGACTTTATCGCGTCCCGGTACTTTTCACGGATGTTCTCCTCTACATTTTTACGGAACACGACGATGGGATCATCGTCCTGTTCCATACGACACGTCGGGCACTCGATGCTCGTCTCGAACCACGTCATGATGCACCTGTTGTGAAAGGTGTGTTTGCACTTGAGCTTCTTGGCGGTCCCGCCTCGCCGGACCTCCTCAAGACAGACGGCACATGTGTGAGAAAGATGTACAAGGCACTTCCCGTCCTCCACCGCCACCCGGCGACATTTGGCGCCCGTCAGAGTCACCGACGAACAGTTCATGACCTGCTAGGATGCTACAAATTTCTTGGTGGATTTCCTCGGCGGACCGGTTCGCATTCACCATGTAGACCCGGCACGGCACATTACGAATCAGTTTCGCGTACTCCACGTCCAGTTCGTTGAGGTACTTGCGCGTGATGCCCGAGTCGCCAGCCTGGTGGCGCTTCTGGATATGCTCCCATGCGAGGTCCAGGTTCTTGGACAGGAACACATAGATGTCCGGGTGCCACGAGTACTGATCGTAGAACCGCGAGTACGTGGCATCCTCCTCGGGTGTCACCAGACCCTTGTTGACCATGACCGGCCAAAAGACCCACCGCGAACTGAGCAGGGACCGCTCGTAGACGACAGGCTCTTTGGTCTGCACGGGTCTCAGGGTCTGGAGAATTACCATGTGAAAATAGAATGCCCAACGCTTGGGGTCCTTGGCAAACTCTTCGAGGGGCCATTTCTCAATGGGCTCGCGCCGGACCTTCCACCCCTTCTTCTCAAGCAAACCGAGCTGGGTCGTTTTGCCTGAGCCGATGTTCCCGTCAATCACAATTCGCATTATAAATTACACGTCCGTCGTCTTTAGCTTATCGTCTGAATATAGAACTGAATAGGTTATTTGGAAGACGACCGAAGATCGTTCTACCGAAGGCGGTTCTCTTTCTGGACGCTCGACCGCGCTCGACCCTCTGGAGGGTGCGAGATGCCCGGTTGAAATTTGCTTTTAAATTTGCTATAGTACCTTGGTGGTTCAGATTGACATTGTTATAATTTCCGTTGTTTGGTTCCCAGGACCATGTATAGTACCGTGAAGCGTTGGCGAGTCGGCGCCACGTCTCTCCATTGTTACGGGTGTAGTAGAACTGTCCATTCTCAGAGTATATAGGTCTACCACTCCCACTAAGATATCGCGTCACACGTTTCACCATTCATATTACGTTAGAAATTACTGGTCCGCCACGATCGGCGAAGAGGAGACGCCGCCGCTGCACGCGGCGTTCTTAAGGGGGAGACCGAGCGCAGAGGGCTCGGAGCTCTGGATCAGCGAGCGGTACGCGCGATTGTCCTGGAACTCAACGCCGTTCTTGGCCATGATGGTATCGTTCATGATACGGGACGAGACAAAGTCGGTAAAGCAACGGCTATCGGCCATACCAATGCGCTGAGACATTTACAAGTGTCACATATTTTTATTGGCGTGCTGCGCCAGGACCGCGACCCACTCGTCGAAGGTGGCGCCCATGATCGTCTCGAACGTCTCGGGCGTCTCCACGCGCTTCACCATCAGCGTCGGGTCGATCTCGCGGTTCAGGACCTCGTACGCGCACACAATCTCGTCGAGCGTCTGCGCGCCCGTGACGCCAATTTTGCCCGTGCTAAAGATGCAGGCGGTCACCTGGCGCTGACCCTCTTTGGGCACAAACTTCACCTTGACGGCGGCGTAGCGGTCCGGCTCGAACGTCACCTTGAACTGGGGCTTCTTGGCCAGCTTGGCGATGATCTTGTTCAGGTTCACGCTGGCGTTGAGCGAGAAGTTCGTGTTGATCATCTTGATGGAGGGGGCGTCGACGGGCACGTTCTCCTCTGTCCCGAGGACCACCTTGAGCAGGAACGACAGCTGCTGTAGGATGCGCTTGCAGTCGTAGAGGTCCGAGCCGCCTGCGAGCTGGATAGAGCCGTTCGGGAAGATCTTGATGCTCTTGCGCGTGTACGCATCCTGGTACCCAATGGTGACCTGGTTATAAAAGCCCGAGTCGCGCATGGTCCACTCAAAGCCGGGACCCGTCGAGTCCTTGTTGCGCATGGTGACGCTCCCAAGTTTGACAAAGTTCTCGCGAAACTTGGGAAGGTCGATCTCAGTGAGAAACTTAGAGCACATGGTGATGGTGTTCACGCGGACCCACGACGGCGCCGGGCGCGCATGCTCCTCGAGGAGCGCGCGGCGGACGGCGTGAATCCGCTTGAAGTACGCGAACGTGTCCATAGTGCTACGGGACCGAAGGGGCGAGTTGACTGTGGACGGGTCCGGGCGGGTCCCTGTCGAGGACAGCACACCTATTTTTTCGCCCGACGGGCAGCCTGTCGTACGATGGCCGACAGGGGGGTCCGAAGAATGTTCGCCTTGATTACTTTAGCGTAGTACTTCTTTAGGTGGTCATCGTCGTTGTTGGTCACCTTGCGGCCGAGCATCTTGTTCGCCACGAGGGACATGAGCCGGCGTTTTTTCACGGCCCGGATGACGGTGTTGAGTTCATTGAGACGCAAGCTCTTTGGCTTGCGGCGGCGCGTCGCCGGTTTGCGGCGCAGGGGCGTCTTGCGCGACAGGTTGTTCAGACCCTCGAGCGCGTACGCGGCGTTGCGGTGCCCACCGAGCTGCGCCACGGCGTTCATGGCCGCGGGAGAGGTGCCCTTGAGCTCGTTCGCCTGCCGCCGGTTCCCGTTCGTCTCGTTGAGGTCGGCGGCCGCCTTTGCCACCTCGGGCGCGCCGCCGGGCACGGCCGCGATGGTCTCAAGGGCCTTGTTCACGCCGCCAGCGTTCTCGATCGCCTTGCTCTGGTTCGGGGGTAGGTTCGCCGCGGCGTTCCCGCCTCCAAACGGCCACCAGCTCGACCCCGTTTTGGGCTTGAGTGGAGGCTCGGGCCACGTGGGGGCGTTGTTGCGCCGCGGGGGCGGGGGCGGGGGCGGGGGCGCGGGCCCGAACGGACCCATCGGGCCCTGGGGCGGCAGGGGTCCCATGGGTGTGTACCGCCGCGCGGACCCGTTGTTGCTGCTACGGCGCGGAGGCTCGGGCCAGAAAGGCACGCCGCGGCTCCGTCCGTCAAACCCGGGCCAGAGGGCTCCGGCGCGGCTCCGGCCGTAGTTGTTGTTGATAGGAGGGCGCCCGGGACCGGACCACGAGAACCGCGCACGCACCGCGTTCGCCTTGGCGCGACGCTCCTGGATCACAAACTCGTCGCGAATTCGAGGCTCCCTGACTGCAAGGTCCCCGAGGTCTCGCTTCGCATCAAACAGCCGCCGCATCTTTTCATTCAGGTCCCGGGCCGGGGCCCGGAGCGCCGCGACGATCGCAGCAATGACGCGATTCCGATTACTTTCGGAGAGAGGGCCTTTGAGTAGGGCCATGAGTTCGGCCAACTTACGGTCAAAGTTGTAACTCGACGCTCGCGCCACTCGCCGTTCCACATCATTGTTAGGAAGGTTGGGGCGGTTCCCGATCCGGAAGAACGCGAGGGCGCGTTTAAACGGCTTGGCAATCAAGCTCACCAAACCTTGGTTGAGATTCGTGCCATCTGCAACGCTGTTCTCGACCGGCTCTTTGTGCTTGATCGCGTCGACGATAATGTCCGTGATGATGCGACTGTTCGCGTTTGCATTGGGGGCGAGGGTCTTGACCAACTTTTCAGTCACAGCGGTCGGGACCAGTCCGCGCTTGATCGCGAGTACGATCGCCATCGCCAGCTGATCGGCCGTAAAGGTCTTGACGAGCTTGTTCGAGTTTGCACGCTTGACCATCGCGCTCACGAGGGGACCGGCGGCAACCTTTGCATTCACTTTCTGTGCGGCATTTCGGTTCTCGGTCGAAACTGGAACACCTTTAATAATCGCGGCGACGATGGCGTCGACGAGGGCCCTCTGATTTTTTAGATTGGAATTAAGTATCCCATTACGACGTATCGCCATGGCCTGATATCACTTAAGAGAAAAAAACGTGTGTTGTCCAAGTCAAGGTTCGAGACCCACCATGAACCCTCAAACGCGAGTCAACATGCAGGGCCTTCTCAAGACCCGCCTCATCGCCCCGTACCAGCGCGAGGGAGTCACTTGGCTCGTCAACCGCGAGGTGGTCCAGTCTTACCCGGGCGGGTTCCTTTGCGATGAGATGGGCCTGGGCAAGACCGTCCAGCTCATCGCAACTATGCTCGCCAATCCCAAGCCGCGAACCCTTATAGTGGTTCCCAAGTCCATCGTGGGCCAGTGGTGCTCTGAGATTGAGCGGTTCGCGCCCAGCCTGTCGGTCGCGTCGTTCGACGGCGCCAAGCGCCACCTGCCCGACGTCCTGCCCGACGTGGTCGTGGCGCCCTACTCGATCCTGGCGCAGCGCTACGGTTGCGCGCCGTGCCCGCTCCTCAAGTACCAGTGGGACCGCGTCATCCTGGACGAGGCCCACGAGATTCGCAACCGTAAGAGCAAGGTCCACGTGGCGTGCCGCGCCCTGAACTCCACTATCCGGTGGGTCGTCACGGGCACGCCCGTCTTCAACAGTATGAAGGACTTTGTGGCGCTGTGCTCGTTCCTGGGCTTTCCACAGGCGGCGGTCCAGGGTCACACGGACGCGATCCGCGAGGCGATGGTCCTGCGCCGGACCAAGGATGACGTCAGTAAGTTCAACAAGCGCCTCGAGCTCCCGCCCTGCGACTTCCAGAACGTCGAGCTCGAGATGCACCCTGAGGAGCACGACCTGTACCTCGACGTCTTCGTCAAGGCCCAGACCATCGTACGGAACATCTTCGCGAACGGCACGCAACACCTGCACCAGATGGAGTTGCTCGAGTGCCTCCTGCGCACGCGCCAGGTGATGACGTGGCCGCAGCTCTACCTAGACGGCATCGCGCTCAAGGAGGACTCGGACCCCGAGCCGTGGTGCGGGCGGTCCCGCAAGCTGGAGGCCTTGCTCGATATGGTCGCGTCACACCCCACCGAGAAGGCCCTGGTCTTTGCGCAATTCAAGGGTGAAATGGACGAGATTCAGGAGCGTCTGACGAAGCTGCGCGTGCCGGTCGTACGGATAGACGGCACTGTGCCCAAGGAGCTCCGCGACGCGCGGATAGCCGCCTTCAAGGTGGGTCCTCCCAATATCGTGTTCCTGATCCAGGTCAAGGCGGGTGGCGTCGGCCTCAACCTGCAGGAGGCGACGCGCGTCTACATCACCGCACCAGCCTGGAACCCGGCGACGGAGCTGCAGGCGATCGGCCGCGCGCACCGCACGGGTCAGACCGGCCGCGTCGTGGTCCGGAGACTGGTCTACACGGGCACCGACGCGGCACCGAGCGTCGAGCAGTCCATCATGCAGCTCCAGGACGGCAAGGCGCGCGTCTGCGCCGAGGTGCTCAACGACGAGCGGCTCGCGACGCAGGTGCCCAACGTGGCAGTCAACGCCAAGACGCTCAAGCAGATTTTCTCAGTGTAATTACACGTCACACAATGGCCAACTACGCAATCGCACAACGCAAGCTCACCGAAATTCTGCGCGATTGTCCCAACGTCCCCGCCGCCATCCTCCGGTGTCTTTATGCGACCCGCAGGTACTTTCGCGCGCGTAGCACACCGCGTCGGTTGCCGTCTCCCCGGTCTCCCATGCGGCGCCGGTCGCCGAGCAACCGCCCGTTCCCGTCACCCTCATCGTCTCCCCGCCGCGCCAACAACGGCCGCCCGTTCCCGTCACCCTCGTCATCCTCGGGAAGCATTACACGGAGCCGTTAAAAAATGCGCATCTATCTTATGAACCTGGTCCACCGAAAGTTCCAGGTGCCCCGGCGCAAATGGCCCGTGTTGCCTCGCGGAATAGTCAATTCCGTTCAGAAATTGCTCAAGAGCGAGCACGTCCGCGGGGGCCTCCCGAACGCCAACGCGCCTCCCATGTATCTCGGCCAGAACCGCTCGACCGTAGCGCTGAACCGTCTTTTTCGCAACAGGAACGTCTCGACCCTACCAGACGGCGCGTACCTGTACCTCATCGAGTACGCCCCCGCCACGGGACAGTACCATAAGCAGTACGTGCGCGTGCTGGACCTGTTGGAGTGGGGGTCGCGTCACTTTCACCTGCCGACCCTCACGCCAGGGCGCGTCATCATCGCAGCCGGTGAACTCCTGAAAGAAAAAGGTCACATCAAATTCAACCTAGAAAGCGGAACATACACAAGAAACCTCATGCACGAGACTCGGGAATACATGTCCGAAAACAACTACAAGAATCTCGTGCTTGATGCATTTCAAAATGCAAAATCAACACAATTTACAAAACAAATTCTGGTCCCCCAGGTTCTAGGCAGACTCAAGAACCTCGCGCGGGTCCCGAATGGCACCTTGTCCTTCATGTTCGGGGGCAAGCCCACGGCCGCGCTCAAGAAAAGGCCGGCGTACCTGAAGCGTAATCTCAAGGCGAACCTGGTCGCAGCACACGCGCGGCGCGTCACCAACGGCAACTCGTCGAACAACAACGCGAGCCCGAGTCCTCGGCGGAGTGCACGCCGGCGGACTAAATAAAATGTAGACTAGTTTTAAATGTCTGCCGTTGGTTCCCGTGCCCAGGTGTTCCACGGTAACGCCGACCATACCGCCAGCGGCCTCAAGCGCAAGGACCTGAAGCTCAACCCCAAGGGTGAGATTGTGAGCAAGGCCAAGTCCAAGGGTGAGAAGAAGAACCCGTGGATTCAGGCCGTCGCCAAGGCGAAGAAGGCGCTCGGCATCCCCAAGAAGGAGTTTGTGCTCGTGACCAAGGGGTCCGAGCTGTACAAGAAGGCGAAGAGCTTTTATTCTTAGACAAGATCATGGCACCGCGTCGGACGAAGACCAGCCGTTCAAAGAGCCGCACGACCCGCAAGAAGGTTTCCAAGGAGGAACTCGTCAAGGTGCTCGCGCAGCTGCGGAAGATTTTCGCAGTCAAGAGCAAATGAAGTACGCGGGACTCTTGGGTCTCAAGCTGACTTCTTCGAACCGGATCGTGCACGGCATCTTCAACCGTCCAAAAAAGAGCATACGCCCCGCGGCAAAACGGGCGAGTCCCCGGCGGGTTCACACGACGTCTCGGTCGGCGCAGACGGCCCGTAAGAGCGTACTTGAACGGCTTTACAAGTCAATCCCCACGTTCCGTTGAAAAAATACGTCGACTCGACTCCGACCAGGCACGAAACCTCCTGCCCACGAAACAGGCCCTCACTCACCTCAGTGTTGACCTGCTTTGAATTCTCATCGAAAATGTAAACACTATCGTCAATCTTCAGGCGAAGAGACGCACCCTTGAGGTTGCTATTGAAAGGCTCTTGCGGGCACAGAGCCGTCTCGAGGTCGCGCCACCAGTTTAAAAAGGCTGGGTTCGACATGTCAACCTGGAACGAGCGGTACGAAGAGACGCCCCACGTGCACAGCCCTCGCGGAATCTGAAACCGAAGGGGCTCACCCTTGTACTTGAAACGGGTGCGGTCCTTGCCCGACACGACGGAGTCGATTTCAGCCTTTTCGATTGCGCTCCAGAGGACCATTCAGATAAAAATGCGTGTACTTTTTAAATGCAAAATTATCGCCCGAGTAAAGCGAAGCGCGCTACGAAGCGGCTCACGCCTGTCAAGGAGTCGCCCGTCTTCCCGCGCGTGTCGCCGCGCAAGCGGGCCTCGCCGGCAAAGTTTCGCCGGCCGATGCCTCCGACGAACATCACGGCGAGCAACGTGCCTAGAATGCTGAATGTGCATGTAGGGTTCGGGCGCCAGGGTCTCGTACCCACGTGGTCGGTACCTCGCAACCGTGCAAAGCTTCAGGGTATCGTGAACGCAGCGCAGAGGGAGTACATGGCTAGCAAATATAAAGAGGGCCCGCGGGCGCCCAACACGTTGACAAGGAGGTTCGTGAAAGAGTACAACGAGGCTCTCCGTGAGCTTTATGCCGCACACTTGAAGCAACTCAACATCCTCAACAACGCGCGCAAACCGTCACCGAGCTCGCAGCTGTCCCGTAGCCTCGACCGCTACGTACAGGCCATGATGAAGAGCATGCGGCGCTCGCGCTAGGTGCAGTGACCCGCGAAGCACTCGGCGCTAAGCCACCCGTCGTCGAAGATTCTTGTACATCTTCATCGGCATCGTCTCGCCATTTGACAGTATTCGAAATCCATGCATCATATTTGGTCCAAAATAGGACACCCTGAACGCGTTTCCATTGGGCATCCGTACGCGAATCGTATTTCCACCCTGGGGGACACCGCGCTGAACATTGAGTCTGATGTTGCTCGGAGGCGCGTTTCCGGTGGCGAGCGCCGCCCGAGCCCGTAGAATCGCGTCGAGAGGACGCTTCTGGTTGCGATAGTGGCTTTCGGCGATGAACTTGAGAGCTGCACTTTTCATTTTTGAGTTGTTGTTCGCCGGGCGGAAACGCCCTGTTTTCTCAACTTGCTTAGCGGCTCGGTACACATTGGTCCACCGATTATTCGCCTTCTTCTTTCGGGCCTTAAGCATGTTGTTTGCGTACGTATTTGGCGCCATGGCGGCCATAAGCGCGGCGCGGTTTCTTGGTGCCAAGTGTGCGTATACGGAAAGCAATGGATTACCGTTGAGTGTCGCCAAGTGCGATCCGGTACGCTTCTCTTTCCACACGTTCCGTATCTTTTGACCAGCGTTTTTCGTGTTATGCTTCTTGAAAAACAGGGTCCACGTAGGTGAAATGACGATGCTTCGACCAGTCCGAAAGTTCTTTTCTATAACCGGGTAGGTCCAACGAGTGGCAGCGAGGCGCAAATCCGGTCGAACGTCCAAGTTCTCTTCAAACGTGATGGGGCGTCTCCGGATTGCAGCATTGATATTGCGCAAATTCGCCTCTGTGAGGAACCTCATCGCATTTTTGTTCGACCTGACGAGTGAAATGTAGTTGTTTGCATCGAGACTGTTCGAGTTTGAGTTGGAGTTCATAATTTTATCTCGAGAATTTAAGTACAGTTGCACGCGTTCATGACCCGCGTGAGCCCCGAGCCCCTCAAGAGAACCTTGAGTTCCGTGAAGAACGGTTCACGATTCCCGGGCGTCACGACGTGTGCACCGTCGGGCGCCGTAACCTCTAGGTCATGAGGTTCTTGGGTCTCATTGATGACCGTGAGCCAGTTATCCATACGGTCAATCTCCACAGGTCTCCGGACGATATGAAAACCTGGGATCCGAAAGATATGAAGGGATTTTGATTCTAAATTGTAAATGAGTCCGTCATGGGACTTCAAAAGCCACCAGAGACGCCAAGCACGCGCCTCTCGTAACTTTTTGGGTCGGATTCCGAACGCAAGCCGAGTGTCGATGGGCAAGTCGGCCATGTTCAGGATTTTCCAGATGAGCTCATTGGGGAGCTCTGGGGTCAACATTCCCCATTTCACGTAAATAATCTTTAGCTAGAGTAAATGCCACCGTCCGTTAACCAGCAAATCCGCAACTATGTCAACCGCAAGACCAACGTGGTGCCTCAGGTCAACATGAAGGACCTTGCCGCGTTTGCCCTTGCCAACGCCAATCTCCTGTATCACAAACGCAGCAACGGGAAGTGGTACTATTATGCCGGTGGCACGCCCATGAACAAGAAGGCGATTCTCAGCGACCTGCGGATGATGCGCGAGTAGCGGCGAACAGCTCCTTGATCAACTGGGGAGGGACGGCGTAGCGTTCGTGCAGGTACACGAACCGGCCGCGCTTGTTCGGGCCGGCAAATGCCAGGTCATGGATAGGGTACCCCGTCTCCGGGTTGATACTGATCGCTGGACAGTCTGACTTGCATATTTTTCCTACAAAATTCTTAACGTTTGTCCAGATACGAGTTTGCTTCTTGTATGAGAACCCGTATTTGCAGTAAGAAACGTCATGGAACGGAATTCCGTTCATAAATTCTTGATATTTCAGGTGACCCGTCTGGGGATTCTCCATGAACCAAGATTTAGGTTTGAGGTACTTTATGATTTCTAGCGTTTTCTGGACTATGCGGTTCGCACCTTCGATGTCACGGGCGCCGACCGTCTTCGCCTTGGAGTACTCTGTGCAGGGCGGGCTGGCCCACACGACGTCAAAGTGCCCCGGCTTAAAGGCTGCCCTGTAGTCCCATGTCAAGATGTCGGTACAGATTGTGGGGTGCGACCTGATGCGGCAGTCGACGCTTGTGACGTCGTAGCCCGCCCCCAGTGTTTTGCGCAGGCTTTGTGTGCCCGCAAAGAGGTCGAGCACCTTCATTGTATCATTGGGCTAGGAAATGGTTGGGCGCACGCTACGCGCGACGAACGAATGTGCCGTTATTCGTTTTCCTGTAGGTCGCGTCACTTCTTTCAAGATTCCAGAGGTTGAATCGTCGGTTTTTGAGAAAAACCTTGCCATACTTACCACCACCCCAGTGTACGTACCCTACATTCCCGAAAGTGTTGCGAGGTGCAGGCGCGGCTTGAAGCGATTTCCGTGGAATCTCATAGAATTTGGCAGGGTATTTGCCTTGCCAATTCTCAGAATTAGGAGTGAACATATAGTATTTACCATTCTTGGCGAAGATCTTGCTGTTTGTTCCAACGGCCATATACACGTTGTTCCCCATCCGGTACAAACCGTTCCCGATTTTGAAAGTGTTGAGGGTTTTAGGTTTCGGCGCGGGCGGTTTACCCACGCCGGCATGATCTCGAGCCAGATTCCACACGCCCTGTTTTCCAAGTCCACTAAACTGACTGGTACTTGCTGCATAAAGCTCTAAGAATTTACTGATATCGTTGTTGCGTGCAGCATTGACCATCTGTTTCCATTGATTGTTTTTCTGCCAATTAGGTGTCATGTTTCTAGCTAGACGATATTTTTGTTTAGCCCGAGCACATCTCACACGACTCGGGGTTGGCGAGGGAGCAGGCTTCGGCGGCCGAAAGGGAAGCGACCGGAACAGTCACCTGGATCGCCTTGGCCTTGGCGCGCGTCCGCAGGTAGTACATACCCGTCTTGAGCCCCTTGCGCCACCCGTACATGTGCATGCTTGAAAGCTTGGCCAAGGACGGGTTCTCCATGAAGATGTTGAGCGACTGCGACTGGTCGATGTACGCCCCGCGGTCGGCGCTCATGTCGATCAGAGACTTTTGAGGAATCTCCCATACGGTCCGGTAGATCGATTTCAATCGATCCGGCAAACCCGCAACGTGCTGCACGGACCCGCCGTTCCGCACAATTTCGTTCTTGATTTCGGGCGTCCAAAGGCTTAGCTTTTGCAGGTCCTTGATCAAGTGCTTATTGACCATGACAAACTCGCCGGCGAGCGTACGGCGCAGATAGATGTTGGTCGTGTACGGCTCGAACGCCTCGTTGTTGCCCATGATCTGTGCGGTCGACGCGGTCGGCATGGGCGCCACGAGCAGCGAGTTGCGTAGACCGTGGGTCTTGATGTCCTCGATGAGCACGTCGAACGGAACGGTCGGCGCGGTGTCCCACATGTGGTACTGCAGAACGCCCTGGGACGCCGGCGAACCGGCAAACGTCTCGTACGGCCCCTCCTCCTTGGCCAAATGACACGACTCTTGGAGCGCCGCGAAATAGATGTGCGTGAAGATTTGCGTGTTGAGTTCGCGCGCGAACGGCTCGTCAAAGGAAAGCCCAAGCATCTGGTACACGTCGGCCAAGCCCTGCACACCGATGGCGATGGGCCGGTGGCGCATGTTCGACTTGCGGGCCGCCTCTGTAGGGTAGTAGTTACGGTCGATGACGCGGTTCAAGTTGCGCGTGACGACTCGGGTCACTTCGTGGAGCTTGTCGAAATCGAACGAGAAGGGAGCGACGCCGTCAGGCCCAGGCTTCACGAACGTCGGGAGACACAAAGACGCCAGGTTACACACAGCAGTCTCGTCAGGACCAGACACCTCCATGATTTCGGTGCACAAGTTGCTCGACTTGATCGTGCCGATGTTTGCCTGGTTCGACTTGCTATTGACCGAGTCCTTGTAGCACATGAAGGGCGTTCCGGTCTCGACCTGCGACTTGAGCACCGCGTCCCACACGTCACGGGCGCGCACCTTCTTCCGGTACCGGCCCTGGGCCACGTACAGCCTATAGAGCTCGTTGAACGCCTCGCCGTACACGTCGGGCAGGCCTGGGCACTCGTTCGGGCACATGAGGTGCCAGTCCTCGTCAGCCTCCACCTTTTCCATGAACAGGTCCGGGATCCACAGGGCCGTGAACAGGTCCCGGCAGCGCATTTCCTCGTCGCCCTGGTTCAGGCGCAGTTCGAGAAACTCCATGACGTCGGCGTGCCACGGCTCGAGGTAAAACGCAAAGGACCCCTTGCGCTTCCCGCCACCCTGGTTCACGTAGCGGGCCGTGTTGTTGAACACGCGGAGCATGGGCACTATGCCGTCCGCCACGCCGTTCGTGCCCTTGATCAGGGACCCGTTGGCGCGAATGTTCGAGCAGTGCACGCCGATGCCCCCAGACCACTTGGAGATGTGGGCACACTCCTTGAGCGTCTCGAAAATTCCCTCGATGCTGTCATCCTTCATGGCGACCAGAAAACAGCTCGACATCTGCGGGTTGTTGGTCCCTGCGTTGAACAGCGTCGGCGTCGCATGCGTGAAGTGCTTCTGGGACATCAGGTCGTAGGTCTCGCGGGCCCGCTTGAGGTCCGCGCCCGTCTCCGCGCCGTGAATACCGAGCGCCACGCGCAGGAACAAGTACTGGGGCGTCTCGCCCGGGTTCAAGTAGCCCTTCTGAAGGGTCTTGATGCCGAAGTAGCCGAAGAGAAAGTCGCGCGAGTGGTCGATCCACGAGTCCATATCGAGCGCCACGCACTTCATGAATTGGTCAGACACGATACCCTTGGCGTGGAGTGCTAGCATGGCATCCGAGAAGCACTTTGGGCTCGTCTTTTGCATGTTGCTCACGATGATGCGCATGGCGAGCGTCTCGTAGTCGGGGTCCTCTGTGATCATATGGACTGCGACCTCGGCGCTCAAGTTGTCAATCTCTGACGTGGACATGCCGTCGTACATACTCGAAAAGACCTTCTGGGCCACCTTGTCCGGCTGGACGTTGAGCTCTGTAAACTCGGCTGAGGGTCCTTTCAATTTTTGAATTCGCTTTGTCACCTTGTCGAACAACATCTCGACCACATCACCTGAACGCTTGGTGACCTTCATTCTAGGTACTCAAAGGTGGACTTTTTTAAGGCGCTTTTTTTTCGTGGTCCCGTAGTATATGGACGCGTTGGCTCAGCGTCACGCACTTCCGACGCCCCTGAGCAATGCATATTTCTCTGGGTTCAACCGCGAGCAGCTCCACGGTGACATCATCACCGCCATGCGCGTCAAGACGGGCTACACCCTCGAGCGCCAGAACGATTTCGACCTACAGGCGCTCATGCGTCGCGTTTACACCAACATGGCCCGCGACCCGTACTCTGACGTGCGTAGCCAGGTGTCGGCCATGAACAAGCGTGTGGTCAAGGAGGCGACCGCGACCATCTCGACCGGTATGCTCCAGCAGATTGTGTTCCTGCGGGACATCTCGTCCAACCCCGTGCCCCTGGCGGCGCCGGTCAGCACGAGCACGTACGGAAATAAATTGCCCTATAACAGCAAGGGGACCCTGTGATGCGCGCGCTTGACGACATCCTGTTTGGGTTCTTCATCTTTTTTGCGATTGACCGCATGGTCCGCCTATTTAGTAATGGAATTGTGGAGCCCTGGGCAGTGAAGCGTTCTGGGGACAAGAATGTGGTTGAGAATTACAAGCTTGGGGCTGAACTGGTTGCGTTGCTCTCGTGCCTGTATATCGTGTACCGGAACCGTGTGGTGTTGTCCCGGCTCAATAAGGCATGAGAACCCACACGAGCTTGCGCTCGACTACGGGCGCGTTCCACCCAGAATAAATGCGCGCCACCCTAGGCGACCAGCCACGACGTACGTAAGTGTGGTACAGACTTTCCATGGTAAGTGCAGTCAAATTACACGCGGAGCTCGGCAAGCTTCTTGATGGCGCGCGCGGCGGCGTGGGCCCGGCCGGCCGCCTCGAGCTCCTTCATGTTCGGCTCGGGTTCCGCCGGGATGGGGAACTCGGCGAGACGCGCGTTCGCCTTGGCCAGGCGCTCCAACGCCACGGTCTGACGCGGCAGGAGATCCCAGTCCATGCGCTCGTGGTGCTTGGCGAGCGCCTCGGCACGGCGGGCGGTGTAGGCTGCGAACAGCCGCTCCCCGGCCGCTCTCCCCGCGACACGGTCCGACTGGTTGGCCTCGGCCAGTTCGGCATCAGAGAAGGCCGTTATCGAGAGACGCCAAAAGTCGGCGAACTCCGCCTCGGCACGCTTCACAGCCTGGGTCGCAGCCGCTACGGCGTGCTCTGCTTTCAGGGCTTCGAGGACGATGGGGTAGTGCATCTCGACGGGCGAGGCCATTTCGGGGCGCGAGCGAGAATGGGAGTGCCCTTGGATCGGGTCCTCAAGAGGCCCGGCAAGGGCTTAAACACCTGGCTCATGTAGTACCCAATGAATAGGTACCGTGATGAAACGGCCATTATGTGCAAGTCGAAGGGCTGGGACAAAGCCCCCGTGAGCGTTGTGTGGATGCTCCTGAATGAAGAGATTGGCGAACTCGCCTCTTCAATCAGGCAGACCCAGCGGATTTACCGCAAAACTGGTCTCAAGAAGGACCGTGGGACTGACGTCATGATGGAGATGGGCGACGTGTTTAGCTACCTGTTTCAGTTGGCCCATATGCTCAACGTTGATATGGACGTTATGTGGGAGCTACACCGGCAGAAGGTCCAGACCAAAATGTACAAATAATAATGTGCACCCTATGTAATGGCGACTGCCGCTTTGGCCAATGACGAGTTGAGCATGAACCGCTTCAACCCGTACACGTGGTCGGGTTCGTACGGCGTCAACACCGACGGGTTCGCGAAGGACGTGTACATGGACGGCTCGTACTACACGCAGCGCAGCGACGAGCCCATGGAACAGAACGCGGTCGTCGAAGGCTCGGAGCGCAACCTTGTGAGCAGCATCTTCTTAAAGACGGCCTCGGTCGACCCCGCGCCGACCGCGCCTTTCCCGGCGCGCAAGTACGAGTGGGAGGACGGCACGACGTCATGGTACCGCCCGGGCGCGTCCACCGGTGCGTCGTTCGGTCCGCTCGAGCAGCTGCTCAAGGCGGCGAGCCCGGGCAACCTACTCGTGTGGCTGGTCCTTGCGGTGATCGCCCTTCACATGTACCGGACGATGAAAAAATAAAATGCGTCTGATGATCAGGATATGAATCACCGTCGTGCCGATCGTCTTCCCGTCCTAGGACGAAATGACCGGATGGCGCGCCGTGAAGAGGCGCGGCGCGTCCGAAACGCCAACGCTCGCGCCGCCGACGCGACGAGGCGCGCAAATGCCGCCAATGCCCAAGCCAAGGCGCGCCTGCTTAAGAGCTTCAACTTGCTGAAGAACTTGGCAAGGAACGGTGGCTACCACGAGTACATCGATCTGATTGGCGCTGTCCGGAACTTCAGCGCCGCACCTCACAATTCCCCCAATCTAGACCGGCACGCGAACGCCATCTTTAGGGCGTACGCCGCGATGCCTGGCCCGGCCCGGTCATTGGGTACCAGGACCAAACTTAAGCTTCTCGGACACATCCGAGCGTTGACGGGTCAATATTCGACCCGTCACTCGGATGCCATAAAGAATGCTTCACTGCGGTACGGCCTTGGGTCGCGTCTGGGGTCAATCGCACGCTTCATGGTGCGTTAAATAGCCGTGACCTTTGGAGCCTGGACCTTGACCAGCTTTTTCGCTAGCGCGTCCTTTTCGGCGCGACGCCGTTCAGTCAACTTGGGGCATTCGTGCACCTCAAGCTGAATGCACCGACTACAAAAGGACCCCTCACATTCCCGACACGTCATGAACCTCGGTCTGTGGCGGCACCCGTCCGTCGTCATCTCCTACTATCTCACATACAGTTTCAGTCTTAAACTGGGGGTCGAAGGGCGTGTCGTCCTCGTCGAGTGTGCACAACCCGTGGGTCCGCCCTGCACAGATTCGGTCCCACGACGCCTGCATAGCGGGCAGGTTCGTCCTGAACCATTCACGGTCCCGCGCGATGCGCACAACCACAAACTCCTCAGCCTTTGGGGGGTCCACGCTTGCCGGCCGGTACTGCACAAAGTCGCACTCCTCCAGGTCCGTCACCTCGAGCAAGAGCTGAATCTGGGGAAGGTAGTGCTTGGGCACCTTTGCCTCGATCTTGCGGGTCAGTGGGCACTTGATCTCGAGGAGCAGACCGTCCTCTGTGATGCCGTCGGCCGAGCCGCCGAGCCACGGGTACTCGCGGTGACGCACGAGCCCGATCTCGTGGGACTTGTGGCCGCAACGCTCGTCGTACAGGTCGCGCACGAAGGGCTCGAGGAGCGTGCCGTGGGCCGTCGCTGCGTTGCCACCCCACTTGGTTCGCAGGACCTTCTTCTTGACGAACGCGTCGGGCGACTCGTACCGGTTCTCACCGATGGCGCTGGCGACGTCGCTGGCCGTGATCATGTTCTCACGCAGATCTAACCATTCCTGAGTTCTTTGATCGGCGTATTCTGCCGCGAGGAGCTCACGGACCCTTTCGAGGAGCTGGGACATCTTTGTTTTTGAAGCGCGAATCCGTCTTAAGTACAATCTCAGCCGCGTTCTGTTCAGCCTGCTTCTTCGTGAGTGCAAAGCCCGAGCCACAGTCGAGCCCGTCGACCACGACCGTGATGAAGAACTGGTTGCCGGCGTGGATGCCGTCGACGCGGTACTCGGGCAGCGGGTACTTGAGCGCTTGGCACCAACGCATGAGCTGGTCCTTGTAGTTGTCATCGACGAGCGACGTGGTCACCTTGGTAAACGACTCGAGCACAAACTTCTTGGCGTGGACCATGCCCAGGTCCAAGTAGATGGCACCCACGAGCGCCTCGAACGCATCCTCCATGATGTGCTCGTTCGTGTTCCAGTTGTTCCGCTCACCCTTTTCGTCCATCAAAATGAGTTTGTCGAGACCGAGAACCTTTGAAATCTCACATAGGGTTTTGCCCCGGACCATCTTGGTGCGAGCCTTGGTTAAGAAGCCCTCCTGGTGTTCTTCGTACTGGTCGAAGAGGTGCTTCGTAATCACAAAGCCGAGGACCGAGTCCCCCATAAACTCGAGCGTTTCGTACGAACCAGTCAAACCTGAATAGCGCTTCAGGGCTGACTTGTGCGTGAAGGCGCGGCGATACAGTGTGAGGTCTTTCACTTTCGTCCCGACCAGAGCATTCACAGTTTCAAGTGATAGTTCTGGTGGAGATTCCATCGGGTCCCCTGTGGTAACAGCGACTGACCTTTTTATCTGTCACGCCTGGCCTTGACTTTACTTGTTCGGTGTGTACACGACGTGGATAATGTTGTCTGTCCGACCGACCATGGTGTATGTCCCGGGTGCGAGAGTCACTTCATGCTCATAGGGTACATTTGAAGGTGTGTACGAGTTGTGCTTTATGGAGGGGTACCTCCCCCGATTCAGCATGAGCACGTAGCCATACTGCGTAGATCCTCGTCGTGACGGACCCTGTGACCAGATGCTGGCGATGTGCTTTTTGGTCGAGAATGACCAGAAAGTCGGGACATGGTGACTTTTGTTCCGGCGGGTCGTAAAGTTGGTCAGCATAGCAATCGACTTGGGGTCGCTGCGCGCCATACCTCTGTAAAGAACGGGAACAGTCCGCGGGAACTTCTTGGCATGACGCTTCATTGCTTCAAAGTGCGCACGAATCCTCGGGGTCTCTGCATTGTTGTACGGACCGGTATACTTGGGTTTCAGCGGCCGCGTCCCGAGCATCTGATTCATCTTGGCCGACCCGCCACCCCCTGTAAAATAGGCGTACGAGCGCTTGACAGACCCCCCGAGAAGACGCCGCTTGATGATACTGGCGGCCGTCTTGGGAGACAATTGCTTCTTCCGAGGCGTATTCGTCATACTAGACACGCGTAAAATTAAAGACGGAAACAGGGTCGTTTTCGTTTTCAAAGAGATACCTATTACACGCGCGCGCCCTCTTCACTCAACTCACACTGCAGCCGCGACGGGAGCCTTGACCACCTTCGGGCGGACCTTCTTCTCCTTCGGGGGCGCGTTCGGGTCCACGGGCGCCTTGACCGCGCGCGGCTTCTTCTCCGGCGCGTTTGGGTCCTTCAGGTAGTGCGGGTTGATGTACTTCTGGATGTTCAGGAAGGTGACCTGGATACCCTCGGGTACCTGCAGCAGGTCCTTCATCGTGTCGTCCAGGCTGATATTCTGGCCCGCCTTCAGACCCTTGGCCTCCACGTACTCGTTCATCTTGCGAGTCACCTGGGACCGAGAGATCTTGTCCTCGGGGCCCAGGTTCAGGAACGCACGCAGCTTCGGGGTCACGTCCAGGGGCTTGTTGAAGCCGTTGTTCTGTGCACGGGCAGCCGCCTTCTCACCAGACGGGTCCTCAATGTGCTGGCGGATCTTGCGCACATCCTTGCGCAGCGCCTTGATCTCCTTGGCAAGCAGCTCGAGGGTAACGGGGGCGATAGTGTCAGCCATTGTACATACTCCATGGCGGGCACCTTTAAGCCATGTCGATGAGCAACAGCGCAAACACAATCACGGCGAAAAGTAGAAATGCATTCAGGACCGCGGACCAAACCTTAAGAGGGGGTGGCGCGGGCGGGAACAGAAGTTCAGTCGCACCGGGCGTCTCTGTCGGCAAGTCACTCTGAGGCAAGTTTACATTGAAACCGTCAGGTAGAGTGATGCCCGTCGAAGCTCGCATCTCGACCCCCATACGGGGCGCATGTGCCGACCCACCCGTGCACTTGGGCACGCAACACCCCGGGTCGCACGGATACACCAGGCCGTTTTGACGGTTTATGTACCCACAGACCGTGGTATAAGGGTCCATGGGGTCAGCAAGGCACATGCAACCCTGCATCACAAACTCCTGGTTGCACGTCTGTGTCATCTAGTGTTAAAGAATATTTTTGTTTATGATACAATGGAGTACGCCAAGCCGACCAAGCTTCCAGACGGCCGCTATTTTCTGAAGATTTCGGGTGCTCGTCACCAGGTGAACAACCTCGTGCTCCAGGACCCGCTGTCGACCAAGTCTGTCAACTTCAAGATTGAGGACCCGGCGCTCTTCGCCACCATCGATGCCGAGATTGTCTCCAAGGCGAAGGAGTCCAAGGTGGAGTGGTTCGGCAAGGAGCTCAGCGACGAGACGATCACCAACGCCTTCCAGGAGAGCGTCACTGACGGCGTCTTGAACGCGTCGCTCACGACCGTCAAGGGTCAGACGGTGACGACGGCGTTCGACGTCCAGAAGAACCAGTTGGAACTTCAGGACGTCAAGGAGGGTACGCGGTGTGACGTGGTTTTCGAGCTCTCGGGTCTTTGGTTCCTCAAGAAGTCGTTCGGGCCCATCTGGCGTGTCGTCCAGGTTCGCACGCGGACCGCCGCGCGCCGCGAGCCGGTGAACCAGTATCTTTTCACGGACGACGTCGAGGCCGAGGACGCTGACGACCCAGCCGACTACCTCGACTGAAAAATAATGTGTCCCTAAATATAAATGAATCGCAAGAGCCTAGCGATCATGGTCCTGGTTGCGATCATCGCGTACCTGCTGCTGGCCCCCCAGACCAGCCGCTTTGTGGGGGGCGTGGTGCCCGCCGCCGCCTCTAACCTGACGACCCCGACTGTGTCCTCTGCCGAGTACCAGGGCGCGATGGGTGACGCGATGGCCGACGCGTCCTCTGCCAGCCTGATCCCCCGCGAGGTTGTTCAGACCGAGGACTTTGGTCAGTTTAGCCCGGACAAGATCCTGAGCGGCCAGAACTACCTGGACCCGCGCTCGCAGATTGGTTACCCGGAGACCTTGGGTGGCGTGCTGCGCAACGCGAACCGGCAGTTCCGCTCCGAGCCGATGAACCCGCGCACGCCCGTGTCCATCTTCAACCTCAGCACGATCCCGCCCGACACCATGCGCCCCAAGTTTGAGATCTCCCAGGAGTACCAGTAAGCGTGCAATTTTGAAGTAAAATTAGTCGGGTCGAAGGCGTCGTGACCCAACCAAACTGTAATCTAAACCGAGACTGGTTTACATTACCGTAAAAACGTGTTGTGTATGCGCTAAACAATAAAAGACACGCTTCTGTCCCACCTACAAACATGAGCGCCCAGCAGTACCTCTCCGACTGGAACGCCGGCCCTGCCCATGACCTTCTGATTCCACAGGGGCGGTGGTGCCACGAGTTTTTCGACAAGTGGGCGCCGTATATCGCGTCTGAAACCGGTGTGAAGATTCACGATGACGACGGGTTCACGCGTCTGGACCGCTATGCGCTCGGGCGTGTGTGCGCCCTCCGTAGCCTAAAGAAATAAGGCCCTAGTCCTACATACAATGGCCGATTTTAAGACTATTATGACCGAGTGGGTCCGCCTCAAGGCTCAGTTGGCCGCAGCACGTAAAGACCTCGGCGTTCTGAACACGCGCGAGAAGGAGCTCCGCACGTTCGTGACCCGGCACATGGCCGCCAACGAGATTGACACGGTTCGTGTCCAGGACAAGGTCAAGGTGAATCTCAAGACCAAGACGACCAAGGGTGCCGTGACCAAGGACGTCATCAAGAAGGGTCTCGGCACGTACTTTGCCGGTGACGAGGTCCGCGTCGAGGGCGCGTTCCAGGCGATCGTTGACGCCGCGCCGACCAAGGAGGTCCAGGCGGTGACCCTTACAGGCCTAAAGGGTCTGGACGTGTAACACCCAAGACACACCTCGGCAATCATGGGTGTGAACGATGAGTACTCGCGTGACGCGTACAGCTACGAGCTTGCGTACGACTCGGACGGTTCGGATGAGTTTGATCACGAGCTCGACCCCGAGGTCTGGCAGGACATGTACTCAGGTGAGCTCCTCGATGGTTGGATGCACATCCGAGAGTACCTCGAAGGCAATTACCTCCAGTGCAGGGCCGGGTTCCCTCAGTTTGTCGAGCTCGTCCTCGAGCCCAGCAAGTGGTACACGACCCAGGAGCCAGGCCAGTGGCAGCTCACGATGTGGGAGCTCATCAAGGACCTCCCAGTGGTGGGCGAGCGTCTCGACCCCCAGAACTTTTATGCCTGGACCGAAAATTATGTAGACTACTTGTAATGATTGACATTACCGGCCCCAAGGTTCTTGCCCCGGCCCTCCTGTTCGCGGTGCTGAGCCCGGGCATGCTGTTGGCCATCCCGGCCCAGTCCAGCCTGCTGGTCCAGGCCGTCGTGCACGCCGCCGTGCTCGCCCTTCTTTATTACGTCATCGCCAAGTACGTGCTCAAGGTGAGCCTGACGTCTGCTGACATGCTGATGACGGCGGTGCTGTTCGTGGTGCTGACGCCCGGCCTGCTGCTGACCCTGCCCCCGCGCTCGGGTGGCGTGTTCCGCAGCGGTCAGACCTCCGCCATGGCCGTCGGCGTGCACACCCTGGTCTACGCCGTGGCTTTCGCCATGCTGCGCACCAAGTTCGCCGCGTACTACTAGGCACTCAATTCCCTTCTAAAATTGTAGAGCGATGGTCAAGTACCTGGCTATAGGCCCGGGCGCAATGGGATACTTTTTGTTCCAGGGCGCAGTCAGTAACCTCGCGCAATCTGGTAGACTCGCAGACCTGGAAGAGATTTCAGGCGCCTCTGCGGGTGCTACTCTCGCTTTCCTGTATGTCCTCACCAAAGGAGACACAGCAAAGATGCTTGACAGTTCTTTAGATGCTCCAGTCCAACAAGCTATGAAACCGAACATCAAGTCTCTCGTGAAGAACTATGGTCTCGTCCCAAATACCAAGGTTCAAAAGGTTCTCTCCAATTTGTGTCAAAAATTAGTGGGCCAGAAGGATCTGACGTTTCAGGAGCTCTACACATGGTACCCTATCAAGCTCCACGTCGCAGCCTTTTGCGTAGAGCGCGGGTCTACCGCGTACTTTTCGGTGGACACGACGCCGACGATGAGCGTCGTCCAGGCAGTGACCGCGTCTATGTGCATCCCCTTTATGGTGGCTTGCATGAAGATCGGTGAGTGGACCTACATCGATGGAGGTGCAGCCGAGCGCAGCCCGTGTGGGCCCTTTCTGGGCCGCGGGGCGGACGTCCTCGCCATTATACTCGAGGACGGCGTCCCGCCACACATTTCTGATGTGAAAAGCTACGCCTTTGCCATGCTCTACTCGACCATGAGGTTGCGACACCAGTACCACGTGCCAACGCACGCCCTGAAAGACACGGGGTTTAACGTATTTGATTTTGAAATGTCACGAGAGACCAAGCTCCGGATGTTTCTGTCAGGATTTTCTCGGGAAATTGCATGACGATTCGTAAAAGCCACATGCGTTTCAACGCGAGCAAAGCGATCCGGGTCCGCGCCGTGCCGTCGCCCGACGTTGGGGCGGCCGGCCGGAGCAAGAAGGTGATCGGCCACCTCAAGGGGGGCATGCTCACCACGTACGGTTACCACCCGGTCGAGTCGATGACGTCGCGCCACCGCGCGCTGTCCAAGGCGATCACCCGGGGCCGCGAGAAACCCCTGGCCGTCTTCCGCCGCCTACAGGCCATCAGCCGTCTGACCAAGGGAAAGCTGCCCACGGCGTCGCGCACGTACAAGAAGGACCGCGACTGGGTCCGGTCAAAGTTCCTGTCAAAGAGCGCTTAAACGGGTGACGCGTGATGCCACCATGAGCACGTTGACCCAAGGCGCCATCGTTGCAGTTGCTGCAGCTACAGGTTCGGGAAGCGCCGTCGCCTCGCACATCGCCCTCATCGTGATCCAGACCGTCTTTGGTAAGTTTCTACTGACCCTGTTGCTGTTTTCGTGGATCCTGTCAGAGACGCTCCGGTACCGGACGCACCGCGAGCAGTGCCGGGTGTTTGAAAGGGCCCTGAGTCACCATATAAGGGAGAAAAGTACGGAACCTATAGATGATAGAGTCCCTTGCACGAGATATCTGGAAGGCCCTAGGCCCCGGGTACTCCGAGGCCGTGTATCACACAGCCTTTGAGGTGGGCCTGCGTAAGCAGGGGGTCCCATACGAAAGCGAGAGGATCATCCCCCTGTTCTACGAGGGTCTGAACGTTGGTAACGTTCGTGCCGATATCGTCGTAGATGGGACGTTTGTGATTGAGCTCAAGTCTGTTGCGCGGCTCACAGAGCCAAACAGAATTCAGATTAGAAATTACCTGACCCTTTTGGGTCTTGAATATGGGTACCTCATCAATTTCCCAACAGGGGTCGGGGCCCTCGAGTGCGAGGAGGTTCGGAACCCATCAGGGTCTCCGGCCGCTCCGGGGTGTCTACCCGGGCCAGAGAGTGACACGTCACTCGCTCCACCCCTCCCGACTCTATGAACGCCCCGGCCTTCTCCGCGCGCCTCGCGGCCGCCTGTGACGCGTTCCTGGCTGTGCCGACCGAGGGCTTCCGCGGCACACAGACTGCGTGCGCACGCGTCGTGGCGCTGTTCCGCCCCGGCGGCTTGTACAACGGCCTCTTCCACACGGTGATGGCTCTCAGCCCGGCCGAGAGCCAGCAGCTCGGTGCGACGCCGGCCGAGCGCTACGAGACCCTGGACACTGCGCTTGCGCGCTGGCTCGAGGGCGCGTGCGCCAAGCCGTACGTCAGCCACCCCGACGACCTGGGCATGGTGCTAGCCGACACGGACTGGCCGCGCGAGTTCCACGGCCTCATGGCCATGCGCTTCTTCGGCTCCGAGCCCACCAGCCGCAAGCTGGCCCACATGATCGAGAACTGCGCGGGCACCGTGTTCGAGGTGCGCGACTGCGAGGAGCCGCTCTTCAAGGCGCTCAAGGCGCGCGAGAAGACCATCGACCAGAGCTCGGACTCGTTCACGGAGGTGATGGAGCAGTACCGCCAGGTCCACGGCCTCGCCGGTGACATCGCCAAGGCGCTCGACGCCGTACTCACCCGTGGCCCCATCACCGGGCCCCACTACTTCGATGGGCTCACCGACGACGGCATGGAGCCCGACGCTGACTGGATGTTTGCGCACGCCGCCGACCAGATGGTGACCGAGGCGGACCTGCTGCTGGCTGCCGCGCGCGAGCTGCGCGAGACGGTGCCTAAGCTGCTGACCTGGGGCGCGAGCGTGTAATCGCACCTACACTGTGCGCCAGAATTCCCAGTGAAGTTCCTTGCAAATAGCCTCCCATATCCGGTCCTGAAGGTACAATTTCTCTTTTGATTTCAGGAGTGGGAAACACGGCAGGTAATCATCCTCCCCGAGCAATTCACAAAACTTGTAAAGCACGTAGGAGTAACTCAAAAAGTTCTTGCGGCTCGCAGGCTTGTGCTTCTCGAAAGGCGCCTCGATCTTGTGGAACATGAGTCTGAGGCGGTCCTCGAGGGCCTGTGGCATCGTGGGCGGTTGGATGCCGTTCAGAATGGTCGCAATATAGGGCACGTGTTCATAGTACTTGGACTTGTCCAGCTTCTTCAAAAGACCCTTGACCTTTTCATGTGTAATCTCTGAGAGGTCCTTGATCTTTTGCTTCTTAAATTCAGCTCTGAGCTGTTCGAGGACTTCGGGTGGGACGCTCGTAGACTCTTTCGCCTGAAACTGTGATATCCATTCATTAAAGTGGTTCTCGCGTTTGTAGCTATACACGACGTTCTTTTCAATCTCCTGCTCCTCCTTGAACCCGAGCTCCTCCCCGAGAATCACCTCGGTCGCGCCGCACTTCGTACAAATCTCTTCGCTTTGTGCGTCGTCATAGGTCCTGGTCCAGTACTCGCCGCAAGACCTACACGGCTTGTCGTGGTGCTGCTTCACGGGCTCGTGAGCGTCAAACTCACCTTCGACCTCGCGAAGGTACATTTTGTAAATGTCTTTACGTTGGACCCCCTTTCGCGAGGCGACAGTCAGGTTTGCGACCGTGCGTGTCGTCACCTCATGCTGATCCGCTTGGGTCCCGGCGGTGTATTCACGAATAATAGGCATGCACGAGAGCAGGTACTCGACCATTTCATCTTGGGACTGACACTCTTCAATTCTTGAATTGAATTTAGCTTCCATCTCCTAGGTAAATAAAGTATCAACTTTAACTAGGAAACGGGACTCTTAAAAAACACTCTCAGGGCGCGGGTCAAGGCGGCCGAACGCATGCGGCGCATGCCCAAGGTTCTGGACAACGTGGCGCGCCCAGGTCCGTTCAAGGCGCGCGTGAAGCGCATCACCGAGGCGTTCCCCAAGCGGTTCTGGTTCTACCACCCCGTCGTCTGTGGAGGTGGAAAGACGCGTCAGATTCCGAAGCGCGTAGGGTCCCGCGAGGTGTACACGTGCCCCGACCGCACGACGCGCGTCTTCCAGCGATGGAAGACACCCGAGGGTTTCTTTAAGCACAGGTATGGCCGGGGCGGTGAGTTCGCCCAGGGTCTCTGGGCCGTGCTTCATAAGCTCGGCTACAAGGTGCGGCTCGTGCTCGGGTACTGGCACGGAGCTAACGCGCTATGGGTCGAGATTTGGCACCCGACAAAAAAGCGCTGGATCGCGCTCGACCCCGCGGCAAAGCACGGGTACGGGAGGAAATTTCCAAAGCCAGGTATGAAGGTTGTGGCACTTCAGAATTCTAAAGCAGAATTGGTGAATAGGACGCGGACGTATAAGCGCAAAGTTTGTCACAAGGCTGGATGTCTAACACATGGCGGCTACTAGCCCTGTCCCCGCATCTCGCGCATCTGCATCCCGACAGCCACCAGCCCTTCTGCAATGTCGGCACGGACGGCGCCCAGGCGCGCCGCGACCCGCGTGATCTCGTTCAACAACTCTTGGGGCACCTCCACCTGCGCGTAGGTGGTCACCACCTCCGTGAACAGGTCTGCGAACACGATGACCAGGTCGCGCTCCTCGAGGACGAGCGCGTGTAGGCGGGTGATGTTCTCAAGGTACCACGGGTCGTCCATGGCTTGGGTCCGGGGGGCGCCCGAGTTATGGGAGGGCCCTCGGCCCAGGCCCTCAGTCCAGCTTCGGTGCGAGGTAGAACCGCAGGTCCCCTAGGTTCGCTATGGTATACCGGAATACTATGGGCATGTTCTCATTGGCCGAGTCCTGCATGAGCTGGACGCTCGAGCACATATTGGTCGCCTTGGTGAACAGATTGATATACTTGAGACTGAAGACACCGCCCGTACGGCTCACGCTCTCCGGGAACTCGATGACCGTCTTCTGGTCTGCAAAGTCGCCCGCGCAACTGAGCTCGAGCATGTTTGTGTCGCGGACGATGGTCATCTCGTTGGCCAAGTTGCCCATGTCGCGCGTGATTCGCTGAAAGTCTACGGTCGGTAGTGTCGTGATGACGTTCATGGTAATGTCGGGCAGGTCCAGGATGTCCTCGTTGATATCGAGAAGCTTGAGCTTGAAGCTCGTGTTGGACTTTTTGACGGGATTCTCGATCAAAATTTCCATAAAGTCCCGGTTCGTGACGCGCATGGTCAACGTATCAGTCCCCGATATGGACTTGAGCAGCTTGTACATGTTCGCCATGTTCAGACCGGCGGTCACGTCGGCCGGGCACTCATACTCTTCAAAGTTCTCGGCGCCGAGAGTCATGTGCACGAGCGTGACACGCGCAGTGTCGAGCGTCAAGATGTGAACGCCTTTTGGTGTAAAGTACACGTTCACATCATTGATGATATCCTTGAGAACCTCGAAGACCGACTTCAGAGCCGAAGCCTGAATGGTCCTGAGGTGCATTATCTTGAGAGGCTCGCAATTCTCTAACTAAAAGCTTCGCGTATGTAAAGCATGGCTGCTCCTGCACCTTCCACCCCAGCCCCGCCTCCTTCGCTCTCCAAAGTAGAGATGAATGGTGAATGCTACACGGGTACACCCGGTGACACACTCAGTGCCTTCGGTGCATCGGCGAAGATGGGTCTCAACGGGATGGGCATGGCGTTCATTTGCTGCTGTATTCTATTATTCGCCTACATCTCTACGACGGCGACAAGTAAAGTACCACTCTTTATCGCCGCGTGTTGTGTATGCTCTTTGATAGGCTCACTTGGCCAGTATTTGTCTGCAAAGTCAGAACTCTCCCGCTTGAAGACGTCCGGAAAGCTCAAGGCGTGTGCGCCCGCCGCGCGTCTCTAAGTCGTTGAAGTTCGTCGAATGGCTTGTGCCACGGGTGACACTCCATCATATCTTCGATGACGTCGCACAGGGCATCGAAGAGCTCGACGGACATCTCGACAGTGGGACTCGGAGCCATATTGACGTGTCCACGGGTCGCGTCTCTAAGATCACAGGTTCGACGACACCTCATCGATGAACGCGCCCGCGCCGAGACCTAGACCGAGGACCACGCCGAGGCCCATGACGACGTAGGCTGCCGAGAGGCTGCCCTGGCCGCGCCGAGCCTTCTTGAGGAGGGACATGCCCCACACGAAAAGCAGGAGACCGAGGGCCATGAAGATGAGCTGGGCACCGATCATACCGATGCCGAGACCGAAGCCAGTCTTGATCAGATTCTTGAGGGACCCTGAGGACATTGTTACAATTCACAAACAAAATTGTCCATTTGCAGGTGGTAGAATTTGCTTTAGCTCATTTTTTAGCTCTTGAGAAAGCTCCTTCCTCTCATATGAGTTTTTGGTAGGACGGAGCGTCTTAAGATTCAAGACGTACTCCGCAGGGTCGAACCGTTGCACGAGATCAGTGGTCTTGAAGACCATGACAGGCGTGCTGCCGACGGTCATAACAGTATAATCGATCCATCGATGTTCACTATCGTTATCATATTCACGCGTCTTCTCGTCCTGAGAAAGCTGCCACCACCACGGACCAGAGCCCAAAACGTTATTAGCCACCTTAGATGCGATACCGTCCCAGAAAGTGCGAGGGCTCTGAGCAAACGCCATACTCTTCACGCCCCGCTTGGCTTTAGGCCCGAGACTTTTGAAAAGCATCCGTCACACTCATCGCAATTCTCTCCTCAAGTTCAGGGGTCAAGCGGGGCTGGAGGGACTCACCGTATCGGTCAAGTTCAAAAAGTGTTGGGGTGTCTGTGCCATCGATATTTGAAACAAAATTGTCAGACCCGTACCAAGACTCAAACTCTGAGGGAATCATAGACGTGAGCCAAGCCTTGACCTCGCCACCAACCTTCATGTTCCCGTCGTCGGTCACGAGGGTCGGCACGTTCGTGATTTTCTTGGAAGGGACCCCTAGGGTCGTGATATTATGGAACCGAACAATCTCAAGGAGACCCGGCTGACCCTTGATGAACTCGATAATCTCACGGGACCATTTGCACTTGTCAGAGTAGACCAGAAGGGCCATTGAAAATTGAGTAGCTTTTAATTACACTCAATAAGCGCCATGGTCACCTCGCCGAGGTTGTAGTACGCCTCGGGGGTCTCGTCCTGGTAGGCGGCCAAGAGCGCCTCGGCAAGGTCGTCGTACTCGTCGAGGTGGGCACGGATCATGTCCTCGACCATCCTGCACAGCTTCTTGCGGTACTCGAGGTCCTCGGGCTGTGGGTCCTTGAGGAGCTCGCGTGCCCTGTCGGCCAGGGACAAGACGTAGTGCATGGTGGGCGTCAGAGGCATGCCAGCCATGGAGCGCTCGTAGGCAAAGGAGAGGGCCATGTTGGTTGGAGGTGTGGAAAGGGTTGGCGTGGCTGGGACTGGCGTGTAGAGGACACGTTTCCTTAGAGGAGACCGTCGCGTGTACTGTATCTCCAATGCCGACTTCGGTATGTAGTCCGAAGTCGAAAAAATCTTGTGGCGAGGAAGAGTGTCCCACATGTCCAGCCCGATCCCTGGCAAGTGTGTCACATGTTAACGCCTGGAGTCCGCGAAACGGGGACACGAGACCGATTGATATACTCAAGGGTTCAAGACGGCGCATATGGCGCACGTGCTCAACCTGTGAGCATGAATACGAATTGGCGGCGTACAACGATTCTTGGGAGAAATTATGCCCGTATTGCTCCGAGCCCCCGAAGAAGTTATGTGATGCTGAAGATTGTGAATCATGTTTCGCCAAGTCATTTGCTTCTCATCCTCACGCACATGAATGGGATTACACGCGAAACACGACGACGCCACGCACAACTTTTTTATACTGCAATGACCACAGGGCATTCACTTGTCGAACATGCAACCACCCTCTTGACATCGCTCCATGCGACATCATGCAAGGTCAATGGTGTTCATTCTGTGCACACCAGAGACTGTGTGAAAACTCCAACTGTGGGATGTGCTTTGAAAACTCATTCGCTTCACACGAAAAGGCGGCGTTTTGGAGCGCCCTCAACCAAGACTCACCTCGCCAGGTGTTCAAGAGAAGTTCAAGAACCAAATGTTGGTTTGATTGCCCAATATGCCTTCATCCCTTCGAAGCTATCATATCGGACATAACCAATGGTAGCTGGTGTGGATACTGCTCTACCCCACCAAAACATCTCTGTGACGACGGCTCGTGTGATAAGTGCTTTGCAAAATCATTTGCCTCTCACCCGAAAGCCGTCCACTGGCATGAAGATAACCCAAAGACGGCGCGGCAAACATTTTTGAACTCCAATCACCATTGCAAGTTCAGATGTGATGTGTGCCCAAATGTATGGTCCACGCCCCCCGCCAATGTGAACGTGGGAACTTGGTGCCCGAAATGCAAGCACAAAACGGAGAAAATCGTATTGGACTATTTGAGTCAACACTTAACTGACGTTCAATACCAGGTCAAGTTTGATTGGTGTGTATGGCCCCAGAGCGGCAGAAAGTTGAGCTTTGATTTTGTGCTGCAAAATGTGATCATCGAACTAGACGGTGATCAACATTTTATACAAGTTGGTAATTGGACTTCCCCTGAACGCACCAGAGAAAGAGACTTGTACAGAATGAAAACGAGTTTGCAAGAGGGCTTCTCAACTATTAGGATTCTCCAACGGGACGTCTCCCTGGACAAATACGACTGGAAGACCGAGTTACTCAATGCCATTCGACAATGCTTGAGCGTAGACGCGCCATGTCTAGTTTTCCTAAGCAAGAAAGGGGAGTACGACGAGATGAGAAGCCAAGTGGAGGTTTAACTTTTTTCATTGCTACTCGTAATGAAGGACATTGTGATTCCGGTCCTGGCAGCCATCGCCCTATTTTTGGTCTGGAATGGTCGACAGGTGGCCCGCTTCGAGGACGGCGAGGCGCTCCAAGGCGACCGCGTACCCCCTGACGTGACCCAGGTCATCCTCGAAAAGGTACAGGGGTCCGACCCGAACATCGTGCCGATCGAGACCCTGTTCATCAACCACGCCGGCGACGGCGTCTACAACTCGCGCTTCATGTTCTTCAACACGAAGGGCTTCTTCGGGTCCCAGTACGACGTCCAGGCCAAGGTGAACGCGAACGGCTCGGTCCAGATTATGAGCCAGACCGAGTCGGCCCGGGCCGATTACTCGCGGGCCTACAAGCCCGATCAGTACCGCCCGTGGACGAGCGTCCAAGACAGCCTGGACGCCCAGTTCTCTGCGGCGCTGAAGAACCCCGTCACGGGTCCGCCGCTCGAGTCGTACAAGCCGACGCTGCGCTAGACGCGAGGGCCCTTTTTGACACGTAACTATAGGATGGCCTTGAGCGCCAAAAAGCTAGCCGCGCTCGACAAGACGCGCCGGAACGTCCAAAAAGAGACGTACCAGGCCATGCTTGAGCAATTTACTCGAAAGATTCGCACGTCGTACGAACTCGGACGAAAGGATGCCATCCTTACGATACCCCCGTTCGTCGTGGGATTTCCGAGGTACGACCTCGCCAAAGCGGTCATGTACATGGCGCGCCAGCTCGTCCGGCTCGGCTACTCCGTGACCCTGATAGGGCCGCTCGACCTTCGCGTCACGTGGGCCCGCGAACAGGCTGCCGCACCGGAGGAGGATGCCGCCTACGGCTCGATCGACGTGCTCCCGGGACTCGTCAACCTCCAGAAGACGGCCCAGCAACTGCGAAAGGCAACTAGGAAATAAGTCTCGCGAGCCGGGACCGCGGCGCGGTCCCGGAAATAAGTCCTTCGGACTTACTAAGCATGGACCTCCTGAACGAGTCCGAGCGCCGGTTCACGAAGAAGCTTTGTGACGCGATGATCCCCCCGATGATCGAGGCGTTCTGGGAAATCTGGCTCGAGGCCAAGAAGGAGTGCGCCGAGAAAAAGACCAAGAACGCCACCAAAGTGTTCCAGGAGCTCCTCCGGGGCGTCAAGACCTGGAACGCGTCCATGTCGCTCAAGAACACCGAGGCAATCATCAAGAATCAGCCTCTATTCCCGAACCTGCTTGCGGCCGTTTTTGTAATTCACGTTAAAATTCTGAGTGCGATCCGGACCGACAAAAAGTCCAAGAAGATCTGTATCAAACTCCCAGCGAATGACGTCTTCGTCCAGCGCTGTTTCGAGGCTTGCGCCAAGGACCTCTACGAGAACCCGCTCATCATCACTGAAGGTGCGTCCGACGAGGAGCGCAACACTGAACTGAAGCGCCGGTTCCGCGAGCGCATCACTGAGGTGATCGAAGAGCTCGTGCCGACGGCCGAGATTCTCAACACGTACCTGCCCATGCCCACGGCTGGCCAGGACCTCGACGTCGAACACGACGACTACGAGGGCGACCCCGAAGATGACCCCGCTGCCGAGGACGAGGACGTCCCGGACATTATGGGCGAGGACCCCGGCTCGCTGCCGAACAACCAGGACCCCGTGCCTGCTCCAGAGGGCTCCAACGTCGAGTTCGGCAAGACACCAGGAGGCGTGGACACGACCGTGACGGTCAACAACTCCATGACCCCGCCGAACCTACCCGGGGGGACGCCCGGAGGGACCCCGGCGCCCATCGGAGACCAGAACCTGTTTGACGACGCAGCCGAGACGAAGAGCATCCAGGTCCAGAAGCTCGGGGGGTCGTGAGCTGCAGCTCACGACCCGCGCCCAGCGCCCAGCGCCCCGCGGAAAAAATCACGCCAAGTACTAATGGACCAGTACTGTCGCGAGCCCATGAGCGCGGCTGTGATCGCCGCGGCTGCTACCATGGCCTACGTGTTCGCCAAGGCGCGCATGAATAACGAAGGAAAATTGAAGAACTCAGACTTTTTCAAGCCCGCCTTTCTGGTTGGCCTGCTCGTCTACTTCATCGTGAGTCAGGGTCGGGCATCTCATGAACCGATGTCTCGGGAGCCGTTTTAGCGGCAAACGCCAAGAATCCGACGAGCGTGTCGAGGAGTAGCACCTTCCATGCATGCTCGTGAACGCCCTGGAAGGCGAGGAGCGCGAACAAGCCGTACGTGAACGCGTGGAACGGCCGAAGGTGGTTCCACCAAATGGGTTTCCCACCCGTCTCGATTCCAGTCTTGCGCCAACCGTTGATGTAGATCATCAAGAACCCGACTGAAATCGCGAGCGCCAAGACCCCGAGATACGGCAGCAGTCCCGGACGGCTATACGATAGATAGGTCAACAGCAGACGTGAGCCGATGCACCCGATCAGGAACGCGAGCACCATGTGAGTACTATATGCACAGAGTTAAAGATTCGAAACTCGAATACAGTCAAATGAGCCTGTCGGCCCTGTGCAAGGCGTGCGTGTACTATAACCACGCCGATAAGACGTGCAGCCGCTCAGGGGTCGCTGTTAGCAAGGGTATAGTCCACCACGACTACGCCAAGTTTGTACGTCTCGACCAAAAGAGGTGTGGACCGGCCGGCAAGTGGTTCAGGGAAAAGACACCAGTCGAGGAGCTTTTCGAGTCGATTGATATTTAGGGTCTAAAGATTGGACCCATGGGTGATTTATAATGACTACGGTCAAGGCGTTCAATGAAATGTATGGCCAATTCCTCGACGAGCTGACGCAGACGTTCCCCGAGGAAGAGGCGGTTAAGGCGGAGAAGGTGTCCAAGGAGACGTTCACTAATTTTATGAGCGAACTCGGCCCGTGGGCGAATCAGCTCATGGCAAAGGACTCTGGCTTTTTCGTCGAGTCGAACCCGTTTGTCAAACGGCTCAACCTCCACGTCATCTGGGCACGTGAGGACGCTACGGAGAACACCAAGGCGGCCATCTGGCAATACCTCCAGACTATGTACATTCTAGGCAACACCATGAGCATGTTCCCGCCCGAGACTTTGTCCATGATCGAGTCGGCCGCCGAGGCCTGTGCGAAGAACATGCAGGCCCAGGGCGGGGGCCTCAACGAACAGGACCTCATGGCCGGGATGAATAACATGCTCGTCCAGATGATGGGTGGTGGTGCCGGTGCCGGCGGTCTCCAAGCGCTCCTCGGGGGTGGAAAGCCAGCTCAGCCACGGCCCAAGCCGAACGCAAAGTCGTCGAAGCGCAAGAAGTGAAAACATTTCTTGGTAAACACTAATGGATCCGAAGGAGATTTTTCGCGCGGATCGTCTCCTCCACTTCTGGCCAACCGCGAAGCAGAGCGCTGACGAGCGCGTGTCGGCCACGAGTCGCTTTGTTATTTATGCATCGTGCGTCATCTACATCATTAACCGTGACCCGCGCGTCTTCGCCCTCGGTGTCCTCGTCCTTGCTATTCTTTATTACTTGTGGTCCGCGAACCTGGTGAAGGGTGGCTCGTACCGCCCGGCGTTCATCGACGCGCGCGCACCGGGCCCGTTCCGCGGCGAGGTGCTGATGCCCACGCGCGATAACCCGATGGCGAATGTGCTCCTGACCGACTACACGGACTACCCGGACCGTCCGTCGGCGGCGTGGGCCCCGAGCGTTCGCACCGAAGTGGCGGCTCAGTGGAGCGACATCCACCCGTTCGAGCGCTCCCGTGACGCCGAGCGCAACTTCTACACCACCGCGTCGAGCACCATTCCGAACGACCAGAATGCATTCGCCCAGGCCGCCTACGGCCGCAAGTTTGCGCCCATGTGCAAGGACCAGGGCGGTCTCGCGTGTAACATCGACGGTCCGCAGTTCCACTTCCCCGAGTCGACTCAGATGCGTGGTGGAAACGGCCGCTAATCTTTTTTCGCGGTGAACGATAAGATGCCTCGCCTAGATTCGAGCCAGATTGTGCTACAGCCCGGCGTGCATCAGGGCCCTGCCACCGTCCTGCTTGAGGACCTTGCCGACGCGAGCAGTGCGCTCCGCGAGGTGAACACCTCGGCGTGGTTGAAGAACTGGACCGAGGCGCCGTACGACTTCCCGAACACGTACGTGAACATTCCGCAGCGCACGATGTCGTGGAACCCCACGAGCACGTACGCTGACGACCAGAATACCCGCTTCGGTCAGCGCTACTCTGGTTCTTCAAAGTAGAAAAAAATAGTGCCTTAACATAACTCGCGATGGATCCCGTCGCGTTGGCCGCTGTTGTTGGTCTTGTGTTTGCCGGGAAACGTCTGGCCGATCGCACTGGCGACGGTGCAGACGCCCCTGCAACCACGAAACCCCCCCTGACTCGTCGTGACATTGATCTCATGGCCAACTCTCGTGATCACGCCAAGGACTATTTTGACTTGAAAATTATGACCCCGGACGAGGGCCGCCGTGTCGGCGACTGGCGCCTGCAGCCCAAGAATGAGATTCCGTCTCTCCAGGACCGTGTACCGGACGCGAACCGCTTCCCGTTCGGTCAGCCCGTGTACGACATGTACAACCGCCAGAACGTGACGAACAAGATGAACAATCTTCAGCCCATCGAACGCAAGAACGTGGGACCAGGCCTCGGCATCGATCCTAACGTACCTGCAGCCGGTGGGTTCCACAGCTTCTTCCGGGCGCTACCGACCAACATCAACGAGGAGCGCCTCACGACCATCGAGGGCCGCCCGGGCCCGGCGAGCGCATTCATCAAGAACGGTGGGACGGTCATCGGCGACATCACGCACCAGGCCAAGGACACCAAGGCGTGGAACCGCCCGCCGGCTCAGAACCGCGGTGAGGGTCAGGGTGGCGCTCTGACCGGCCCCGAGGGTCGCCCGGACTTTATCCGGTCGAAGCGCACGACGATCCGCCAAGAGACGGGCTCGCGCGAGGACACCCTGTCGAGTGGCCCGGGCAAGTACCACGTGTCGCAGCCGTACGCGACGGGTGGCGCCTACACGGACACGTCCCTGACCCGGTCGAGCGACAACCGAGGCAACGCGGACCGTGCGGGTGCCCCGGGGCGCATGAACGTGCGCATGGACGCCGTGAACCAGACTGGCGCGGCGACGAACCTACGTGCCGAGACGACGCCCTTCCCCGTGGCGGCGCCCGACGGTGGTCGCTTCCAGAATTATCAGCGTGCCGAGTTTGACCAGCTCAATGAGAAGAAGGGCACCCTCAACCCCCGTGCCACGGCCGAGTTCCTCGATGTGGCGATTCAGCAACTCGAGAAAAACCCGCTCGCCCAGCGTCCTCTGGCCACGTAAAAAAATATAGGCCAAATGTAAAATGAGCGGAGGCATCGTTCAGCTGGTCGCTACTGGTGCTCAGGACACGTGGCTGACGGGCAAGCCCGAGGTTTCTTTCTTCCGGTCCAACTACAAGCGCTACACGCACTACTCTTCCACGGTCGAGCGTCAGATTATCCAGGGTAACCCGATGGCTGGCGGTATCTCGACCGTTCGCTTCGAGAAGAAGGGTGACCTTCTGAGCTACGTGTACTTCACGGCGCGTGACTCTTCGGGTGTCGAGGTGGCCAACCAGAACTGGGCAACCGTGATCGACAAGGTTGAGCTGCTTATCGGTGGCCAGGTGATCGACACGCAGGATTTTGAGTACATGACCGACATCGAGCCGGTCACTGGCGCTCAGACTTTTTCGACGCGGTTCCTGAACCACTCGACGAGCAACGTGACTTCCCAGCGCAGCTCGTTCTTCCCCCTCAAGTTCTTCTTCTGCAAGGACTGGTCGGTTAGCCTACCCCTGATCGCTCTGCAGTTCCATGACGTGGAGCTGCGCGTCACGTGGGCGAGCGCCCTTCCGGCGCTGCAGTACCAGGCCTGGGCCAACTACGTGTACCTGGACCAGGGCGAGCGCGACTACTTTGCCAAGACGGCGCACGACTTGCTCATCACGCAGGTGACCCGTGTGAACGCCCTGAACCTGGCGTCCCAGGAGCTGGCGCTGGCGCACCCCATCAAGTTCATCGCGTTCCCGACCATCAGCTACGACCAGCGGTACTACGCGGGCACGGCCGCCAACCTGCAGCTCAAGGTGCAGATCAACGGCACGGACGCCTCGGAGTTCCGTGCGCTGCCGGCCTACGTGGACTCGCCTCAGTACTACAACACGCCCTTCGGCTACTCGCACAACAACGCGGTGGCCAACGTCGCCATCGTGAGCTATTGCCTGGACACGTCCAAGCTCCAGCCCACCGGCACCCTGAACTTCTCGCGCCTGGACACGTACCGTCTGGTCGTGCCCGCCGCGCTGACGGGTGGCGTGGCGGCGCTGTGCGGTGCCCCCAAGTACCTGTACGCCGTCAACTACAACGTGCTCCGTATCCAGAACGGGCTCGGGGGCCTGATGTACGCGAACTAAATGTGTTCATAATTATATGCCCGAAAACGTGAACACCCAGAACCTGTCGAGTAATCGGCGTTCCAAGCTTTTCAATATGTACAAGATGAGTTACGCCAAAATCGGAACGACTTTTAATACACCAAATGCCATGCTGAATTATTACCGACGCGCCCTTGTTTTTAAGAACGCAAATGGGACGAACAGGGCTGCAATCCTCTATTGGCCTAATCCAAAGGGTAAAAAGGTTGGCCTCGTCTTCGGGACCAACTCACAGTTTCAAAAGGCTGTGACCATTCCGGCGCTTGCAAATTTGCTCCGACAAAATGGTTGGTATGGAGAACTTTCTGATGCGCTCGAGCATCTCCTAAGGCGCGACTATAAGCTTGCGCCCATCACAAACAATGACATGGTACGCAGGTCGCTGGGAATCGCCAACCTGAAAGTTAACGCCAACGGATCTTATACGCGTAATATCCCGGGCGTGGGACTTCACACCAAGCGTTTGTATGGAAAACCCCGGGTGTGATTTTCTCCGCTGTCCTCAGGAGGGATGCAGCTCTGGCACTGGCTCTTGCTCCTCGGGCTCATATTTGCAATCACTTATGAGCCACGCACGGGAAATCTCGGGAAATATTTTGATTTTGAAATAGCAGAGGGCCGTCTCAATGACGACCCGGGGCCCACGCGAAAGGCACAAAGCCATAGCGATACCAGTGAGCTTGGTGAATGACACGCCCCACTTTCTGATCGTCCACGACAGGCGGTACAGGGAATGGACGTTCGTCACCGGCGGGTGTCGCCGCCGAGAGGTTTACAACCCACTTCGCTGTGCGGTTCGAGAACTCGAGGAGGAAACACGAGGCACGATCAATCTGAAACGGGGGTCATACTCCTATTTCAAATTCGTCACGGACACCCCAGAGCCGCGCGACGTGGAGGATGGCGTCGACGTGCTCAACCACTACCACGTGTACGTGTTCGACGTGCCCATGTCGGTGCTCGAGCACAAGCACATCATGCGCCGGTTCGCAGATGAAAAGGAGAAGATGGAGACGCATCTTGTGCCTTTCAGGAAGAACTATGACGAGAACGACGACTGCAACTTCGAGACGCTCGACTCGATCGCGCGCCGGCCGAACCTGTGGCCCATGATTCGGCAGCACGTGCTCCGGAACCCAGACTTTCACAGCGCCCTGAACGCTTCCAGCAGGACGCCGTTTAATTTACGCGTGTGAAAGCAAGCACGCATGAGTCCGCGTCACCCCAGGCACATCACGGTGAGTCGCCAGCGCTGGCCCGAGCGTTACTTTTCGGGTCTGAGCCGCGCGCTTCAGGTCGTGCGCGCCCGGGAGCTCCTGGCGCGCCGGCGCACCGCACACCCGAAACTGTCACGTTCGGACCGGGGCGTGAGCCGCCCCAAGAGTCGGTGGACCCAGCAGTTCCACAAGGTGTTCCCGGGCCTCAAGTTTGACAAGGGTGCGATAGCTCAACGAACCGGCATCTCGCGCCGCGCCCTCAATACGGTCTATGACCGGGGTCTAAAGGCTTGGAAGACGGGCGGGTCGCGCCCGGGGGCGACTGCGCAGCAATGGGCGATCGCGCGCCTGTACAAGTTCGTGCTAATCTCCAAGAAGCGCGCGCCTCGGGTGTGGTACGCGACCCGGTTCGACCCGGATGCCAATCTAAAGCATTAGGCCCCACTTAACTGTAATGGGAATCCAAGCCTCTATGATTTATCGTCCATTCATAACTGACGCGCACGTCGAGAACGCTTTGAGAATTGCCCAGACCAAACCGAAAAACACGGGTGAATATGTGAAATATCAGTCAAAGGCTGTTCGTCTCGTCAACTATAAAGTTCGGCAGAACCGAGAGGTTGTCGAGGCAAAGGATATCGAGGAAATACTTGATTCTATGTATCCGGGAGGGTCTTGGCGGGTGTGAACACTAGCTTGCGCCCTGAGCCTTGATAAAAATTCAAAACCAAAATTAATGACTCGGACCAAGGTTGAGTTTGCGACGATCCTCGCCAGCCTTCGCGGCGACGGCTCGGATCCTCAGAAGCTCGCTCAGGAGATGACCCTGCGCAAACTGTGCCACGAGATTGAGAAAATTGAGGAGGCGGCAGAGGCCCAGGTTCCCGTACCAACCGACGAAAAGCCCAAGGCCCAGGGTCCTCAGAAACGCACCCCGCTCAAGTCGTTGTGGTCTTTTCTCACCTTAGAGGATTCAGACGAGGAATAGACAATGGAAAAGTGGAGGGTCCCAAGCGGTCCTGGAACTCATGTTCTCATGGACGGTGGTATCCTCTCGGTACCGACCGAAGACACTCGAGAATTTTACCAGGTCTGTGTTGACCTCATAAATTCAGGAACAAAATTGTACGTGGTCGAGCAAAAGACGGAACATTTCAAGTTCTTTGTAGACTTGGATTACAAAGCTCCTGAAAAGTTGAGTGATCAGGATCTTTTGCAATTTTGTTCAATAATTGCAAAAACTGTAGGAACCTCGAGGTGTCTCGTGGCCCGGGCGAGGCCGCGGCCGGTGGCTGACGGTCTCGTCAAAACAGGGGTCCATATCCATTGGCCGGACTTGGTCGTCTCACGGACCGATGCTATGAATTTAAGATCAAAAATCCTTGTGGACCTGGGAGACGGACCATGGGACAAGATCATAGACGCGAGCGTCTACGGAGGCTCGGGACTCCGCATGCTTTGGTCACACAAGAAGCCTACGGGGGACCCGTACACGCCGTGGCGCGACCTAGCAAACCCGGACGTGCCCTTGCCCAAAGAACCGTCCGTCGAGCTCTTGGAGCTCTTTGCTGTACGAACCTCAGAGGCGCCGAAGAGCGCCGAGGTTCTGGCAGACGCAGGTCTTCTCGAAGAGCACATCAGGCGGTATGTCGAGGGGCAACGCAGGACCCGAATCAAAAAGGTCCAGCGCCACGACCATGACGGCTGGTACGCCCAAAGTGATTCACACTACTGCGAGCGCATCAGGGACCAGCACAAGTCGAATCATGTATGGTTTTCGATCCACGCAGGGTTCGTCTCGCAACGATGTTTCGACGAGGAGTGCGCCGAGTTTGAAGGCACGAAACATAAACTCTCACCCTCAATAATAGAACAACTCAACGATGTTGCTGTTGTGGGTAGTCCTACTCGCAGTTTTCTTGATGTTGTTTTTCCCAACGGGACGCAGTGCCGTCTTGTTTGAGGCGCGCGTGCACCCGTACTCGGGGCTGGACCCCAAGAGCTGGAGCGGGTTCCTTGAGTCGGTCCGGTTGTTTGACCGGCTCAAAGGAACTCCAGACCTCGACGGCGCCGCGAACGCTCTTTATGGGTCCCTCGAGCACATCAGGAACCTCGGGCTCGGTTCGGACTACCAGGAAGAGCTGGACGCAATCGCAACTGAGCTTGGTTACGATGGCGAACAGGTGATCAACGCGAATGCAATTTCAAAGGGACTTTACTTCTTTCCAAAGTACTTAAACGAGACGATTCCTATCAAAGAAGATGTCAGACGCGTCACCCGACTCCGTTCCGACACCTGAGCCCGCACCGCCCCGGACCCGTTCGGGGCGCGTGTCCAAGCCGCCGCAGCGTTACGAGCCCGTGGAGCAGGTCGAGGACGACTACGCCGACGACGACTACGATTCGGACGAGTCAGACGTATCTTCGGAGATTTCCTTCGAGGAGGATGAGAGCGAGGATGACGACGAAGACGATGCAGATGAAGATGGAAACCTCGATGGATTTGTCGTGGCAGATAAAAGCGAGAGTGACGTAAGTGACAGTGACGACGATGGAGAACCTGCCCTTCCTCAAGCCAAACGACCGCGAGCTGCGGTCACGAAACGACCCACCCCAGTCCGAAAATGAGTGGCCCCAGAGCGGCGGGGGCGGCGGGGACTACGCCATCCCGGCTTCACCCAAGCCTGACGTGTTCGAGGCGCTCAAGGCGAACCCCATGAGCCTCATCCTCCTCGGCATCGTCATTGGGGTCTTGCTCGCGAATATGCGACCCGTCATCATCCAGTCAAAGCCCTAGGCACTGCATGCGGGGGAGCAACACGTCGCGCTGCACGCGTATTGAACACCGTCACGCGTGCGTGCACATACATTCTTGGCCATCAGTGCCCCAAAGAACGAACCGCTCCGCGTCGAATCTGGCGCGCACGCGCACCCGTTACACGGATCGTTCGACTTTCCCTGAATCCCTGAATCCTGAAACGCGTACAGAGGCGCATTTCCAGAGTCAGAGTCTTTCCCGATAAAGTCACCGATCGGTCCCGTCCGGTGCGTGAGCAGGTCCTCCTGCAAAAAACCGACCCAAGCACCCACACGGGTCTGGGTCTCCGGTTCCATATCCCTGAATACGTCATATTGGTTGTCGTATGCAGGGACTGACTGGGAGATCCTCGCAGGCGCTGGAGGTACAGTGATGTACCCATAGCGCAGGAGGAGTCCGATGATGATTAGTCCGAGCAGGATTACTACGGCGAGCATCTCTTACTTAGACGTGAGTTTTTTACATGGGGGCCGGGTCCTCCGGCAGGTCCGGCTCCTCCGGAATCGTCGACACAGCCTTGCGGCGCGCCACCTCGGCCGCCACGCGCTCGTCAGCAATCACGACCAGCTCCTCGATGGACTTGTCCGGGAACTCCTTCTTCAGGTCGTCGAGCAGGTCTGCTGGGTGAGGAATCGGCGGCACGTCCGGCTTGGTGTAGAACTTGCTGTTCTCGTCACCGGGCTCGATGAACGGGAACTCGCCGTCAGTCGGCTTGGCCGTCATGTCACGCTTGCGCTTCTCGAACATGGCAGCCGCGGCCGACTGGTTCTGGCGGTACTTGGCCATAATCTCCTCGAGCTTGTCGTTCTGGTAGTGCACATCCTCAATCTGGTCGCGGTCCGGGGGGATCAGGAGCCACTTGTACATGTCGACCACGTAAATGTCCACAAGAGCATCCTCCTTCTGGAGGCGCTTCGCGTGGTTCGCCGCGTCATCGCGGGTCGCGAAACAGCCACGGATTTTTAGACCGAGCTTCTCATTCTTCTGGGGCTGATCGGGCCCTACGAATGAGACACATACGAAAAGCTGTCCTGGCACAGTCAGGTAGTCCTGCTCGAGGGAACCCATATAAACACTACGCGCTACTTCCTTTTAAGCCAATGGACGCACTCCGCCGAACTCACAATGCCGCGAAGCGCGATCTCATTCAGTTGTTCGTCACACCCGGTTCGAACGTCCTGGACTGCGGGTGCGGTCGTGGCGGGGACCTCTGGAAATGGAAGGCGGCCGGCGTTAACGTCTACGCGATAGACCCGGACGAGGAGTCCCTTGAGGAGGCTGAGCACCGCGCGTTCGAGATGGGCCTGGGCGTGTCGTTCCTGGGCACGGGTGACATCCGGCACGCTGCGTTCGCGGGTCCCTTTGACGTGGTCTGCTACAACTTCTCGATTCACTACATCGTGGACAACTTTGCAGAGTCCGTCAAGGCGATCGCCGCTGCAGTCAGACCCGGTGGGCTCCTGATCGGCATCACGCCCGACAAGGCCCGGGCCCTTCTCATAGCGAACCAGTTTGGGTACTTCAAGGACCGTCTCGACAACGAGTTCCAGATTCATCAGGGCGGTCGGCGACTCAACGTGAAATTGAGCGACGGTCCCTTTTACGCCGACGGCGCCAAGGATGAACCCTTGCTCGACAGCACGGTCCTGATCGAAGCACTCGGTGCCATGGGCTTTGACCTCGTCACGTGGGAACCCATGCTCAAGCGGCCGAACGGACTCATCTCAGACCTGTACAGCCGCTTTGCGTTTAGAAAAATCGCGCCTTTGTAATAGTAGCCCCGAGCGATGAAATCGCTCGTCCTTTCAGGAGCCGCCATCCTCGCCATCTTGTCAGTCGCCGCCCTCACTTCAGAACAAAAAATGCTCACGGAACTCAAGCGCAGGTACGTGGCCCTGCTGCACGTCATGCGCCAGTCGGGAGACCCCATGTGGGTCCCTGTGCTCAAGCCGGCGATCATCACGGGTATTCACGGGAAGAAGGATGGCGTCATCGGCTCGAACGTGAATAAAGGGTACGAGATTTACATCTGCCTGGACGGAGACGATGTAAACTCGGCGATGTACGTTCTCATTCACGAGCTCGCGCACATGTCGGTCCCGGAGTATGACCACACGTCCGGATTTTGGGGTAATTTCTCAAAGCTCAGAGACTTGGCTGCGAACGCCGGTCTCTATGTGAAGCCTACGGGTCCCGTCAAGTATTGTGGGGAAACGGTGTGAGGAGCAGTCCCGTAGGGACTGGGTCTCACGACGCTAAAGGTACAAGACGCTGGGGGCCTTGGGATCACACCCGCTCAACCAGGAACCCCTTGGCAAAGTAGAACACGATCGCGGCCACCAGGGCGCTCACGATCATGCCGGTAAGGGTCAGGTCGCCCGACTCGAGGCTAAACTTGGGGACGAAGCCGCCGAGCTTGCTCTGAACCGGCTTGGAGAAGGCGACGAGCGCCGACACGCCAGCAATGACGGCGTGGAACTGCTCGTCCGTCAGACCGAAGGGGTTTGCGCCCCGCGAGCTCTTCTCAGAGCCGCCCCGGGGCGTCTTCTTGTTGCCCATCATGGGCATCGCCGGACCCATCATTTCGTCCTGCATCATCTGGCCTGGACCAGCCATAACTTCCTCAATCGGGGTGGAGAACTCGGCCATTTGAGATTCCTCAACGTTTTTTTCAGGCCGCAAAAGCCCCGCAGGTGGGCCTGGGCGCTCTTCTTCGCTACCAATCGGCGTGGACATTGTGTCTGCGGATGTAGGGTCATAATTTGACACGCCCATTGGTACCTGCCGAGATTACTTGGAAGATTTAACGGCGCACCATGTTGGCGTACGTCGGCGCCTTCTTGGCGCGCGGGCCGCGCTTGATGCCCTTGTTCTTACGGGGCGCGCGCGTGCTGAACAGCGCCGCCAGACCCTTCGGGCTCAGGAAGGCCGGGACGGCGCGCGGGGCCTTGCGCTTGGGCACCTTGGGCAGCTTGAACATGGCCTTCAGACCCATGTTGCCCTTCGGGCTGCGGCGCTTCTTCGCCGGGTAGCCCGCGAACATCTCGGCGATGTACGGGTTGCGCTTGACGGGCAGAACGCGCACGCCACGCACGCGCGCAGCGTACTTACCGCGCACGCCGCCGGCGTTCTTGCGCTCCTTGCGGTCAAACTTGGGGCGGATCGGCGACGGGATCATCACCGTGTTCTTCAGGTACTTGGTGGCGCGCTCCGTGCCGCCCGGGCTCTTGTGGTACTTGGCCTTCGGGTTGTACACGAGGCCCTTCAGGGTACGCGCGGCGTACTTGCCCTTCTCGGTCTTGAAGATCATGCGGCGCTTCGAGTTCAGGAAACCGGTGGCGTCCATTGCTGTTGGTACTATCTAGCGAGATTTTTTCACCACGGTCACGGTGGCCCCCTTGCGCCTGGGCTCTTCACCTGGCGCACGGGTCGCGGCAGCCCTCGGGTTATAGTGCCGCTGGTGGTACTGCCAAAACGCGGGGCTCCCGACGCGGAAGTTCCGCCTGATCGGCGCCTTGTACCAGAAAACGCAGTCGGTAATTTTGTTCGACTTGCTGGTGTTGTCGAGGACCAGACACTCGTAGTTTTCGGTGCACGCGTCCATCACCTGGCTGAACGAGTCGTAGGTCGGGAAGACCCCGAAGAACGCTTTGTACAGGTTCTCGCGGTTCTGGCGCACGTTGTCGCGCAGGGCGAACACATAGTCGATGTTGGTGCGGATCATGGGTGTCATGTCCATGCAGTACTGGGTCGTCATCAGAAAGAAGATCTTCCAGTGGCGGCCGTTCATGAAGAGCTGCCTGATTGCCGTGTCGCGCATGAACGAGCGATCGTACATGCAGTCGTCCATGAGGATGAACACGGGTGAGCACTGTCCGACCGCCAAGCGCCGCTTCTGACGCTCGATCAGCTTCTCGATCGCCTCCTTGTTGTAGTCTCCGTAGACGAACAGGTCCGGAATGAACTGCTTATAGTACCCGTTGCCCTCCTCGGTGCCAGACATGGCGATACCAGCCGGCAAGTGTTTCTTGTACCACAAAATGTCAGTCACGAGCGTCGACTTGCCCGTCCCACGCTTGCCGATGAAGACGCAGACCTTGTCGTCGCCCATCCGACCTGGGTCAAATTTCCGCAATTGAAGCGTCATCACTTCGCTGCAATTCGCTCACAAAATTGAGTCTGTGCTGAGACGCGCCTGTTTATTTTGCTCATAGATTACTAGAGATGTCAGCTGGGTACGTCCAGCTGGCAGCGATTGGGCAACAGGACGTATATCTCACGGGCGAACCCGAGGTGACGTACTTTTCAGGAGTCTACAGACGTCACACACCCTTTGTCCTCGAGGCGTACGAGATTCCATTCCTCGAGCAAGAGGTTCGCTACGGCGACAACAACATCTGTCGCATCCCACCCAAGGGGGACCTCGTACGAGGCCTGACCCTGAAAATGACGCTCCCGGCGCTCCGCCAGAGCGGAGCTGGTGGTGGTGACTGGTACTGGCCGACGATTCCGAGCTCGTCGAACGCGGCCCAGCTCGTCATAAACGGCACGACGCCAGTCATCGGCCCATTCGTCGGTATCGATTACTACTCAACTTTTAATCTTGCCGACTGGCTGAACGGCACGGGTACACAGGGTAAGTTCAAAGACTACGTCACGTATGACCGCATAGTCTACAAATTTGGATTCTCGGGTTGCTCGAACGTGTGGGTCATCGACGTGAATCAGTCGAGCCCCAACAACACCAACATCGGCGTCTTCTGGGGCCTCGACCCCAAGGCGGCGACCACAACGGGCAGGATCGGCGGGCAGAACTACCTCGTGTACTCGGTGCCGGCGAGTGGGCGCACGGCCGACTTTAACCTGGAGCAGGCTGGCTGGCTTCGTAATCCGAGCTCGGGTATGCCTGACCCCCCGACGCGCTCGGGTGCATTCCTGCAAACGAATCAGAGCGCTCCACTCGGTGGGTACCTGAACTTTGCGGGTTCGGGAAGCACTGGGAAGTTCTGGACGCACTCGGACTCTGACGCGTCATTCAGCGTCACACCCGGTGGCCGCATCTCCTTTGCAGCCTCGGGGCTGTACATCATGCGCGTCGGCTTTGGGCTCGACACAGGCTCCGTATCGAACGTGGCTTGGGGGCTGTCTTCGAGCGATGGTGAGCCGATACCGCCCGACTTTCAGTACACGTACCCGTGGCGCGTGTCACCTAACCCCTCATCCCCTGCAATTTTGCCTATGAATATCACGTCAGCCGGGTCAAACGTGTACGTGTACGCCTCGGGCACTGGCTCGACCCTTCGCACAGGGTCTTACGTGGCGATCAACCCGGCTGACGATCTGTACGTGCTCAAGTCTGACGTGTCACTGTACCAGAGTAACGTGATTCCTTTTTTTTCAAACATCGTCTCAACGGGTTCGGCCATCACCTCTTTGCTTCCGGACGCGGCTGACGGATTTGCATTTAAAATTAATAAGCAAGGGTCGTTTGTTGTGACTGGAGTGCTCGCCATGTCAGCCGGGTACGTGTCGAGCGTGACGGTGAGTGACCCCGCGAGCGCCACCGCCGTCTACATGTACGACATGTCGAGCCAGGGTCGCGACCCGACCTTTGCGTTCAGCATGCCGATCGTGGTCACAGACGTGAACCGAAAGTACCGCATCAACGTGGCGTCGACGAGCACGACCGCCAAGGTGCTCTCGAACTCGTACTTCGTGTTCAACCAGGTGGCCGTCCCCGCTGCGACGGGTACACCGAGCGTCGTGCTACCCTTTAACGGTCTGATGTTCGGAGCGGGAACCACGGGTCAGTTTCCGGTGGACCCCCTTCGTTTGTCCACAGACTTTACACTCAACGGGTACCAGTACATCGAGACTCTCGTGTCGAATGCAATTTCATTTTCGAATGTGGGAACCTATATGCTGACGGGGGCGATTTGTACGGATGTACAAATCCGGTCACTGTCCATCAATGTACAGGGCACCGTGACCACGTATCCCGTCGGGCTCGGTCTTTCGCCGCCCTATACAGTCAGCATCCCGTTTCGCGTGTCCAACATCCTGGCGTCGAGCACGACGTTCTCGATCGTGACGGCGTCGGGTGGACTCCCCACCATGAACGCAAGCACGTTCTTGGCCGTGTACCCTATCGCCTCGAACGCCAACCCCGTCAATTCGTACCAATACTACGACTCGGTCGCCACGCGTGCGATTCAGACGGCCGAGCTCAAGATGGGTGGGCAGCTCATTGAAACCTTGACGGGCGAGGTCATCGAGCTCTGGAACGACCTCCGGATCTCGTCAGAGAACCAGCCGGGACTGACACTCTTGACGGGCAAGGGTGACTCGTCACAGGCGTACTCCGCTCGCTCGTACTATGTCAACTTACCGTTTTACTTTTACGAATCGCCCGAATTGTCTCTTCCCATCGTCGCAACGTCGCGCCAGGACCTCGAGGTTCACATCACGTTCAGGCCATTTTCGGAGCTCACGGCCGTCACGTCAGTCCAGAATCCGCCGCTCGTAGCAACAATCATCACCGAGTACGTCTACCTGTCCGAGCCCGAGATTAACTGGTTCCGGAGCAACCGCATCGAGCACATCATCACGCAGTACCAGTACCAGACATTCACTCTCCCGCCCAACTTTACGACCGGTGTGTTCAAGCTCGAATTCAAGAACCCAATTCGTGAAATGTTTTTGGTGATCCAGCCAAATGGGAACCTCTCATATGACTACACAGGCAACGGGTTCCGGGACTTGACGCTCAAGTTCAACAGCCAGGCGGCGCTCACTGCCGACGCGACCCAGCTCGGAACGCTCGAGCCTTTCCGCAAGTACCAGACCTTTCCGACGCGTGACTTTTACATGTATTCCTTCGGCTCTAACCCGAACTCTCCCCGGCCCACGGGCCACGTCAACTTCAGCCGCATGAACGAGGTGCTCTTGACCGTCAACACGGACCCTTACTTTCTGGCTCGGCAGATGCGCCTCCTGGTCGTCAATTACAACATCTTGCGTGTCGAGAACGGCCTCGCGGGACTTATGTTCAACTAGGCATAAAATGTTCACCATAAATAATGCCAACGCCTAACGCGAGTCCGAGAAGGAAACAAGCTGCGCGCACCATCAAGCGCGCCGTCATGAAACACAGTGTCAAAAAGGCATTCAGCAACTATACAAATAGTAATTACGCTAATATAAAGTCAGGAAATGCGCCAGCAAAGGCCCAAGCTCTTTATCGTCGTATGAAGATGTTCCCGGTCACTATCAATACACCTCTGTACCGCGGTGTTATTAATAAAAACGGAACGCTCATGAAAAAATTGGAAATTTTCGGTAATATGCAGAACTCTTTTGCTTCATTCAGTCGTTCAAGAGGCGTTGCCGAGAGTTTCTTGGTTGGTATGCCGAGTATGGATGCGAAACATATCTTATTGGTACTGCCACCCGGGCGTTATCCTGCAATCAACTCTCGCAAGTTCAGATCCCGTATACAGGAGGAATGTGAAGTATTATTAGCTCCTGGAAATTACGTCGTAAATACAAGCAAAACGAAACCTGGCAATTTTAAACCGCGTTTCGGCAGGTTTGCACCTATCCACGTAAACTATGTCCCTAGTAACCATCTCACTCATCATAAGTACTAGGCGTCCGTGGACTCGGGCCCCGCGCAGGGTCCAAGGGATTTAATCATCTGCGATGATTAAAGGACCGATGACATACGTCGCAGACTACGATAAACTCATGAAGCGGCGGCGAGCCGGTTTGTTCGGTGGGCCTTTGCAGGCGACGGTGGAGCACAAGGCTGCCAAGATCCTTAAAAAGGCGGGCATTCGACCACGGGTGGGGCCCGGACGCGGCGGTGCGTGGAAATGGTCCGTGGACCGGGCATACAAGCTAGAAAAGGCGCGGAGGCCATGAGGGATTTAATCATCTGCGATGATAAAAGGACCGATGGCCGGTCGAGCAAGCCTCACATTCCTCGGCGTCGAGGACATCATCCTCAGCGGCGAGCCCGAAGTGACCTATTTCGTCGAGAAGTACAGCGGGTTCACGCCCTACGCCACGCGTGTCGAGACTGTCGAGCTGGAGGGCGCACCGCCCGTCTTTGATTCGGAGCGCTTCGTGCTCTTGCCCCGGTCGGGTGACCTCGTGACCGACATGTACCTCAAGGTGACCCCGCCCTTTGCGGCGAACACGCCCGTGCTCAGCTCGGCCGGTACACTGATGATCAAGTATGTCGAGCTCTACATCGGCTCTACCATGGTCGAGCGCCTTTGGGGTGAGTACATAGAGATGAAGCACGACCTTGAGGTTCCGTACAGCAAGCAGCTCGCGCTCCGGACGCTGACGGGTAAGGGCACCACGGCGTCTCTCGCACAGTACACAATCCCGCTGCCCTTTTCTCTTCTGAAAAACGGCTTGCCCCTGTGCGCCTTCAATGACGACGTGAAGGTGAATATCGTGTGGTACCCGTCGAGCGTGTTCACTCAGCCTATCGTAAACACGCGTGCACCGTTCAAGGCGACGCTCTCTGTCGAGTACACGTACCTGTCCGAGAACGAGGTGAGCTACATCAAGGCGAACCCGCAGCTGCACCTGTTTGAGCAGGTCCAGAAGATTGATTTCTTTATTCAGCAGGGCGTCGACACGACCGTGTGCCCTTTGGCTTTCATGAACCCCGTGAAGGAGATGTTCTTTGTGATTCAGAATGACACGGCCCGCGGCTACGACTACACGGTTGACGGTTCGGGCGACCAGCTTCAAAGCCTAATTTTGTTTTTTAATTCGACAGACCGGATCTCGGCCGATGTTGGGACACCCCTGCTCTTGAGAAATATTCAGGCTTTAGAATTTCATACTAGAATTCCAGACCGTCAGTTTTACATGTACTCCTTTTCACTTGACCCACAGAACGATGCTCCAAGCGGCCACGTCAACTTCTCACGCATCGCCAATCAGACTTTGAAATTGAACCTGGCCACAAGTGCTGCGAACAGGTACATCTCCGTATGGGCCGTCAACTACAACTTCTGTTACGTGGCACACGATGCTGCCGAGGTTCTGTTTACGAATTTTGAGTCCTAAATAAGGTTAAGGGACGAGTATTTCATACTCGGGGCCGATGGAGGCTGCCGCTATGGACATTCTGCTTCCGGTACTCGAGGCTGGCACCGTGCTCGCCGCTCAATATTGCAAGGCGTGTGGTCGTGACTGTATCGTCGCAGAGGACATGAGGTACGGCCTCATGTTCGCAGCGCGCAACGTCGTAGGGAAGCAGGTCGGTTCACTGTTTCCGGAGGTTTATGAAGAGGAGGGGGATTCGGGCTCCGACTCGGACGACGTCCCAGACCTCGTCAATGACGAGGAGTCCGAGTCCGAGGAGGAGGTCTGGACCCGCTACTCAGGCGACCCCGCGGGCACAGAAGAGGTGTCCATCGCGGCCAAGATGAACGCCTGTGCCGATTCGTGGGACTCGTGGGAGCCCGAGAGCCCGGCCGAGTTTGCGCTCAAGCGCGCCATAGACAAACAGCGTGAAGGGTAGGCGAAGGGGCGTGATGCGCTCGTTCGCTTTTGTGCCAGAGCCAGGCGACGACACGGACGACGAAGAGCTCGTCCCTAAAGTTCACTACTCGGTGATTCTCCAGGAGGAGGACTACGAGGACGAGGACGAGGAAAGGGACGAGGATTCGCGAAGTGAATCCGACCAGGGCCCCAGGCCTTGGGACCCTAGAGAGCCGCCCGTTTTTTTTCGGATCCAATATTAACATGTCTTTCCTTGGCAACCTTGCTCTCCAGGTTGAGGCCCAGTCCCTGAACTCGATCGTCGGCGGCTTCGCCTTCGCCAGCGCGATCGCGTGGATGGATGTTGTTCGCTGGCTGATTGCCCAGATCATTATGGTGAACAAGAACGGTGGCCAGTACTACATCCTGAGCGCTCTGTTCACGACCCTGCTGTCCATCCTAGTGTTCATGGCCATCAAGATGCTGGCCAAGAACGTGGAGATCAAGGAGCCGTCCCAGCCGGTGTTCGCGGTCACCCGCTAAGCGACCGCAGGGACCGCAGGCGCCGGCTTGAGTCGCCACGCCACGTAAGCACTTAGAACAACAACCAAAATCAGCCACCAGGGAATACGGGGTCGCTTTTTCGACTCCTCCTTGGGCGTGACATAGGTCATGGCTTCCACAATTCGTCTAATCTCGACGTCTTGTAGAGGCACAACCGGCTCGGGCAACTTGCGGTACTCGCAGTGGAACCTAAGCGTAAACGCATTATTGTTAAAGTCCTGAAAGTTGACGAGCTTTCCGCGATGATCGACCCACCGAACCGTCAGGCGATCAAGTTTTGGAATTGGGGTTGTAAATTGTACGTACTGTTTGTAGTCTGAGGTTTCCTTGAAGTTTTTTATGGTTCCAGAGGGCACGTCCATAGGGACCTGGCCGAACGTGCTTCGCATGGTCGCCCCCTCGGTCGTTCCCGTGGCGCCCACGAGCTTCTTGGCATCGATGACGCTCGTGGTACGGAGTTCATCTATGTCCAAGAAGAGGTACTCGGCCGTCGTGAGGTCGATCAACTTGGTCGACTTGTAGAGCCATTTGCCCTGGTAATTCGTGTCGTTGGCATAGACGGGGCTCGTTGAGGCGGCGAAGCTAGTGAGGGTTCCCGAAGCAAACCCGAGCGCCCTACGAATCTCACTGGTCGTCGCTTCGAGTGTGAACTCGATGTTGGACGACAAGAGGTAGCGGCCCTCGTCTTGGAGGAACTCGAGGTTGAAGAGCGTGGTGCCCGAGGCGTTCACGAGCGCCCGGGCGAGCCCTGTGGCCGAGTAGTACCCGGGGGCGACGCTCACGTCCTTGGCGACGTTCGACGTGGTGAACATAAAGACGTTCGAGCCGTTCGTGAGGTTGTACACGCTGTTCGGCACCTTGGCCGTCACGAGGTCGACCTGGATGACAGAGTGCAGAGGAGCCGTGAGGTGGAGCACGTAGCTGTTTCCATTTGGAAAGAGCACCACATCACGGTTCGTCGAGTCGACATAGACGTACTTGATGGGCTGGGAATCATCCGCCATTACTATTTCGTGCCAATAAAAACCAAGCTAGCCACCTTCACCCGAAGCTCCTCGATCGCCCCGTCGTTCTGGACCTCGTACGTCGTCCATAGGTCGTCGACCGTGTCCTCGGCCACGTGGCGCGGACACCCCGGTCTGGTCACCTTGATCGTCACGCCACCCCGCTTGTGAATCTCGCGGACGTCGTGGTCGTACCGGACGTCCGGGATCACCATGGGCGTCGTGCCGTCCCACGAGTCGAAGAGCCGGCGCGTGAAGAACTCGGGGTCCGTGAACGCGCGTATGGCCTGGGTCATGTGGATCATAGCCAGACGAGGTGAAACACCGAGCCGCGGGTCGAGAACCTCTTTCAGGTCGGTCTCGAGCACGGCATCGTCCCAACCGTAAATAGCCTTGCACGCCTCCTTGATGGGTTTGGCCAACCGCGTGACCGTGTGTGTGTCGGAAAAGAAACTAGCAACCGTATCTTTTCCGACGCGCGAGCGTCCGACGAGGCCTATGAGGACCGGTCTCAAGTGCGAAGCACTTGCCCCTTGAGCCATCTTCTTGGTCACTCAACGCCCCGACCGTTTAAATAGAATCTTCCTTCCCAGAACCTTCTGGGTCTGGGCGAGGGCCGCCTTGAACGAGGGTTTGGACCACAAGAGCCACCGGGACCAAAAGCCTGCAGTCCGCGAACCTGAACGCCCCCAGTTCTCGCGGCGCTGGTGCCTGACGATGTACCGGCTCTTGCGCTTCGCGTCGTGGTGTTTCGTATAGTCCGAGTAGCCCTGGCGGCCGAACCGAACGACGCGCGGCGCGCCATCAGAAAACACAGCCTCGAACTTGTGCACGCGGTCCCTGGCGCGCCTCACTAAAACAGGACCTGAAGGTCCTGGACGGCTCATCACTTCAAGCTGATACGTACCGAGATATAAATCAAAAGGAGCAAGATCACGACGTTGAACGCCAAGTACCCGGTCAGAGTACCTTTGAGTGCGTTATTTTGGAGGAGAATATTCATCACCTGCTTTGAGAGGTCACCCTCGTCTTCATCATCGGACCCGTGCGCCATGGACAGGTACTATGTTACTAGACCCCGACAGAATTATGAACACGAATTCACGAAGCTCGGGCCGGCTGTGGTCGTGCTCGGCCGTACCGGGATCGGAAAATCCTGGACGGTCCACCGAACGCTAGGCCCCACACACATCGAATTAACATCTGAAATTCTGAAGAGCAAACATGATACGACAGAATTCTTGGAGAAAATTAGAACATCAGACCTTCCGGTAATTTTGGATGACTATGAGTGCGTCCAGGACTTGGTCGGACTCAGAGAACTTACGGGTCCTCCCACACGAGGTCTTTTCGTCGTGACTTCCCAGGTCCTCCCCAAATTTGATTTTGAATTCCAAGTCTTTGACTTTCCCGTACCGACGTTCGAGGAGATCAAGGTCATGGTCCCGGCGGCCACGGACGAAGCGATCCGCCGGGCCCGAGGAGACGTCCGCCAGGTCGAACAGAGTACGCACTTTTCGTCCGACTGGCGCGACCAGTTCCAGGGCCCTCGGGACTTTGTGACGTCACTCGTGTCCACGTCCTCGAACGCCAACCCTGCACACTTTGTGGGTGAACCGATCCAGGAGCCTGGTAACATTGCCTCAATTTTGCAACAGAATTATGTGGATGTCCCAAAGTGTAAACCCGAAACGCTCGCGTCGGTCGCCGACTATTTCAGCCAAGCTGACATCATCGAGGACCGCGTGTACGCGGGCGATTGGGACCTCTTGCCCCTTTTTAACCTGTACGGGTGTATCCTGCCCGCGGTCAAGATAGGCCACACGCTCAAGGAACCGTTGAAACCGGGCGCCACGTGGACCAAGTACCAGAACATGTGTATGCGGACCAAGAAGATCCAGGCGATGGCGACGAGGGTCCCGGGCAAGAGGCTCGACCTGGACCACCTGCTCTTGCTCCGCGACTATGCCGAGGCGGGCGACGTCGCGACGCTCCGCGAGTACGGGCTCTTGCCACAGGACCTGGACGTTCTGAACCACCTGTCGCCGTTCCGCAAAATCAAGGCGAAAACGCTTGCGGGACTCAAAAAGAGCCTCACGGCCTAAAGTCTCGGCACGTTGAGACCCTAATGAGCGACACTGAAGACCTCGAAAGAGAAGAGCCTCCTCCCTACGTGCACGTCCAAGGCACGGACGTGTACTTCCACTGCGACGTGTGTGAAGCGACGATCCTTGAACTAAATATGAAGCTCCGGAAGCTCGCACAGGACCTGCGCCACAAGTACATGGACCTCGGCCTCGAGGACCAGAGACCCGAGATCCGGCTCTACATTCGGAGCGACGGGGGCGACATGCACTCGGGCCTGAGCGGCATGGATTGCATACGCGGGCTCAACAAGCACGTCAAGATTCGGACCGTGGCCGACGGCGTGTGCGCCTCGGCCGCCACGTTCCTGCTCCTGGGCGGCTACTCGCGCCACATGACTGAGAACTCGTACATACTGATTCATCAACTCAATATGGACGGGGTCTGGGGAAGGTTCGAGGACCTGAAGGAACAGATGAGCAACCTCGAAAAGTTCATGGGCCGGTTCCGGTCCATCTACTCGCGAGAGACCCAGATCCCTGAGCGCAGGCTACACAAACTGCTCAAGCACGATATGTACTTGGACTCGAAGCAGTGCGTCGAGTGGGGTGTCGTGGATTCAGTGCAGCGCTGATCAAAAGACGCGTCTTTCACTCGTCCTCATCCCCCGCGGGACCCGGCTCGGACCCCTTCGCCTCGACGACGACCGGCGCCGCGGCGGCGACCGGCTTGGGCACGGAGGGAACGAAGCTCGAGGTCCGGATCGCGCCCTGAGCATACTTGACGTTAAACTTCTTGTACAGGAAGAACCCGATGACCAGGATGGCGACGAGCGCGACGATATTAAAGATATTGAACGGGGAACTAGAAGCAATAGACTCGATCGTAGCACGCTTCACGTGATCCACGACAGGGACCTGGGCGCTCATTACTAAGAAAACGTGTTTTGTTTACGCCAGGTTGGCGCGGTCGGGTCCCACTCTTAAGTCCCCCGCCCTCCCCACCCTGATGTGTGCCACTGATGCCCTCGCCCTGAGCTGGGCCGCGCTCGACGCGTGCCGCGCGGGCGAAGAAAGTCTTTCTTCGCCCGAGGTCCCGGACCCGACTGCTGATTTTTTGTGCGCGCACTGTGGCGGTCTCAAGTCCTTCGACGTGCACGACGACCTGCCGGTCTGCACCGTCTGCGCGCGCGTGGACGATGTCTTCATCTCCACGGAGGCTGAGTGGCGCTCGGGTGCTGACGACGGCAACGGCGGTGGGGACCCCTCGCGAATCGGCGCGCCCGTGAACCTGGACCACTTCTCCGAGGCCTGGGGCGCTACGACCTTCATGACTGCGCAGCGCGGCGCTACGTATGCGCAGAAGCGCCTGGCCCGCATCAACATGCACGCGTCCATGAACCACAAGGACCGCGCGCTGTTCCACGCATATGCGGGCATGGACCGCATCGGCAAGGATGTTCTGAAGCTGCAGGACGTTGTCATGTACGCTGCAAAGATCAAGTACAAGGCGTTCAACGAGGCGGTCCTCACGCGCGGGGCGGTCCGCAACGGCATCAAGGCCAACTGCGTGTTCCAGGCGTGCCGCGAGCACGGCGTCGCGCGGACCACGCGCGAGATTGCCGACGCGTTCGGGATCCCGCCGCGCGACATCTCGCGCACGTTCGACATGTTTCAGGACCAGGTCCCCGAGACCGAGGTCCACGTCACGACGCCTGCGGACCTGGTCACGCGCTTCTTCAACTCGATCGAGTCCACGGCGGTTCCCGAGACGGACCGAGGCCGGATCAAGATGAAGATTGTCCGCGTGTGCAAGTCGCTCGAGGACTGCGTGGAGCTGATGGGCCGGACGCCCAAGGCGGTCGCTGCGGCTGTGATGAGCGTCGTGTTCACAGAGCTCGGGGTCGGGCCCTCGCGCGCCGAGTTGTGCAAGATTTGCGACGTGTCTGCACCGACGCTCGGCAAGATTGAGGCTATCGTGAAGGCGCAGCTTAAGGGTACGGGTTCTTGAGAGTGTAAAACACATGCCATTCGTATAGGGTTTATACGCGAAATTTCCCAACGCATGGGCGCGGCGTTTTGACAAGGTTGTGAGCAATAAGTTTGAGGAGCTGAATGTCCAGCTCCTCAAACTTACTGGAAATGCATGGAGTGATGATGTATGGGAAGTCGTGGGAATGGATCGTCCGCACAAGCTCGACGACGGTGACGAAGGCGACACCATGCAGTGCATATGCACATGTGACGAGTTGAAAACGATATTCTGTCTCTTGAATACGAGATCCGGAGTGGAAGTTATCCTCGGATCGCAATGCATCAAACGCTTCGGAAACTCTAAGCTTAATGGTCAAGTGAATGCATGGGTCCGCGGTAATAAGTGCGCCGCCGGCATTATCATCCCCAAGATGAACTCAAAGAACGGTCGCAAAGGTTGGTGCGATGACGACGAGTGCGAGTGTCGAGACGCGTGCCTTCACTGCCACCAGTTGCCGGCAAACTGCGAGTGCGCCCATTGCCTCTTCTGTCAGGAGACCGTCGACGACTGCACTTGTCCTCGGTGCCGCTTCTGCAAGGAGAAAACACAGTTCTGTGTGTGTGCCTACTGCCGTCATTGCCAACGGAAACTGCGTGAGTGCTCTTGCCCCGTATGCCGACTTTGCTGGAAAAGGACACCTCAGTGCGGATGTGAACGGTGTAAGCGGTGCCTTGAGACGCTGTACGGCAATTGCGAGTGTTTGAAGTGCATTCCACCCAAAACCGGAATCTTCGAGCACTACAAAGACGAATGTGACTGCTTGACATGCCGGACTTGCGGGGGCCTGAGACGCGATTGCCGGTGCGCGGTGTGTAGTAAGCTTTGTGGGTCGTGCAAGTGCCGCAAGTGCAGGGGGTGCGAGACGGTTCTTCCGGTCGATTTTCCATCGTGGAAAGTACGGTGCCTAAAATGCTATGTTCGCACACGAGTCTAAGGACGCGCGCCCTGTCATTTGTAAGATGGCTCCGAGCTTCCACGCCTTCTGGTACAAGTGGGAAGACGGCGCCGTCCCCACGTTGACTGAGGCGTTCAAGGATGCACCCCAAGAATGCAAGGATGCCGCGTGGTACGGCTGGAACGGTCACGAGTACCACACGGCATCTATGATGAAGGAACTCCTGGAACTGGGGGCCGACCCCAACTGGCAGGACTGTGACGGTTGGTCCGTCCTGGAACTGGTCCTCGAGTGGGGCGGTGACGAGGAGTGCCTCAAGTTGCTGGAGAAGTACGGCGCGAAGATCAAGGTCAAAGCGCACATTGCCGAGAGGGCTCTTCTGCGCGGTGGATACCAGACAGAACTGCTTTCGCGCTAACCAGTGTAGTTTAATTTGACAAACGAATTCAATGACAGAGGAGTACATCCATCAGCCTATGTTCACTTACCTGGGGAACAAACGGAAGCTCCTTGACTTTATTGAAGAACAGGTCAATCACGTCAAGAAGAAGCTCAAGAAGGACAAGCTGGTCACGATGGACGGCTTCTCAGGGAGTGGGGTCGTGGCGCGCATGTTGTCCACACAATCGTCCGAGCTCCACACGAACGACCTCGAGGTCTATGCAGATGTCAGCGCTGGGTGCTACGTGAAGCAACCCAACAAGGCTCAACAGGAAAAGATAGCCAAGCACATCGACAAGATGAATGAGCTGGCTGAGAAGGGGCCGTACGTCGAGGGTATCATGACCAAGTGGTACGCGCCCAAGAGCACGGAGAGTCCCAAGGCTGGAGAGGTCTGTTTCTTTACCCACGAAAACGCTCGCATCATCGACACCATGCGCAACTACATCGAGAAGAAGGTCGAGAACGACCTGACCGACTGGTGCCTCGGTCCACTCCTCGTGCAGGCGAGTGTCCACGCAAACACCATGGGTCACACGATGGCTTTCTTCAAGGACAAGGACAACGTGGGCACGTTTCACAAAACGGAAAGCCACTGGAATCGGGTGTCCAAACCTATAAAACTAGAGTGCCCCGTGTGGTCCCCCGAACCGTGCAAGGTGACGTGCCACAACCAGTCGACCAACGACCTCGTCAAAAAACTCAAGGGACCTTTTGATCTCATTTACTACGACCCGCCATACAACCAACACGAGTACAGTCACATGTATTTCTTGCTCAACGTCATCGTGACGAATAAAAAGGCGAAGAATTGGACCGAGGTGACTCACATGCCGGACCGAGCCGAGCGGAACCAGTCGGACTTTAACAAGGAAGACCTTGCCCTGAAAGCGATGACGCAACTCATCGAGGACTCGCTGAAGATTTCCAAGTACGTCCTCATCTCGTACAACGACGAGGGAATTATCAGCGCGCCCAAGTGGAAGAAGATGCTCGAGCCCTACGAGTACGACAAGGTGAAAAAGAAGTATAAACGCTTCGCTGGTCGCGATACGGATGTGGGAACCGTCTACGAAATTCTGTACCTCATCAAAAAGGCCTAAGGACTTGATCACTTGAGAGTGTAATGAGCCACGCCCCGGCCCCGGTCGTCCTCTTCGTCTCGACCCCATGCTATGGCGGCGTGTGTCTCCAGGCCTATGCCGAGTCTATGGTTCGCTTGCAACGCACATGTGCCGCGAACGGTATCCAGATGATGCTCGACACGACCGAGAACGAGAGCCTGGTCCACCGGGCCCGGAACCTTGCGGTTGCGCGCTTCTATCAAAAGACCCAAGCGACCCATTTCCTGTTCATCGACGCCGATATCCACTTTGACCCCGAATCTGTCCTCCGTTTGCTCAAGTCGGACCATGACGTGGCGGTCGCGTGTTATCCCAAGAAGTGTGTGATGTGGGACCAGGTTGATGCCCACGTCATGTCGGGCGACACGCCTCGGGACCCTGGCCGGGTCGCGTCGTCCCTGGTGATGAATTTCAAGTACGCCAACACGCCCGTCGTGAACGGGTTCGCGGAGGTGCTCGACGGGCCCACAGGCTTCATGCTCATCAAGCGTGACGTGTTCACGAAGATGCACGCGCATTATCCGGAGCTCGAGTGCGTCAATGATCACCAGAACAAGGACCTGGACACGTATGTAGCTACCTTCGACTGTATGATCGACCCGGAGTCCCGCCGGTACCTGTCCGAGGACTACGCCTTCTGCCGGCGCTGGCAACAGATGGGAGGCAAGATCTACGCGGATTGCATGACGGTTCTGGGACACGTGGGCAATATTCGGTTCCAGGGGACGCTTGAGGAGCGGCTTAAGGCGGAAAAGAATATCTAGACTAAAGTCAATGGAGGTATTAGTGTCTCCAGAAGACCAGGCCGAGGTGGCGAGCAAACAAATGTACACCACTAGTATATATCCATTCTTGCGCATCAACGCGAAGCGCGTGTCTCTACATAGGTTCATCGCGGAACGTATGGGCCTTGTGACACACCCCGGTGAAGTCGTGGACCACATAAACGGCAATAAGTTCGATGCACGTCGTGAAAACTTGCGTGTTCTATCTCGGGCCCAGAACAATCAGAACAGGTTCATGACCGAGAAGCCTGCATCCGGGTTCAGGGGCGTCTATAAGTGCGTGTGCGGTCCTCGGTGGCAAGTATATTGTGGAACGACTCGCGTAGGATACTTCACGACACCTGAAGAAGGGGCAAGCGCATATGACAAGTACGTTATAAAGTTCGTTCACCGAGACGGACAGGTCAATTTCACGTACTCGGAGTCTGAGAAAGATGAGATTGTAAGGAGCGACTTTGTCGTTCAAGTAGGCAAGAAATTCGCACATGAAATGAAAGGTGTGTATTGGAAAGAAAATAGCAAATCATATGAGGTGCGGGTACATGGCAAGAATGTTGGGAGAATGTTCAAGGAGTTAGATGAAGCCCAGAGAGCTCGAGACGAAGGGTACAAGATGCATCTTGAAGAAAAGGAGAGACGGCGGTTGGATGTACCCATTCAAGTGAACGAAAGCGGTCAAGCTATCATACCACTGACCGGCAAGCGCGGCATTGGAAAGTTCGCTATTGTCGATCACGAGATATGGCACGAGCTTATGAAATCCTCGTGGAACCTTGCAAATATGGGGTATGCACAAGCAAGGATAAGTAACAAACTTTGGAGTTTACACGAATATGTAATGCGAGATGTCGAGCGTGACACGCGTGTGGTTGTCATAGATCACATCAACACCAATAAACTGGATAATAGGATATCGAATCTCAGGGTTGCAAGCCGGTCTGAAAACGCGAAAAATCTATCAGGCGAAACGAGAAAGAAACTTTCGGACATTCAAAAAGGTAGTTTGAAAGCTCGACACTGTAGAAAACACCCTGAAGATACTGACCTGCCGAAGTACGTGTCCAGTATAAGAACGAATAAGACGCAAGGTTATACAGTTCAAAGGCACCCTACTCTGAAGTCGAAGGCTTTCACAAATCGAAATCTGCCAATGGAAGAGAAGCTACAGAATGCGTTAAACTACTTGCGCACCGGGACCTAAACATTTTGTTTGCAAATAGTACCTCACGATGTCCCTCAAGAAAGGCGCGGTCATCTCCTCGACCGACCCCCGGATCGTCACCAAGATAAAGAGCCTCGAGCCCAAGTGGTACTACACGTGGGGACCCACGGCCGTCCTAGGACTCGAGGACGTGCCGTTCACGGCCATGTGCTGGGGGTCTCACGGCGCGCCTCAGAAGGGCGTAAACGCGCCCGTGCTCCTCGGATTCAACGAGCCTGATCGCACGGACCAGTCGAACCTGTCCCCGGCCGAGGCTCTGAACTTGTGGCCTTTGCTCGTGGCGCCCGGCCGCCGGCTCGGTAGTCCCGCGACGGCCGCCAACCCGGCCAAGCCCGGATCGTGGCTCGAGCAGTTCATGGCGGGCAGTCCCCACGTGGATTTCATATGCGTCCACTGGTACGCCCCGCCTAACGTGAACGCATTTCTGAATCAAATTGACGCCATTTACGCAAAGTACAAGCTGCCAATCTGGGTCACGGAGTTTGCCGTGGCTGACTGGACGGGCAAGTACCCTGGCGGTTACGAGGTTTCGCTCGTCGAAACCTTCATGAAGGGTGCGTGCGCGGGACTCGACGCGCGGGACTATGTCGAGCGCTACACGTGGAAGACTCGGGGGACGTCTGACGCGAACCTGGGGACGAGTGCGCTGTTCAAGGACGACGGAAGCCTTACGGCCCTGGGCCGGATCTACGAAAGTGTGTAACACGCGGCGCGCTCACTCCTCGACCGCGCGGCGCGCAGCCTCGACCGCCTCCAGGGCGGCGGCCACCTCGATGTCGAGCTTGCGGGCCTGCTCGTCGGCCTCGCGCTTGCGCTCCAGGATCTCCTTGTGAATGGCCTCGAGCATCTCCAGGGCGGCGAGGCGGTCCTCATACTGCTTCATGGTCTCCTCGGCGCGGTGCTCTTCGGCGGCGCGGCGGCGGGGCGTGTCGGACATGGGGATTGGGGTGGGGGAGGTGGCGTGCGTGCGTGCGTGTGCGCAGGCGAGGAGCCGGCCACTACATGGTATGTGCCCCCGGGAACGTGGATGGGCGCGAGTCCGCGGGGACCGATAAAAAAACTCCCTTATACATAAGATGAACCTCGCCGTGTCGCGACGCACAGGCTCGACGCGCCACCGGAGCATGGTCCCACGACCGCGTCTGCGTCAGGGTCAAGCGCGGCGAATCATCGCACTGATCATCACCCTCATGGTCCTGCTTTACCTCCAGGATTACACGCTGAACTTGAGCGCGAGCAACGCACTCACCATTCGCAAAAAGACTTTGGGCTCCTTCGTAGCCTTTAAAAACCTCGTCAAAAAGTATTTCACCGGATACGAAAACTATATCGAGGCGGGCGCTTCTTCCATTTCTACAGTATTGTACCGCAAATTCCAAACCGGAAAGCTTCGACCGAACGGTGCGAACCTGGCGCTGGGTTCCGCGGCATTCGCGATGAGTTTGCGACGTGGCTCTCACGCTACTAATTTCATCAACAAAATCCACAAGTTCAACAACTCACGCTTCGGTCGCTTGACCGGGGCGACAGCCCAAAATGCAGAAATGGTCCGTAGCGGAATTATTACCATGCTTGCGTGGCTCATCACGAGTCTCAATTGGTTCGCGGTGGACAACCTCGCTGGAATCGCAACCGAGGAGCTCAGGGTGCGCGGCCTCGAGCGGTCCACGCCTGCGCGGCTCGTGAACTATGGCGCCACGACCCTCCGACTCACTCTGAAATAGACTTAAACGCATCGGGCGTGTTACCCATAATGGCGTCCTCTTCCGTCCGCCTCGTGGACTCTATGGGATCTGACGCCGCCGTCGTGCAGGCTGCACGCGTCTCGTACGGTGCTGGCACCAAGAGCGTGTCGGACGACCGTGCACTCATCCGTTATCTCATGCGGCATCGCCACACGACGCCCTTTGAGATGGTCGAATTCAAGTTTCATATCAAGTGCCCCATGTTTGTGGCGCGCCAGTGGCTCCGCCACCGGACCGCGTCAGTCAACGAGGTGTCGGCCCGCTACTCGGTCATCGAGGATCAGTACTTTCTGCCGACCGAGCTCCGCGGGCAGGCTTCCGCTGCGCACAAGCAGGGCAGCGCCGATGAGGCTTTGCCGGGCGCGGACAACCTCATCCTCAAGCAGAAGGCCTCGTGTGACTTGGCGTTTCACACGTACGACGAGCTCATCAAGCGCGGGTGCTGCCGCGAGCTCGCCCGGACGCACCTGCCCCAGAGCACGATGACTGAATTTTACTGGAAGATTAACCTGCACAACCTGCTTCACTTTCTGAAGCTCCGTATGGACGACCGGGCCCAGAAGGAGACGCGTGACTTGGCAAAGGACGTTGGCGAAATCGTAAAAGGCTTGGTTCCACTGACGTGGGAAGCCTTTGACGACTTTGTGCTTGGCGCGGTGACGCTTTCACGCCTCGAGGTCGAGGCGATCCGGGCTGGTCGGCGTGACGTTCCGGGTAAGGGTGAGTCTGCTGAATTCTTGGAGAAAATCAAACGTTTCGGTTGGTAGCAAAGATGATGCATAGCTCGACAGCCGCCTTGGTGGTGGCGTTCGAGACGTTGATGCCCCGCTGCCGCGCGTACTTGCGGAGATCCTTCTCAGTCATGCGGTCGGCGAAGACCATACTACCCGTGTTGGGGTGCTCGATCTTCAGCCGCTTTGCCGCGTACTTTGGTTTGTGCACACCCGCCTTCGCGGGCGCCTTGGGCCGGGCCTTGGGCGGGCTGCGCGGCTTGGGTGGCTTGTTAAAGGCGTTGAGGCCCTTGGCCAGACGCGCCTGGATAAGGTCATACACCTTCTGGACCGCCGCGTTCTTGCGCGCGCGATAGTTGTTGGCCGCGACAGACGGCGCGATGATCTCGTGGACCAAGTTGTCAAACCGGGCGTTCTTGCGGAGTTTGGGCCAGTTCGTCCCAGGCATTTATTAGGTGCGCACAAAATATTCTCACCACACAATTTTGTTGGTAAATATCAATGCTCAAGCTCTTGATCCACCTTTTGATCACGTGTTTGTTTTTTTCCCTGGTGATGTTCTTCGTGGCCACTGACGACGACCTCACAAACCTCCCCACCCACCCCGCCGAGCGCTTCGTGGCCCTGTTTTACTTCACAGTGACGACCGTGACGTCGACGGGTTACGGAGACATCGCGCCCACGAGCGTGCGCGCGCGGCTTGTGTCGTCGGCTATTCAGCTCACGGTGATGTCGCTCCTCATAAAGCGCGTGCTCGAGTCGCGGTGAGCCAACC